ACCAGCCCTGTGGCGCTTGCCGTTCTCCCAGTATGACTCGGAGCCATTCGCATACTTGACGGCAGGAAGGCCGCCAGTCCTGTGGAGGATGTTGTTCTCCCAATACTCCTCGGAGCCATTAGCACGCTTGATGGCAGGGAGGCCACCAGCCCTGTGGCGCTTGCCGTTCTCCCAGTACTCCTCGGAGCCATCCGCACACTTGACGGCAGGAAGGCCGCCAGTCCTGTGGAGGATGTTGTTCTCCCAATACTCCTCGGAGGCATTAGCACGCTTGATGGCAGGGAGGCCACCAGCCCTGTGGAGCTTGCCCTCATAACGCCAGAACTCATTACCTTGCGGCGTAACTTCTACCTCGTACTTCATGTCATCATCCTTTTGTTTGTCGATGCATTGGAACGCCCCGGACTTGAACCGGGAACCTGCCGATTATGAGTCGGATGCTCTAACCGATTGAGCTAGCGTTCCTTGTATTCTCATCTAGACCTCTTAAAGGCCCTTTTCATTTTTCTAGCCGCTTCGCTGTCACCTCCGTCCTTAGTCATCACTAGGTAACCAGCGGTTTTATGGGCATATTCAGTGAGGCCAAAATAGGCCTTTTCTGTTGAATGCTCTGCACATGTGGAATTTAATCCACACCTCACTCTATCCATTAGTAGTGGAGAAGAACAAACAGAGCACTTGTGCGCGGTGCTATACGCGACACCTAAATCACTTACGGTATATGAGCCGTCCTCCCTTTTCTTTTTTTCCTCCAGTGCTTTTGGTGCATTAGACGCGTTTATTACGCTACACGGCACCCATTCTAGACTCATTGCGATCTCTCATAAAGTTGTTTGCCGCACACTCAAGGACATTGCTGATGTGGGTTGGCAAATTAAACAACCTATACATATATTGTCTCTTTGCCTCCACAGAACCCTTAAAGCCCAACTTCCTTGCTCCCTCGCTCTTGTTCCACTCAACCATAGAGGCATAGAGGACGACTAGTGCCTCGATGTACGACACATCGAATGTTGAGCGTGCGTAGCGGAATTCGACAGTGCCGTAGTGAACAAGAGGACGAGTATTGAGCCCACAATACTTAGTGTTGCCCGACTCAATGAGCAAATTCATGCCCACATCAGACATCCTCATGTTTTGCGTATATGTGTTGTTGTGCCGAGCACTGTGCATGAGGGAAAAAATTGGACGATCAAAATAACGAGCCAGCCTAAAAAGATTTCGCTCGTCACTTTGAGTATAGTCCGATGCTCCTACGTGCACATGTAGGCCGCACTTGTCAAATATTGCGCTATCCGTGTTACCCTGCGAATTTTCCTTCATGCAGGCGAATAGGCTTGTAAACTCGGTTCTTAGCGAAACAGTATCGCACAGTGGCGGAGAATTAATTTCTAGGCCACATGAACTGTCTACTTTGGCCTTCCAAGATCTGTTGAGGAAGAAATATTTCATTTCTCCAGTCTTGGAGTGGTAGCACCACTTGTTTACATGTGGACGCATGTCGTCCACGCCAAACCTCGAAACAATAGGCTTTGAAGCAAATTCCCATTCAACGCCAAAGGTTCGAGGCAACAGCATGAGTAACTCCTATCGCGTCTGCGACGGCCTCTCAAGCCAACACTATGCTCCCAGCCCTGCATCACCTAAGCCATTAGGTGTCTGGTTGAACACCCTACGGAATCTTGTAAAGCGCGATGGCTGGTCCATCGCACTTTACATAGTTGTGCAACTTTTTCTTCAAGTCTTCGTGCACGGAAGGAGGCAGAAGCGCAGGAGAGGATGTTAGCAACTCAAAGAGAGCCCTGGCCAGCACATCTCCTTGTGCTCTTGCATTATCTCTCTGCGAGAGTAGACGGCTTGCAAAGACAACGTCCTCTTCTGTCATCTGTATGCTATGCAAGGAGTTGCTGCAACTTCTCTCTTGCCTCCGCCTCTTGTCTGCGCGCCATTCTGGCGCGCTCGTCAGCCATTCCTGCAAGCCTCGCAGCCCTGACGGCTGTATCTGCGGCATCAAGGATGGAGTCGTCAGGGCGCGAATCGGCGACCCTTTGTCTTACGACCGTCACCCACTCATCCATCTTTGACTTGTTGATGGCGAAAAGCGTTTCGTTTAGACTCGCCCTCCTCCTTGTTCTAAGAATGATGGTTGCCGCCTCCAAGGCGAGATCAAACTTATTTTCACCCTCACCCATAGGTTACTTGATCTCCTTGCCGCACACGGTGCAAACGGCCCTGTCTCCGCTACTTTCCTTGTCCTTCGTCTTGCCCTTGATGAGGATGATGACGCGATTGTGCGCGCCATACTTCTCATCCTGGTATGCGTGGTCACACTTGCATTGCATGGTGGGAGTCTTGCCTACGTACTTAATGCCCTTCATTTGTGATGTCCTTTCGTAGATGGATTGAAGCCTGATCTCTTTATTCCTTCACAATCTTGAAGGCGTGACCGACCAACTCCTGTAGTTGGGCCACCGTGTACTCTGGAACAGGCGGAGGCGGCGGGGCCGCCCTCCTCAGGGCCTCTTCCTTCGTGATGGGAATGCCGTTCTCCCACCATTGCTTGGAGCCGTTAGCCAACTCGATGGCAGGAAGGCCGCCAGCCCTGTGGCGCTTACCGTTCTCCCACCATTGCTTGGAGCCGTCAGCCCACTCGATGGCAGGAAGGCCACCGGTCCTGTGTAGCTTGCCTTCATGGTGCCAATATACGTCGCCTTGCGGCGTAACCTCAACTTCGTACTTCATCCAGAACCACCTTTCTTTTGTCGAAGGAGGGACTCGAACCCTCACGCCCGTAAGGGCACCAAATTTTGAGTCTGGCGCGTCTGCCTGTTCCGCCACTCCGACATTTATTATTGCTCGGCCCTAAAACAATAGAGGGCCAATATTACTATCATTATGATGACAAATACTTCTTTTGTTGCCTGCTCCACTTATCGCGGCAACCAGCGCGTTAGGCACAGGATTGCTATGGTGGCTGCAATTCCAGTAATTATGCCAGCCAAGTAGGTTTCTAAATACATTTAGCCTTCTTCTAGCTGTTCGATGATGTTACGAAGGTTTACAATTATACGCTCTCCTTTGCAATCCTTTTCGTGAGTAATGTCGAAATTAGCCAAAAGAGGCTCGCGCCCGCAAAAGAGGCATGAGTAATTACTTCCTCCACTGTTGTATGAATAGTGACACATTGAACTGTGCACAAACTCCACTACCTCATCAAGGACAACCTTTGCCTCGTTCGAGATGTGAACGACGGAACCTAAGCCGGCTCTCCTAAGATTCCTTTTGAGTGCCTGAATGTCTTTATCCATTTTTATTCTTTCTTCATGGAGCTAGTGGGACTCGAACCCACAACCTTTGGCTTGCAAAGCCAACGCTCTCCCAATTGAGCTATAGCCCCAATACTTTTAGCCCTTCACGATCTTGAAGGTATGGCCTACCATAGCCTGAAGTTGGGCTACGGTATATTCGGGCACAGGAGGAGGCGGAGGAGCAGCCCTCTTCAGCGCCTCCTCCTTCGTGATATGGATGCCGTTTTCCCAATATGACTCGTAGCCATTCACCCACTTGATCGCAGGAAGGCCGCCAAGGCGGTGGAGTTTGTTGTTTTCCCAATATGACTCGCCGCCATCCGCATACTTGATCGCAGGAAGGCCACCAAGGCGATGTAGCTTGCCCTTATAACGCCAGAACTCGTCGCCTTGTGGCGTAACTTCTACCTCGTACTTCATTTAAGAGACCTTTCGTTTGTCGATGCATTGGAACGCCCCGGACTTGAACCGGGAACCTGCCGATTATGAGTCGGATGCTCTAACCGATTGAGCTAGCGTTCCTTATATTGACCATTACGGAATCGAACCGCAACACATCGCTTACTACTGGTAGCCAAGTGTTAGGTTGCAGCTTACTAGGTATGGGCTAGCAACCTCCGATATAGTTGGGTGGGTAATTAAGCCACAGCCGGCCTATATCGAACAAGTATCTAAATTACCAATAACAAATGATGTGTTTGAGCCACCTCTGGTCAACCAGCATGTTTTTGTCGAAGGATGCTGAGACTCCGATTAGTTCTTGACTGTTATGGAAGGCCAAGAAGGAGGAATGACTAAGCCTCTTTCTTTGTCAACCATTTTACTGAAGGTGGGCATGGGGACGTTGTGCGCTTGGCGCGCAAACGCCACCCCTGGGTCACACAATACCCTTGTTACAAGAAAAGGAATGTTGGCTTTCTCACATTCCTCTACGTAGAACGACATGTCGCGTACGGAGAGGTTCGTGTTATCAACCACGATGATGCCAACAAATACAGCACTTGACAGGTAGTAGAGAAAGCGGCCCTGACACTTGGCGTGCGCCTTACCTATGGCGCTTGGCCTCCATATGTATCGGCCGTCCGGCTCCTCAAAGTAGTGGTCAGCGCTGCAAATTACCTTTGGGTTTGGCAAATTACGCGCATAGGTGGACTTACCGCTACCTGGTAGTCCACTCATTATGATGACCTGTTTGATTTAAGCCTCCTCTTGGATGATGACCGCCTTGACTTCGCTCAGGACACCATGCGTGCCGTCGCAGGCAGAGTCAGTCATTACCATCATGTTTGGGTCTATCTCACCAACGCCTACTGAGCCAATGCTGGATACCTCAGCATTATAGGGATTGTTAAGGACGACGGTCAAGTGAGGTGGAAGCCTATTAAGCGCAGAGATTAACTCCACTACCGTCATATCGCACTACTCCTTCACAATCTTGAAGGTATGACCTACCATCTCCTGGAGTTGGGCAACGGTATATTCGGGCACAGGAGAAGGTGGAGGAGCAGCCCTCCTCAAAGCCTCTTCCTTCGTGATATGGATGCCGTTTTCCCAATATGACTCGGAGCCATCCGCACACTTGATGGCAGGAAGGCCCCAAGGCGGTGGAGCTTGCCCTCATAGCGCCAGAACTCGTCGCCTTGCGACGTAATCTCGACCTCATACTTCATTGCCTGGCCTCTTATTCCTGCAGGACTGCTATTTTAGACTCGAAATATTAGGCATTTGGCTGAACAATCAGCCCGCCTCGGGCATGCCTAAGCTAGTCATTCTCTAGCTTGGCGATGATCGAGCAGAGGCGAAACACTTTGCCCGCCTTCTTTTCGTCTTCCTCTGATGCGTCTTGTGGATTTGGGAGTTCCCTATCCAGTGGTTGCAATTTCATTAAGGATTGGGAGAAGTGTGGAAACCTCCATAGGAGAAAGAGTGATGTTCTTCGTTTCTGCAAGCATACAGGTCTCCTAACAACAAAGGAGGGGGAGTTTTATGGTTGTTATCTCCCTAACCAAGCCGCTACGGATCTCGACAGGCCGCGCTAAACCTGTCGGGCCAGGAAGGCCGAAGCCTCCGAGAATTTACTGCTGGACGAGGTTGAGGCCGGCGTGCACGACCTTCTTGCCCCTCATCTTGACCATGAAGGCCCTCTCCTCCAGCAACTTGTTGACGTAGGCCTGGCAGACCGCCAGCCTGACCAGCTTGCCCTCGTCGTCGAAACCCATGATGGTGCCGCCCTTGGCGTGCGCGTGGATGCGCTCCTTCGGGCAGTCGAACCCGGCCTTGTCGTTGTTCACGAGGCGCCCCTTCTGGTTACGGATCGTGAACGCCTTGCACATGTAGCAGTCCTCGTGGAAGGACAGGTTGCGGATGTTGGTGGTGGAACGGTCCTTGGTTGCGATCTTCTTCATGTTACGTGTCCTGGCCTGTGGCCGTTTGTTCTTTCATTGCAAACTTGGAGATGGCTATCTAGGGTCAAGCCCTAAACATTCCTGTTATCTTGTCTCTCCTCGTCGATTGGAGTAGGCCTGCCCCAATTGAGGCACAACGGAGGTGTGGATGTGGCCATCCTGTATAGAGTATAGGAAGCAATTTTCCTTCGTTCACGGTCGAAGGTATTAACTACTTCCTGAATGCGCGCCCTCGTTTCATCATCGAGGGCCATGTCGACCTACTCCTTCACAATCTTGAAGGTGTGGCCGAGCATGGCCTGAAGCTGGGCCACAGTGTATTCGGGCACAGGCGGAGGCGGAGGAGCCGCCCTTCTCAGAGCCTCTTCCTTCGTAATACGTTTGCCGTTCTCCCAGTACTCCTCGGAGCCATCCGCCCACTTGATGGCAGGAAGGCCGCCAGTCCTGTGGAGCTTGCCATTCTCATAGTAGAATTCGGAGCCATCCGCCCACTTGGCGGCAGGAAGGCCACCAGCCCTGTGGCGCTTGCCGTTCTCCCAGTATGACTCGGAGCCATTCGCATACTTGACGGCAGGAAGGCCGCCAGCCCTGTGGAGGATGTTGTTCTCATAGTAGAATTCGGAGCCATCCGCCCACTTGGCGGCAGGAAGGCCGCCAACCCTGTGGCGCTTGTCGTTCTCCCAGTACTCCTCGTAGCCATTCGCATACTTGACTGCAGGAAGGCCGCCAACCCTGTGGCGCTTGTCGTTCTCCCAGTACTCCTCGGAGCCATTCGCCCACTTGACTGCAGGAAGGCCGCCAACCCTGTGGCGCTTGTCGTTCTCCCAGTACTCCTCGTAGCCATTTGCGTACTTGACTGCAGGAAGGCCGCCAGCCCTGTGTAGCTTACCCTCATAACGCCAGAACTCGTCGCCTTGCGGCGTAACTTCTATCTCGTATTTCATTGCTTGGCCTCTTATTTGCCTAAAAGGCAAGTGAAGCAGGAAGCGGGGCTCGAACCCGCCTCAGGACGCTAACCCTTTATTGTCCTGATGTGCCAACCACTCCCGCATATGGAGAAGGAAGGACTCTGCCTCCTTCAGTGACGGGAAAATTTACGCCCCATAGGTGCGCCGCCACTTGCTATCATCTTCTCCCTATTTGTTACCGAGCGAAGGCATCCTTCCAAGCCTGGACCAGATCGATGGGAAGGTTGAACAACCCAGCGACCTGCTCGACCTCCACCGTGCCGTTCGCCACCCTCGAAAGGATGGCAGAAGGCACAATGTCCTTCATGCGGGTGTTGATTGCCGCAATCCTGCAAGCTCGCTCGGCGCCAGCCTTCGCCTCCTCTCGGTCTTTGGCGAGCCTCGCCTGGCGCTCGCGCTCCTCCTGAGCCTTGTTGCCGAGAGAGGAGAGGACAGCAGAGGCGGCGTCCTTATGAGCCGGATTGGCAGAGGAGAATGTTGGATTCTCGCACATCTTGCACTTGCAGGAGGCACCGTGCTTGATCGTCATGGTGACGTTGCCCATAAGGCGCTGTGCCTCCTGGTACAGTCGTCCCTGATCCTGAAGGATGCGGATGTCAAGCTCGGAAGGCTCCGAGCCGAACCTCTTGCGGTATGCCGCCCGGTAGGTGCCGATGAACTTCGCCTGCCTCTCCCTGTACTTCTCGACATGGCTGGCCTTGCCAACCATCGCCTTGCCCTTCTTGGGCTTGAGGCCAGGATTGTTCATTTCCTCACTCTTCCTTCAGGTAACAGGTCCAGATGATGCGCCTCGCATGACCCTCATCCTCCATGTAAAAGAGGTGCTGGTCCGTCAGGCCCTCTGTCCTTGCTGGATGATTGTTGATGAACCACTGTCCAAGGCGCTGTCCGCTCGCCTCTCGCCCAGGCCACGCATTCAGGATGGCCAGAATGGCCGTAGATGACAACTTCCTCATTCTGCCTCCTGTCCGCGCAACCCGAGGTAGGTTGGCTTGAACCTTTGTTACCCCCACCAGGATTCGAACCTGGGACCTGGAATTTAGAAAATTCCTGCTCTATCCTGCTGAGCTATGGAGGCTGGTGGACAAAGGAAGGACACTTCTTCTCTCTGTCCCTTTTACGCCAATTACGTACCCATCAATTAAAGGTCTAATTGACAGATAGATAGGAATTTATTCTTCCTCTCCAAAGTCCTATCTGCCTGGAGCCATTGCCTCTGGCAGGACTTGAACCTGCGACCTGCGGTTTAGGAAACCGCCGCTCTGTCCACTAAGCTACAGAGGCTAATGAGGCGCGAGCAGGCCACTTGTTCGCGCCTCAACTCCATCTCTATGTAGAAGAATTGCAAGATACAGGGCCGTATTCCTGCAATTGGTAGAGCAATTATAAAGCGCCCTCTACCTTTTCGCTGACGCTACATCAGGAAATGCACTTATACGGCGCCGGCTGGCGGCGCCCTAAATGGGCGGAGACCTGATTCGTCCCATTAGCTTATTACTCTCTGGTTGAAGGAGGGGCCTGCTCTGTGTTTGTCGGCTACATACTATTTATTGTAGGCGCCGTATGTTAGGGCGCCAATCCTCGAACATCCTCAAATAGCGTCTCCTCTGGCTCGCTCCTAAGCGCATCCGATGTGTGCAGAGTAGGATCGGTCCATTTGTAGGATTACCAGAAAGGTGTGCTATTTATTTCCAAGGCGCCGCACACCAGGCGCCCAGCCTGCCGAATAGGCATCTAACATCCTTCCTTTTCTTATTATGCGGCGATCCCTACCATGTGCTTATCCGCCCGCGCCTTTGGTGGTAGAGAACAGGAATGGTAAGGGCGGCTTTACCCTAATCTGGCAGCTTACTCCTTTTCAGAAGGAGGAATAGGCCGCCCTTGACGGGCGGCCTGGGGAAGAGGCTGAAGCTAGGCTACCGCCTAGCCCTTGGCGACGCGGGTGAAGAGGCACTTCAGGGCCGGGTCCGCCTGGATCGCCTGCCAGGCGTTGAGGCCGACGGTCTGGCCGGCCTTCCTCTTCGTCTCGGCGTCGAGGAGCGCCTTCGAGGCCTTCGAGGCCGGGTAGGCGTTGCGGACGAAGGCCGTCAGCTTGCCCTCGACCTCAACCCCCTTGTGGAAGTAGGTCCACCCGGTGCGGGTGGAGGAGCCCTCCGCGCCCGACGAGGCGGCCTTCGCCTGGCGGATCCCGCCGTCCACGAGGGACATGTTGACCTTGATCTCCTCGCCGTCCTTCACGAGGCTCACCTGCAGGCAGGTGTTCTCGAGGGTGCCCAGGGTCTCCTGGGCCAGGCGGATCACGCTGGTCGGCAGGGAGAACCCCTCGACCTTCTTGCGGAGGGTCGCGAGCGCCTCCATGCGCGCCGCCGCCGCCGCCGCCGCCGCCTTCGCCTCGCGGATGGTCGCGATCTCGGCCTCGACCTCCTTCTTGTCCACGCCGGGGAGGACCAGGAGGAGCTGGTCCAGGTTCACCTTGCCCTGCTCGAGGTTGTCGAACAGGATGTCGTTCACGTACTTGGCCATAGGAATGGATCCTTTGGACTCCTTGAGAGGTTTGACAAAGGGGGAGTCCTTTCCCTTGTCCTGTTTGATGTCAGGCCCTTGGAACCTTTCCTTGAGCCATCAAGAGGGAGAGAGGAGGAATCGAACCTCCTTGTTGCCCAGATTTAAGGGCTACAGACCTACCTCTCCGAGAGACGAGAGACCTTGAGACCTAGCCGACGACGCGGTAGCGACGGACGCAGGGGATTCCGTCCAGGGTCACGCGGATGGGGATGTCCCCTGCCGCCTTCATGTCCTCCTCCACCGCGTCGAGGTTGATGGAGGCACACCCGCCGACGGCGGTCCCGAAGGACTTGACCTTGACGCGGCGCTTGAGCGCCTTGTAGGCGACCTTGGTGGCGACGAGCGCCTCGTTACGCGCCGCCTGGGCCTGGAACTTCGCCTTGTTCATCTTTATGGCCTTTTACTTGGTAGGATCGGCCAGCGCCTACCAAGGTTAGAGAATGGTAGCTGGAGGGAATCGCACCCTCCCATCTCCTAGCGTTGGCTAGGCGATGTCCACTAGGAAGCTCCACGACACCCTATTTATCTCCGTGCTTTAAGGATGGGCCTGTGTCAAAGCCTAACTTACTTAGCTTTCCTGACTTGCAACGTAGGCACCGTTAGAGCAGACGAAAGAAGGATGAATCCTGTCTTTCACCACAATCAGCGCCTACGTGCTTGTCAGGGTAGCCTTTCAGCCATCCCTTATGTCCATACGAGGTATGGTCCCCTTGGGGAAACATTCCATCCCTGGTTTGCCGCAGGTATGACTCAACCTGAAGCTAGACCCTTGAATCGCCCACCTATTGCCGTCGGCGCTTACACGCCGAGCCGTTAGGGCTATCTTCACTCCTCTAGTGCCTACGTTGACTGGTAGGGCGCTACAAGCGCCGGACTTGGCCTTTTCGGACCCCGAGGCTACCTTGACAAGCAAGGATACTCGCGAACGACCTAAAGGTTACGTCCCCTCGTGCCAGCCAATTTCAGGCTAGGGAGCAGGGCTGTTGGGTTATCGTTTAAGGCTCGGGCCTACTGTTGCCTCCAGGCTTTGTCAACGTCTAGGTGCCGAAGGTAGATAGCGTTCACGACCTAACTGGTCTACTATCGCATCCTACGGGCCTTTTCCGCCAACGGACGCCTTTCGCGCGTCCACCTGGCAGTAGCCTCCGCCCCCAACCTTTCCTGGGGAGGAATGCCACAAACACGCTGAATTGTCAAAGGTAGGCTTGTGACCTACCGTTCGCCCAAGCCTCACACACATCTCGACATTAGGATCCACCTAGCTGGCACCGAAGCACCTAGCTGGCAGACGAGCCTAAGCCTTGATTAGCGTGGGGCAAGGGAAGCTACAGGATTCAGCCTATTGGCTCCGTCAGCTTAGGAAACAGAAAAGGTTTCCCTTTTCCATCTCCACACCAACAGTAGGCTAAACACCTACAGCTATCTTACCTCACATCCCACTTGCTGCCTGGTCATCCGCTTAGGACGGGCAGTTACGCGGCCCGTCGCGGCAGGAGCACTACAGGATAGAGGGAAAGATCGGGCGGGCCCCGCGACCGCGGCCCCGCGTCCGCCGCGCCGCCGCGCCGGACGAGAGCACACAAAGCACGGACGGTGCCAAACGCGATGCCAGATGCCGCAACGGGTTACGCCGCGCCGATGTGTCCACATGGCGCCAATCGTCGCGAAACGAACCAGATGCGTGCTAGGGGCCGGTTCTCCACAAGGTTTCCACATAGTAGAACGGTTGCATGCAACCAAAGCGTTGCACCCAGCAAGGCGCCTAAGCCCGGCCTACCTTATCGGGTTGAACGCTACATAGGCACTCGGAAGGAACAAGTAGTGGAAAGACACCCTTGGAGCCTGGGCGCGGCCTTGCCTATGGGGCTGAACGGGCCTAGATTATTCGCTCCCCTGGAGCTGCCCACTGGTGCCTGCCTTATATTGTCGTTCGTCCACGAGGCCCTAATGCATTTAGAGGCCACAGCCTGTCAATATGGGCAGGGCGGCCGCCCCTCCTGACAGTAAAGAAAGTTTCTGAAAAAGGTTGGACGATCGAGGATTTAGCACCTATTAGTACAGGTACGTTAGCTAGTATGGGGAGGAAGACCTGGCAGCCGAGAAAGTACGGTAGGTATGGAGAGCCTGGCCTGGTCTAAGATGGGCCCTTTGTGTAATAGGCCTGGGGCGTAAAAACAGGGAGGGAAAGAAACTAATTCTTTCCTACCTGTATCTCTCTAACCCCTCTACCATCTACTAGTAGGGATGTCATGAGGAGGGTGGATGGTGAGAGGCTTAAAGGTGGAAGGGGAAAGAGGATGAGTGGGTTGGTGCGATAGGAGGTTGGGGTGGGGAGGATTAGGCCCTAAATCGCCCAATAACTGCCTTTTATCCAGCTTGAACACTTTGCCTCCTCCCTCCTTTTTTCCTCCTCCTTCCTATCAGTTCGTCTCATTGCGTTTCATTCACGTTGTGCCATTAGCCCAATCGTAGGCCATTCTAGGCCTTTTGGTGTATTAGATAGATAGCCTGGGCAGAGAATACTAACTCTGGAGCGAGGTTGGAGCAGAAGGGTTGCCGGGGATTCTAAGGAGTCTTTGGGACATGGGCGCCAAAAGGTATAAAAAATAGGTAATATAAGCTCTTTCTTTCAACGAGGTTAGGTCGGTAGCTGTAAGGAGACAAGCGAGCCTGCATACGTGCAAATGGCCGACTCGTCCTTAGGGTGAAATCCTAGATCGCTGAAGGAATTAGTTGTTGCGCGCCTCCTCTTGGTTTGACATTGTGCAGGCCCAGGGGTGTTCCTCTGTGCGGAGATTCGACCTAGACAGGTAGAGGAGAAAAGGTCTTCCCTACTCTGTCTCGCACTACCTCTACAGGTTTCGGGTATTTCCTGCCTCCATATTGCGCCCTTTATTCGCGTCTCCTTCGGGTTGAACAGGGCGGCGGCCTCTCCTAAAAAACTTTCTGAAAAAGGTTGGTCACTTTATTCCTTTGTCGAGTCAAAGACCTGTGGGAACAGGCACAAAGTTATAATTACTGGACCTGGAAATTAGGGCCTGTATATTATTTCCAAGGGCCTAAAATTACAGGTAAAGGAAAGATATCTTTCTTCCTCCTAAGCTTCGGCCCTCCTAATTCACCACCAGGCATCCCATCCCTGAATAAGGCCCTCCCCCTCCTTGAACACCAAGAGGCGCCTCCTTCGGGTTGAACATGGCGCACACCCTCCCCGCTCCTCCTTGGGCGAACCTCCTGCCTTCCTGGCGATCTGTAGGGCTTGGGTTGAGCAGGCCCCACCTTCTCTTCCCTACCTGTACCATCATCATGTGTGTTAGAGAGGTTGTGGAGGGAGGCCTTGGATTAGGTAGGAAGGAAAACCTTCCTTTGTTTCGTGTCATTTCGGTTCATTTACGTTACATTTCCGGTTCTTTTAGGTTCATTTACGTTTCAATAAGTAACATTTACGTTGCATTTCGTGTCATTGTCGTTTCGTTATGTCTCATTCGCGTTTCATTGCGGTTCATTCGCGTCTCAGTGGCGCGGCGATTTGTTTCTTTGCGTTTCATTTACGTTTCAGGGAGGGCGAACGGGATAGGTAGGGTTGAACCCTACCCACCCCTGAGGACTAGAACTCGATCTCGCCGTCGGCCTCGAGCTGCTCGAGGGAGGCCTCCTGGAGCATGGCCACCGGGAGGGCGTCCACGGCCTCGGCGAGGAGGCGGTCGAACTTGACCAGTTCCTCGGTGCGGAGGAAGGAGTCCTCCGACACCAACCCCTGGACGTAGCGGAGGAAGTCGTTGCGCTCCTCCATGTCCTGGAGGATTCCGTCCTTCTTGAGCCACAGGAGGTGGCTCAGGTGGTCCTTGATGAGGCCCCAGCGGTTGACCTTTGACTTCTCGTTCATGATGCCTTTCCTTTCGTCTCGTCGTGCGGCCGGCTCACTCCGGCCGCTTCCGATTCTACCACGGCCATCGGGCCCGACAAGTACCGCCGTGGCACCGTCGAGCCCGCAGCCTGTCGGTGGCCCACCCCGGGTAGGTAGGCCTGAACGCCTAGGCCGGGACCAGCCCGACCTCGTTCGAGGTGAGGATGGCGGCCACCTTGTCCGTGACCATGTAGTAGGACTCGAGGCGACCGGTCCAGGATCGCTCGCTCCTGACGCTGACCCACCCGTCTCGGATCAGGTCGGACACGGCCTTGCAAACCTCTACCCGGTTCACGGTGCCGAGGCGCGCCGACAGCGCCTCGGCCAGGTTGGAGATGCGGATGCCAGCCTGGCGGCTCCACATCTCGGCCAGAATGTGAGGGTACAGATCCTTCTTGTTCATCACTCGTTCTCCTTGGCCTTCTCGGCCGGATTGATGCCCTGTTCCTCGAGGATTCGGGGCAGCTCCTCTGCCACCCACCTCCTCAAGTCCTTGCGGAGGATCTCGTCGAGCTCCTCCTCACTGTACTCGTGGATGAAGAGGCTCACGCCACGACCCCCTTCCTGGCCCGGTAGCGGGCCTCGAGGATCTTGGCCATCTCGGAGGGCGACATGCCCTCCCTGTACCACGCCTCGATGGTCCGGCGCGCGCGCCGGGCGGAGGCGAGGCTACGCAGGCGCTCGGCTGGCGAGCCCCACGGAGAGTCATCCTCCCTGATCTTCATGGTCAGGAGACTGACGAGCACGGCGTACGCCGTCATGTCGTCAGGAGCCCAGATGGGCTTTCCCCTCCTGTAGGCGGCCCGGGCGTTGCCCCAGGCCGACTTCCACCTGCCCTTCGTCACAGCCCCATCTCCTCCCTGCACACCTCACAGTGGACCGCATCCTCGCACCTGGGGTGCGCCTTGATCCGCTCCTTCGCGACCACCACGGGGCGGTCCCAGGCCGCCTCCCTGACCGCCCGCTTCACGGCCTTGACGGCCGGGCTCGAGCAGGAGGCGCAGCGCGTCCCCTTATCGTCCATTCCGAGGTAGTCCCCGCACGAGGAGCACCGTCCGTTCCGAGCCTTCTTCCACGCCATTTCATCTCTGCCTTTCTGCCTGGGCTTGGGACCAGGCTGCCGCATTGCCGCCGGCCCTTGCGGGCCGGCGCCCCTCTGCGCTAGGAGTTGAGCTGGACCAGGATGTGGCCCAGGGTCTCGGTCGCGACCTCCTCGGCGGCGAGCGCACGCTCACGGCAGGAGTGAGCGCGCGCGGCCTTGGCGAACTCCTTGGTGACCTCCCACGCCTTGTAGAGGATCGCGTCGTCGGTGCCGTCCGCCTTGGCGGCGGCGCGGAGCTCCAGGAGGAGCAGCGCCTTCTCGCTCACGGCGCGCGCCTCCTTGGCGGCGGCGCGCTCGGCGGCCTTGCGGGCGGCCAGGATGACCGCCGCCTTCTCGATCACCTGCTCGATCGTCGCCTTCTTGTTGTCCACCTGGTTCTCCTTGACCCCCGGGTTCGCCTGGTTCTTCACGACCTTCTTGGACACCTTAGCTCTCCTTTTGGCTCCGTCGTCCGTTCCAACCGTCACGAGAGCCAGATGCGGAGACTACCACGAGCGGCGGTAGCGTCCATCACAATTCCGAGAAACTTTGCGCGTCATTGCGTTTCGTTTGTGTCGGCCGTCGAGGTAGGTTGGGAAAAACAACACCTCCCTTCCTTTCCTCCCTACCTATCGGTTCGTCTCAATCAGTATCATATACGTTTCATCCATTCGTCCCATTGTGGTTCATATGCGTTTCAGCCGCGCGAGCTAGGTAGGTGGGCCTGAACAAGGAGGGCTCGAGCTGCGCTCGAGGTAGGGCGGCGGCCTTGAGGTCGCGAATGAGTCATAAAGAAACGAACGAAATTTGCGGCTCATTGCGTTTCATTCGTGTTGTGGGCCGGACCGAGGTAGGTAGGCCTGAACCTATGTGTACAAGGAGGCAGGCCCCGGCCTTTATAGGCCGGGGCCCTTGATGCTCTTGGGCCTACAGCTTGATCATGTAGCCCATCCTGTTGAGCGCGGACATGTGCCCGTCCGGCTCGTCGTAGGAGCCACCGATCTCGCACCAGTCGATCACCCTCCCGCCGGGGAGGCAGGGGAACACGAGCACCTCCCTCGGGTTGGACCAGAGGTTCTGGATCGCCTTGGAGACCAGGACGAAGGTGTAGCCGTTGCGGTCCGGGCAGAGGCGGTAGACCGAGGCGCGCTTGTTCACGACCTTGTGCAAGAAGGCGGTCTTGCCGCCGCACGCCTGGGCCATGTCGGCCTCCTCGAAGTGCGAACGGCTCTTGGTGAGGTAGTCCTTGACCTCGGTCAAGATGGCCTCGTACGCCTTGATCATGACGCTATCCTCGTGGGTGTCCGAGTACCAGAGGGCGCGGCGCGCCTCGGCGAGGCGGTCGGCGAGGCCGTCCTCGTCCTCGTTGTCCTTCTTCAGGATGTCCGGCTTCGGGATCGACGAGAGGATGGCGTCGAGCGTGCTCTCGCGCGCCTCCTTGAGCTCGGCCTTGGTGGTGCGGTCGAGGGCCGCGTTGCGCACGGCCTTGGCCTTCTTGCGGCTGACGTACCGCCCGCCCTCGCGGGCCTTCGAGTCCTGGCGGCGGTCGTCCTCCCCGACCTCCGCCTTGCGGTTGGCGGCCTCCGTGAAGATGCGGGGGGCCTGGAACTTCAGGCGCTTGGCGAAGGCGCCGAGGATGTACTTCTCCTCGGCGTTGAGCAGGTTGTAGACGTGGATGGGCGGGCGCGAACGGAACGTACGGGACATGGAAAGAATCCTTTCTCTTACCTGTCGTCCTGGCTCATCAGTCAGGGTAGGACGAAATTCCCTGAGACAGGAGAGAGATAATCTCTCCCGTTTCGCCTACAGCGGGACGGTCATGCCTCCGCTGCTGGCGTGGCGGATCCAGCAGGAGGCGTGGGCGTACCGCTCGAGGAGGGCCAGGAGGTCGCGCCCCGCCTGGGAGCGCAGCCAGACCTCCGCCCGCTCGGGCGACGAGAAGGAGAGCCAGGCGCGCGCGCCGTCCGTCGCGCCTGGCGCGGGCGCGGCCGCGAGGGAGGCGATGATCTTGTCCCAGATGGAGGGAGCGAGCGAACCGCCGCCCTCCCGGCTGGACACCTGGATGTAGGCGCGCCCGTCGTCGGGCGCGCTGACCTTGATGCCGAGGTAGCTCGCCAGCCACTTGTTGCAGGGGTTGGCGCAGGCGCTGCACACCTCCCCCAGCTCGTCGTTGCAGGAGCAGTAGGTCTGCTCCCGTCCCTGGTCCCTGATGTCCAAGATCGAAGCCACTTCTATATCCTCCCTGGGCTCTCCGGCCCCACCGTTCCGCGCGACCATTGCGGTCCCGCGCGCCACACCGTCGCGACGCGACTAGCAGCGTAACCGCTCGCGAGCCGGATTCAAGTCTCGCGACAAAGAAACTTGACGGTGGACAAAGGAAAGAATTGAACACCTCCCCTATCCCATATACCACACTACTACTACCTCCATAGCCATCCACACCTCCTCCACAAGAACAGGTAGAGAAGAGGTAGGGCCGTGAGAGGTAGGGCGCCGGCTCAGTGGAGGAGCTTGGGTAGAACGCCTACCCTACCTTATCGCCCCTCGAGCGCGGATGGGTGGGCTGGACCGCCCACGCCTCCTCCGGACGGCTCGTGTCACTGTGACTCATTTGCGTTTCAGCGGGTCCGTGTCGTTGCGGCTCATTTGCGTCTCAGGGCGGCCCGGGGATAGGTAGGGCTGAACCTGTGCGTACAAGGAGACGGGCGAGCCGTAGTGGCTCGCCCGCTCAAGTGTCCCGGTAGCTAGACCGGCGCTACACGCGCTCGGCCTTCCACCCGTCCGGCAGGGCCGTCAGGAGGATCTTCGCGGCGCTCGACTTCTTCCTGGGGATGTCGAGCTTGTGGGCCTCCTCCAGCTTGACGCAGAGGGCCTCGGCCTCCCCCGGGCCGGCGACGTAGGACAGGCCGCCGGGCCCGGTCACCTTGATGCTCGTGCGGGCGGCCTTCTTGCCGCCCTCCTTGGCGACCTTCACGGCCGCCTTCGGCTCCAGGACCAGCCCGCCCTGCGCGAGCGCCAGGCGGTACCCGAGGAAGTCGGCCAGCTCGGCGACCTCCTGGGGCGGCAGGATGCCGGGCTTGAGGGAGGCGCGGACCGCCTCGAGCGCCTGGTTGCGGGCCTCCGACGCCTTCGTGCGGGCCTCCTCGACCTTCTTCAGCGCGGAGGCGAGCGCCTCCTCCGCACCCTGGACACCCGCCTTCATCTCCTTGATCGAAACCTTCTTCGTGGCCATCTGATTCCTCCGGTCCGTCCGCGCTCCACCATTGGAGCATCGAACGGATGGACAGTAGACCACATCGCGATGGCCGATGGAAGGGTTGGGGAAAGAAAATTCTCTCTACTTGTCTGCCCTACCTCCACTCACTCACATACATATACCATCATACATATACATATGTTTGTGTTTCACATCGACTCATTTGCGTTTCGTCCCGCTGGCGCATTTCGTGCCATTCCGCGTCATTTGCGTCTCATCTACCACCACTCCATTCGTCTCAATTCGTCTCATTCGTGTCGCCTGCTGAACGGGCTAGGTAGGGTTGAACCCCACCTGCCCTTGGCGCTCCCGCTACAGCGGCGGGTAGGCGCCAGCCCATCCGTAGGGCGTCAGGATGACGGCCGTAGCCGTCCGCTCCAGCGGGGCCCTGAGGCGCGCCGAAGCGGCGCGGCGGGCCTCCTGGCCCCGCTCCTCCTCCGCCATCCTGTGCTCGTTCATCACGGCGCAGGCCATCATGGCGCGCGCCAGGACCTTGTCTCCGGAGGCCGAGGCCTCCTCCGCCCGGCGGAGGGCGAGACGCATGGCCTCGCCCGGTGAGAAGGCTTCCTGCTCAATGTTCATCGCTGGTCTCCCGTCCGACACGCGGTCGGACAGATGGCAGAGTAGCGGCGGCGGCAGTCTCGCGCAAGCGAGCCGGGACCGATGCGATGGCTTGTGATACTTGACCACCGAACAAGTAGGAGAGAAGGAGAAATGTTTCTTCCTACCTGTCACTCGTCTCAATACGTACCATTCACGTCTCATGGCAATCGTGTCATTGCGACTCATTTGCGTCGCTCACTTCGCGAGCTAGGTAGGTAGGCCTGAACCGCAGGGCGGCGGACCCAAAGGGCAAGCGGGCGGGCCGTTGTCCGGCCCGCCCGCTACCGTTGTCGATCGTCTAGCTTGAGGCTAGAGCGACGCGACGACCTTGGCGTGGTGCAGGCCCAGCTCCTGGGCCTGGGCGACGGTCAGGCGCTGGCCGTGCCGGCCCTCGGCCGGCAGGGTCGAGGGGGCGATCGGTTCGCCCGGGAAGAAGGTCCAGAGGGTCTCACCCGGCCCGTCCCGGGTCGGGCCCAGGATGAGGGTCGTGAAGGCCACGGCGATGCCGGCCTTGGCGACGACCGTCGCCTCGACCGTGCCCGTCCCCTTGGGGTCGAGGAGGGCGAGCGTGAGGCGCTCGCCGACCAGCATCTCCCTCTTCCTGAGGATGTCGAGCGAGACCACGCCGACCCTGCCCGGGATGGGCGCCTTGAACGCGATGGCCGGCGCCTTGACCTCGGGGTGGCTGTACGGCTCCCACTTGGCGTTCAGGATGTCGGCCTGGGTCATCTTGGTGAGGAACGTGCTCCCGGCGGCCTGGGGCCCGGGGTTCCGCTGGAGGAGGCAGGCGTCGAAGTATGAGCCTGCAGCGAGGCAGGCGTTCGTGATGCGCATCTTCATCTTGATGTCCACTAGACACTCCCATCGTCCGGATCCGGCCGGACCCCGCTCGCGCGACCGTGCGCGAGACAGATGGCAGAGTAGCGGCCGGGCGCCGGAGTGTCAAGCGCCGGAGCGTGAAAGAATTGAACACCTATCCTGACCTATTAGGGCACAATCACCCGCCTCCTCCCGCGTCCTCCGACCGTAGTAGGCGCTATCGTCGGTCGGCGCGGCCGGCGGTAGCGGCACGGTGCTTGCTAGCTAGGTAGGTTGGCTTGAGCCGTAGGATAGGTAGGCAAGGAGGAAGGTCTCCTCCCTTCCTAAGTCCCGTATTGACATACACATACATACATACATATACATTCGGTTCATTGCGCGTCTTTCACGTCTCACCCATTCGTGTCATTGCGGTTCATTTGCGTTTCACGGGGCAGCTCGGGTGGAACGGAAGTGAGACGAGAATGAGACAGAATGAGACGGAAGTGGATGGGGCGTACGTGCGCCCGCCCCGGCCGAGCGGCCGGGGCGGGCGATTGACGGAAGCGACGGGGCCGGCGCTCGCGCGCCGGTCCCGCCCGGCGCTACAGGATCTCGTACCCGAGCGACTTGAGCTTGCGCGCGAGCACCCGCGGGGCGCTGTCGCCCACGGTCGAGATGCCGTTGGCGCGGCCCCAACGGGCCGCGCCGAACGGGGGGATGTCGATGTTGGCGCCGTACGGCGCCGGCCCCGCGCCGCACCACTTGGCCTTGATCCCGCCCGTGGGGGCGCGCTTGCCGGCGGTCGGCTGCGTCGTCGGCGCGGTCGCGTCCGTCGTCGCGACCGTGGCGGTCGCGACGACCAACCGACCCATCAAGCTCGTGACCAGGCACGAGCGGCTGATGACCGGCAGGATGTCGGTCGGGATCTTCTCGGCCATCTTCTCGTACTCGGCGCGGGCGGCGGCGCGGGCCGCCGCGACCATGTTGTTGTACTCCACGTTCAACGTGGAGATGGCCGAGTCATACGCGGCCCGCGCCGCGACGATGGCCTCGGTCCTGTACTTGTTGCCGAGCGCCATTCGCTCGGCGTACGCGGCCGCGATCGGGTCCGCGGTCTCGGCCGGCGCGGTCTCGGCCGGCGTGGTCTCGGCCGGCGCGGTCTCGGCCGGCGTGGTCTCGGTCGTCGCGGTCTCGGCCGGCGTGGTCTCGGCCGGCTTGTCGTCGGCCGGCTTGTCGTCGGCCGGCTTCGCGTTGCGCTTGCGGCGCCCGTTCCCGGTCATCGCGTTCCTGGTCACTTCTACGCTCCAATCGTCCCTGGTCTTTGTCTCGCGCGAGCGGTCGGGACGGCTTCCCGTTCGCGCCTGGTCTCGTCGGGCCCGATGCGGGCCCGGCGGTAGTCTACTTGTTCCCCAGGCGCGCGGCAAGCCGCGCGGCAATTTCTGCGTCTCGCTTGTTCGCGAGACGCGACATCGTGTCGGTAGCGTGACGCATAGCGTCGCGCTTTGCGTCGGCGCGGGCGGCGCGCGCCGCGTACAGTCCCCGGCATTCGGGCCCCGCGCCCGCGCCGATGCTGTCCGGCGCGTACAGCATCTTGCCGCAGATGTTGCATTGGACGGGCGCGTAGAACGCCCACGGGCGCGGCATGTGCATGCCAGCGCGACCGAGCTCGAGCATCGGCATCACGTAGTGATGCACCAGGATGCGAGCGGCGTCCGCGTGGGGCCCGCTCGCATCGTCCATCGACGACGCTGGGGCGAACGCAAGATGTCCCGGGCGAGAGATGAGCATCTCATCTCCCACCATCTTGATGGCGACGTAGTACCACGCATCTGCGCGGGACGACGAAGCGCCATCGGTGCGCCCGTCGGGACGCCCCGGGCGCCCGAGAGTGACGATGCCACCGTCGCGAAGCATCTTTGCGGCGCGGGACGCAGAGATGGGCTTGGCGGACGACACGCGAAACCTCCGACGGGAGAGACTCTAGCACGATCGGTGCCACGGCACATCTCTAGCCTTTGCGCGGGAACAGGGGCGGGTGTACGGTCGGCCGGACAGGATGGGTGTCCGGCATGCCGGACAGTGTACGGGCGGCCGGACAGGATGTGCGCGTACGGACAGCCGGAGAATTGCAAGCACGGCCCGTGCCATCCTAAGTCGCGCTCGAGCAAGCATCGCTCGAGCATGGCTCGAGTTACGCTCGAGCACGGGCGCGCGGGGGGACGGGGATGTTTCTCGCCTAGGAGTGACGAAGGTAGGCTGGCCTAAGCGGCCTGGTATCCACTCTCCCGCCAAACCCCACCCACAAATGTTAAGCCCAAACTATCTAGACGGCCGCTTTGTTCTTCTTTTATTTAAGCTATTTTCCACACCCAATCCCACTCATTACAGGTAGAGGAAATGTGAGCCCTTTACTATCTTTATAAGAGCGAGTCCACCAATGTCCCCACTCATTCATAACAAATGTCGTTTACTTATCGAACATGCCGCCGCTGCTGGCGTTCATTTGGGGCCCTATTGCTCCAATCCGTCCAAGGGCAACATGGCATGGTTTATATTGTCCAATTCGGTTGGCGACCACCTCCTAATATTGGCCGTTACGGAGGATGTTGTGTTAATAGAAACCACCATGACGCAGTGCGTCACCGACACGCCCGACTTTAACAATTACGCTGTCGTCGGCCACACAGGCCTTTTTCTCGCCTGGCTAAAGGACAACTGCTTTGCCGCCTGTTCATTCCAAGTGTCCCCAGCAGAAGAGTCCCTTTCTCCTACCTGTAGCCAAGCTGAGCTTGGCTCGTCTGAGTGTAACGAAGACGAACTCAGTGACTCACTTGATCTTTTTACATTTAATACATTTGATGTCGAAGACAGTGAAGATGATGAAGACGACGAAATTATGTGGTAGTGTATAAGATAGTAGTAAATAATTGAATCTTGGCCGGACATTTTGTCTGGCCATTTTTATCTATGGAGATCCTTCATGTATAGTAAAGAACAAGTAATGGAAAATGCCACCCACTATTTTGCCGCCGAGGCCCTGCCCGCATCAGTCTGGACTGACAAGTATGCGCTCAAGACTAAGGACGGCGAGTTAGTGGAGGCGGCGCCATCTGCCATGCACGAGCGGTTGGCTGGCGAATTTGCTCGGATTGATGCGGAGAAATATGGCGCAGTGCGTTATGGCGACAGCACATTTAAAGAAGCTTGTCTTGATGCTCTTTCTAATTTTTCTCGCATCGTGCTACAGGGCTCTCCAATGGCTGCTATTGGAAATCCGCATCAGCTAATGTCGGCCTCAAATTGCGTGGTTGTAGAATCTCCTCACGACTCAATAGCCGGCATAATGAAGGCGGGCACGGAACTTGCCCAGCTAATGAAGAGGAGATGCGGCGTTGGAATAGATATTTCCACACTTAGGCCGGACGGAATGAGTGTTAATAATGCGGCCCGCACAACATCTGGCGCCTGGTCATTTGCCGACTTTTTTAGCTATGTAACTCGCATGATTGGGCAGGAGGGGCGTCGCGGAGCCCTCATGATTACGATCGGCGTTCATCATCCTGACGTTATAAAATTTGCGCGCATGAAATCAGACCTGAAGAAAGTAACTGGCGCAAATGTCTCTATTCGCCTCTCAAATGACTTTATGGCGGCAGTTGAGGCCGATGCTACCTATGAGCAATATTGGCCGCCAGAAGGTCCAAAAACCATATCTAAAACGGTTAGAGCGCGCGAAGTATGGGATGTGTTAATAGATCAGGCCACCAAGTTTGCAGAGCCTGGCCTTATATACTGGGACACAATGACATCTTTTCTACCTGCTCACTCTTATAAGAGATTTAGAACAGTTTCCACAAATCCGTGCGTTACTGGCGATTCATGGGTATTCACGTCTAACGGCCCACGTCAAGTCAACAGCCTACTGTCTAAGCAATTCTATGCAATCGTCAATGGAAGTAGCGAAGCATCAACTACGGAAGGCTTTTTCTATACAGGACATAAGGATGTATTCAAGATAACCACATCTCACGGATTTGAGCTAAAATGCACAGATAATCATAAAATAAAGAAAATTGTTTCGTTAACACGATACAAAAAAACAACGAGCTGGACTGAACTAAAAGACCTTGCCGTCGGAGACAGAATAGATATCCAGCAGCATCGCGACGTCTCTTGGCCTGGGCATGGCTCAGAAGAAGAGGGATGGCTTCTTGGAAACCTCCTTGGAGATGGAACGTTCACGGATGACTATGCAAAACTTCAATATTGGGGAGAAACAAGGAGTGAAATGCACTCTGTTGCAGTCTCGGCTATTAAAAAATCTCTTACACACAGGGCTTATATTGGAACTAGCCGTGGCTCTGCGTCTGAAATAAAAAATATTACATCTACTGGACTAAAATGTCTTGCAGAAAAACATGGCATTGTTAGATCAAAAATAATAGAAGGAGAAGCGATAGAAACCTCTAGCTCTTCATTTTATTGTGGCTTTATCAGAGGACTGTTTGATGCAGACGGGACGGTTTTTGGATCTCAAAACAAAGGCGTTGCAGTTAGGCTATCATCCATACATCTTCACAACCTAAAGGTCGTTCAAAGAATGTTGGCCCGTCTAGGAATAATCTCAAAAATATATAAAAATAGAAAGAGCGCCGGATTTAATGTTCTGCCGAATGGAATTGGTGGAAGTGCACTATATCTAACAAATGCGACTAACGAGCTTCATCTGTCTGGAGAAAATGCAGCGATTTTTGCTGAGCGCATTGGATTTAAAGACCCAATAAAACAATCTAGGCTTCTTAATCTTATTTCATCATATAAGAGGTCAGTAAATAGGGAGAGGTTTGTTACGACAATAGTGTCTATAGAAAAGATTGGAAGCGAGGCGGTTTACGACTGCACCATTCCATCAGTGTCGGAGTTTGATGCAAATGGACTTTCTGTCCACAATTGTTCCGAAATTGCCCTGTCTCCATATGACTCTTGCCGACTAATTTCTCTCAATCTTACCGGCTATGTCCGTAGTGCGTTCACCAATCCTAGCTTCGATTTTAACCTCTTCAAAAAAGACATAAGATTGGCGGCCAGAATGGCCGACAACTTGGTGGACCTAGAATTGGAGCTAATTCGTCGCATACAGGCGTCCTGTGATGGAGATGAGGAAAAAGGTCTTTGGCAAAAACTACATGATGCTGGCAAAGACGGAAGGCGCGTTGGCATAGGCACGCACGGCCTGGCGGACATGTTGGCTCAGCTTTGCATCAAATATGACTCAGAGGAGGCCCTTGTTTTTGTAGACAAGCTATACAGCCTATTGCTTTTTGAAGCCTATAATACGTCTGTAGATTTGGCCATAGAGCGCGGTCCATTTCCCGAATGGTCATGGGAGGTGGAGAAAGACAACGCGTTCATTCAGAACTTGCCGGCTGAACTTAAGGCTCGTATACAAAAGCATGGCCGTCGCAACATAGCAATGCTAACGCAGGCTCCAACCGGCTCCATATCAATTATTAGCAAATGTGGCGAATTTGATCGCTTCAACGTGTCTAGTGGTGTTGAGCCAGTGTTCCGCAACTTCTACATAAGAAGGAAAAAAATTAATAGCAATCAAGGAGGAAGGGTTGACTTTGTCGACGCCCTTGGCGACCAGTGGCAGGAGTATCCAGTCTTTCATCCAAATGTAAAAAACTACTTTGAGAGAGTGCACGGGTTAAAGCTAAACGTCCCAGATGACCAAATGACTCAAGAGCAAATAAAAGAGCTTTTGGACATCAAACTTCCTCCTTACTTTGTTACTTCAGATCAAATAGACTGGACATATAGGGTAAAGCTTCAAGGTGTTGAACAACGGTATATCGACCATAGCATAAGTAGTACCACCAATCTGCCAAAAGGCACTACTTCTGACACCGTAGGCCAAATATATTTGGAGGGGTGGAAGGCTGGACTCAAGGGCATCACTGTATATGTTGATGGATCAAGGGACGGAGTGTTGATAACCGAGAGCGCGCCTAAGCAAAAACCAAAGGATGGAGCGGCCAAACGTCATAAGTCACTAAATGCCGAAGTGCATACGGCAACGGTTGGCGGCAACAAGTGGGTCGTGTTGGTTGGACTAATGGATGGAGCGCCATACGAAGTGTTTACAGGTCTAGCCTCGCATTTTAATTTGGACACTAAGCCCGACTCTGCCAGCATAGTTAAGCTATCAAAGGGGCGCTATGATCTAGAAATACAATCTGGAAAAGACAAAGTTGTTTTCCCTAACATCATTGAAAGTTTCAACAACCCACAGGGTGCTTGGGCAACAAGATTAGTTTCTTTGTCTCTAAGGCACAACGTTCCACTCGAATATATAGTAGATAGTCTCTCTAAAGATGGCAAGCTTAATGACATCAACAGAGTGCTAGCGCGGGTTCTAAAAAAATATATGGTGGACGGAAAAAAAGTCACACTGTCCAAGGTCTGCGGCAATTGTGGTAGCACAAATCTGCTTTACCAAGAAGGTTGCCCCAAGTGCTTGGATTGCGGGTATACAAAGTGCAATTGAGGTAACATGCTACACATACTACTTCTCATATCTGTAACAACATGTTTTATTTTGGCGAGGGCCCTCATTAATCAGAGGGCCCTCGCTGTTAATTTTGGCGACTACATTCACAAAGATACATTGAAGGACTATTTGAGACATGAAGAGCATTTGAAAGAAGTTGAAAAAACAAAGGAGCTTTACAAAAAATTACTGGCGGACCGCCAGAATGAACTTAACGCAAAACATGAAGAAAAAATACGCAGACTGGAAAATATTGGGTCTGCACAAATAAATGCGGCGGCAGAAGCAAAATTTGCAGAATGGAAGAGAAAAGAAGAGCGTGTGATACGTCAGGATGCGGTAAAAAGAAGCCACGCTACAGTTAGAGGCAATATGACAGAGCACCTTGTTCCCTACCTGGACGAGTTCAAATACGACCCATCCGACTGTAGGTTTCTTGGCGCTCCCATAGATTTCATTGTATTTGATGGCCTAACAGAAGGAAAGGATGAAATTAAAATTATTTTTCTTGAGGTTAAGACAGGAAAAGCCACTCTGTCAAATAGGGAAAAGAAAATAAAACAGGCCGTCGAGGCTCGAAATATAGAATGGCAAACAATAAGAAAGAAGTAGTGTATAAACTGTATGAGCTGTAAGTACCTTTTCTGCAAAGAGTGTGAAAAAATATTTGTTGCGCCAGATTCAATAAATAATAAAGATTTGGTCTGTGCTTTTCAGAAGTGCGAATTTCGCGAAGTATCATTAGATGAGGCCAATAGAATAGTTGAGAAACAAGATGAAGATAGAAATAAAGTCTACCTCAATTGAAGTTAAAGAAAGCCCAGAGATAAAGCACTTTGACGGAAAAGCTGTAGCTTCCGCAGAGGATGAAGAGGACAGGATTGAAAGAAACGTCATTGGCAAATAAAAAAGTATCATACGGCGATATTGAACACGTTGTGGAATACCTGGTCGCGGCCAAGTCTTCCGCAAATGTGTTTTATGGCTGGACAAGGGACGACGTAGCCCAAGAGATACGCATCATATGCCTTAATGCAATCAAACATTTCGATCCAGAGAAGGCAAAAACAGAAAAACAAATACTGAACTTTTTTGGTCGCTCTGTAGATAATAGGCTTAAAAATCTTAAGCGAGACAACTATATAAAGTACGATAATACCGGATGCGAAGAAAAGCAAAAGCTTGTTGAGCGACGCTTAAATATTCGCCACGCACTACCACTAGATACCATCACTGACGTTGCAATGGGTAAATCGGAAACGTTCGATGAGTGCGAATATAGAGACCTTTTGCTATTTGTGTATGAAAAGCTAGACAGCAAAAATAAAAAAATATTTAATAAGATGTTAAGCGGTGCAAAAAACGTAACACAAAAACAACGCGCATCAATAAGGGATGCAGTTTCATCTATACTAAAATCAATTGAATAATTTCTGATTGCGTTGTTTGAATTTGTTATTCATTCATAGCAGGCCAGAGGCGTGTGAATAGTCATAGTTTTACATTGACAAAATGGATGGTGATTTATGGCAACTACGGTTGAATGGAGAGGCGGAGATCAGGTAAATCAAATACTGCCTGCCGGATCTGGCGCAAATGACACTTTAGGATTTTTCGGTGCAGGTTTTGGATTCTCTATAAGAGTTGGAGAATACAACAACAGTTGCTTTGTTACAGACGACAACGGAACCACCAACTATGGGCAAGTTCCAAACCTAAGATATTTAAACACATCTGGCGCATATGTAGCAAGCGAACTTGTTGGAACGGAACTGTTGGAGGTAGATGATAGCGAGGCAACACTCGAGATACGTCTAATTACAGATAGTTCTGTAGAAACACAAAACACATCGTTTAGGGCGTTTGACAGAAGCAACATAGATAATGATCCAAGCGGCGTTATTGTTTATGCTGCCGAAATAATAAAGCCAAATCCGGTAGTAAGAGGGTCTGGAGACCAGAACTGGACAGCAATAGCTGGTAGCGGTTCAACCCTATCTCTTGATGACCAAACAACGCCTACTGGTGTTCATTATTGGTATGTTGGACTAACCGCTACACCAACAAGTATTGGTGAAAAAACAAATCTTGGATTTTACTTCGAGACAGAATTTGTATAATGAAAACAACAGAGGATTTTGGACTGCACACCAGCGTTGGTGTGCACGTTCCGGCATGTAGGTGGATAGCTTCGCTATCTAATGGTTTAACAGTATTTGAGGACAGGACTCCCGGGATAAAGCCAGCCTGGGAGCGCCTGTCTCATTATGTTAAGGAAAACAAACTGGCAATAACTCGCCTGAGGGTGCAGCTTGGCAAATTGGAGCTACACATAGATCCTCACAAGCCAGGATATATACAAAAAAAGAAGGTGTGCGCCACTCCTGGAGCGTATATAGAGAAGTTCTGCGTAGGCTACACTGACGGAAGAGGCAATGCGCTCATACATACGGTAGCCTCAGATGGCAGTTCCACCTCGTCTATAGAGGCTGATCCTGGAGAGCCATTTACGATATATGACTGGAGGGATGGTGGCTAAGATCCATCATTTTACTGAAGAAGAAATTAAGTTTATTGAACAGAACTGGAAATTTAAAAGCGACAAAGAAATAGGTCGTATTTTAGACAGAACAGAAAAAGCTATAAGACGCCAAAGAAAAATGCGGGGGTGGAGTAAGCCGCAAGGAAGGCCTACAGCCGAACATATAGAAAAGGGCATGAGCGAGTCCATCCAAGAGCATGGCATATCTGAATTTTCACTCGCTAACATGGACAAAGATCAGCGCTTGCGTATTTTTAAGGAGAATTTTAGCAAAAATCCTCGCTACGTGCAATTGCTCCAAGAGCTAATGCCTCATGAGATAGACTACTACAAGCACAAGTATGTAGAATTTGTCGATAGCGTTGACACACTGACTATCCAAGAAGAAGACAGCCTACATCACATGATTATGTCAGACATCTCTATAAGTCGCACTCGCAAGCGCATTAAGCAGATGGAGGAAGCGAATGACGAAGACAATAAGCCGCTCATTTACGGAATGTACGAAGCGTTAGACAAGGCCGAAAAAAAATTCATAGAGTATCAAAAAATACTAAAAGTCACTAGAGAAATGCGACTCAAGGAAGACAAAGAAGAAAAAGAAACTTTTATAAGCCTAGTCCAAATGTATAGGAATAGGCAGGCAAGAGAAGAGATGGGGCGGCAGGCTGCATTAATGGATGTTTATAAGGACAAGTGTAAAGAAGAAATGAAATCTTACCGCTATCTTCTTGGTGACTAATGAAAAAACTACCAACAATAATAAGGGACACTAGAGAGAAGCCGGGAACGGGCTGGTCGTTCAGAGCCTCTTCTACTTGTGCCGGCATGGAAATAAAAAAGCTTGATACTGGAGACTATAGTATTGGCGGCTATGAGCACCTCATCATGGTGGAAAGAAAGTCAATAACAGATCTTTGGGGCTCACTTATACAGCAAAATGACCGCTTCATGAAGGAAATGGAGAGGGCAAAATCTATACCAGCCAGATATTTGGTCGTGGAAGCAACTCTTGCTGATGTTATGTCAGGCATACCTTATAGCAAGGTCAAGCCAGAATTGATAATAAGCAAACTTATTTCCTTAGAACAAAAGCATGGCATCCATGTAATTTTTACATCGAAAAGAAAGGACATAGCGCAGGCATATGTTCGCCAGTTGCTTATTAAGCTATGGAAGTATTGTGAGGAAGGCATTATAACTGATGGGCGACAAGTTAATACTTAATGGAGGCAGACTTCCAGCCTATTACGACCTAAACGAGAGGCTAGTAAATCCGTTTCTAGAAAGATTTGGCAAGTTCTCTGATATTGGTGAAGAACTAATAGACATATTTGATAACAACCTCACATTTGCTGCGCACAATCTTTTGAAGTGGAAGGGCTCGCCGATGGATTTGGCGCCGTTCCAGTCCGTTATATTAGAGACGTTATGGCATAAAACATTTCCTGTCTTTCTTGCTTCTCGTGGAGCCGGAAAGAGTTGGCTATTGGCCGTCTATTGCGCTCTAAGAGCGATGTTATGTCCTGGCTCAAAGATTGTAATAGTTGCGGCGTCTTTTAGACAGAGCAAAATAGTTTTTGACTATCTCAAAAAGATTTATGACGAATCCCCAATCATGCGTCAGTGTGTTAGCATGATTAAGACTCCAAACGACCAGTGCATTATGGAATTTGGAGGAGGCGTATCTAGCGTAATTGCGCTCCCATTGGGTAATGGAGAGCGTATACGCGGAATTCGTGCGTCAGACATCCTTTGCGACGAGTATGCTTCCATACCTGAAGAGATATTTCAGGTAGTTGTTAGAGGTTTCGCCGCAGTCTCTACAGACCCGGTAAAAGCCGCCAAGCAGATACAAATGGAAGATGATTTAATTAAGCGCGGCAAGATGAAAGCATCGGACCGAAAAAGAATAAGAGGCAACAAAATAATATATAGTGGGACAGCATACTATCAGTTCAATCATTTTTGGAAACTATACAGTATGCATAAAGCCATTATTGATAGCAAGTTTATTGGAGATGCAAGAGACTTGAATAAGACATTTGGAGAGGCCGTTGGAGAAGAGCAAGGGCACATAGACTATAGGGATTACGCAATTGTGCAATTGCCATATACGGGATTGCCGAAGGGATTTATGGATGACAAACAGATAGCGCAAGCTATGGCAACCATGCCAAAGGCAATGTTTCAGATGGAGTATGAATGTCAGTTTCCGACTGATTCTGACGGATTTTTTAAGCGCACAGCAATAAAGGATGCGACACCAGGAGAAGTTGATGGAGGAGAATCCTTTTCTGTTGAACTTGTTGGAGACGCTTCTTATGAATATGTGATGGGCATCGATCCAGCAAGAAAAACCGACAATTTTGCAATATCTATAGTTAAGCTAATGCCAGACGGGTCTATGCGTAACGTATATTGTTGGACGGCAAATAATAAAAACTTTGTTTCTTGTACGCGCAAGATTCGCGAATTACTCACCAAGTTTAACATAGTCAGAATAGCTATGGACTCTGGCGGCGGAGGCACTTCCGTAGAGGACTTGTTGCAAAACGTAGAATTGCTACAGCCTGGAGAAAAACCCATATTTAGATACAATGACAAAGAGCAGAGGCGGTATGACGGCATTCACATACTGGACATGGTCAATTTTACCCCTTCCTGGATAGCGGACGCAAACTACGGGCTGGCTGCAGATATTGAGCATAAAAGGATATTTTTCCCTTATTTGTCCACATCTTCATTTGCGCACAACGTTGATGAGGATGCTGTTTGGGATGAAATAGCCGAACAAATAAACGAAATGTGCATGATAGTTGTTAGTGCAACGAAGACCGGCATTCAGCACTTTGATTTGCCAGAGACTCCAAGTGCGGCAAATATTAAGACCGTGCAAAGGAAAGATAGATACAGCGCCCTTCTTTTGGCCTCTTATGCTGGACGATCATATAAATCAGAATCACAACACGAGATAGAGCCATTTATTGGTGACTGGATAGACTTTATATAGTGTATTTGTAATCTAGTTACCAATACAATTGGAGAGTATATGAAATACGACAGTAAGATAGTATTTAGCAATATGGACTTTGGATTATCCAATGCAATTGAAGATACTATGGAAGCTTATGAAAAGGCAAACGCCGATATTTCATCAGCATCAGCAGCGGACGTTTCTCAAAAACGAGGATTTAATTATACTGGAGATGGTGGCTGGGGTCTTAATGGGCACGGCAGGTCATTCGTGGATGGCCTTGGCAGAATACCAGAGGGATTTTGTCTCCAGCCTTTCGGAATAGGTACACAAAATCTTTGGTCACAGTCTCTTACGCCATCCATCTTTGATGACAAGGGAGCAAGGGTTAAATTTACAAAGACTACGCGCCTTGCGCACGTCAAGATGGCTATGGCTGTAGAGGCGTATAAGGGGTTTGGTATAATAAAAAATGTAATTGACCTGATGTGTAATTTTGCATCTGAGGGCGTAAAAGTCATTCATCCACGACCTGCGGTTCAAAAGTTTTACGAGAGATGGTTTGAGGCTACCGACATACAGGGGCGTGTAAAAGACATTCTTAGATATTATTACAAATACGGCAATGTATTTATATATACATCCAATGGCAAAATAGATGCCACAACCTACAACAAGATGAAAAAGAGCGTAGGGAAAGATGAGGAGGGTATTTCAAAAGACTCGGACATTAAGGATGTAAACAATCCGCATGAGGTTGAAAAATTTTCAGACAGACAGATACCTTGGAGGTATACGTTACTAAATCCGTTTCAAATGGACATTGTTGGCACAAAATATTTTGGAGAAAGCAGGTGGGTTTTTATTCCAGATATAGAAACATCAGAAGAGATAAAAAGAAAAGATATATATAAATATGACACCACTGATGTTTTAGATGAAACAAAGGTAAATCTGCCGCCAGAATTTAAGAAGGCAAACAAAAAGAAAGACTATATACCTCTAGATCCGATGAAACTGGCCACCCTTCATTACATGAAGGACGATCATGAGGACTGGGCCGATCCTATGGTCTGGCCTGTCATGAACGATGTGCTATATAAGCAACAGCTGCGCTCAATGGACATGAGTGTTACAAATAGCATCATAAACGCTATAACGATCTTCAAACTCGGCTCAATAAAAGACGGATATGTTGCAACAGAGAAACAGGTAAAGAAGCTTGCTGAAATGTTGCGAACTCCTACCTATTCGCATAACATTGTGTGGAATGACGCAATAAGTATGGAGACAAGCTATCCGCCCGTTGATAAAATATTGTCACAAGACAAGTACAAGAGCGTTGACCGTGACATTTTGGCTGGTCTTGGCGTTCCATCTATTCTTGTGTCTGGATCTGAAGGCGGCAGCTTCTCTAACGCCTTCCTCCAGGTTCGCGCCCTTTTAGAGCGTCTCGAGGACGGCCGCAATGCCGTAATGAGGTGGCTAAACGCTCAATTGCGCCTAGTTGCCCGCACAATGGGACATAGAGAAATTCCTACTGTTAAATTTGGCCACATGTCTCTAAGAGATGAGCAAGCTGAAAAACAACTAATAGTTCAGCTACTGGACCGTAATATAATTAGCGCAGAGCGCGTTCACGAGATATTTGACGTTGAAACAAATATAGAAATAGAAAGATTGCGTAGAGAAAAAGAGCTTTCTGAAAAAGAAGGCGTCTTTACAAAATTTGGTCCATTTAGAGAACCCATGAACATGATGGACCAGGAAGAAACAATGGAGCTGCAAAAAGATCTAGAGATTGAAAAGCAGCGAGAAATAAACAAGATGGCGAAACCAACAGACGGTCCGAATCAAAGGAATCGCCCATCTCAATCTCCATTACATGTAAGGAAAAATGGGCGCCCATCTGGAACAAAGGGAATTCCCCACAAAAAGAAGCGGGATACAAAGCCAACCGGCATGGGTATGGGGGCTATAGACGCTGCAAAGATACGCGCCATCGCAGAAGACGCGTTTTTGATGGTTGAGGCGGCTGTAACAAAAAGAATGTTGGATGCTCGCGGAGTTAAATATAAAAAACAATTGTCTCGCAAAGACAAGCTTGACTTAGAAAATCTAGTGTCTTTGGTTTATATAAATTCAAACCCACTAGAATTGAGTTCGGCCTCAATAGAGGCCAGTCTAGACCTTTCCACACTAGACAGCTCATACGTATCTCTATTAAATTCCTTTAAGGAGCGCATGCCGTCTTCAACAATATCTGAGAGACGAGCTATATCAATTACGACCATGACACACATACTGATGGAGAATGACAATGAGTAAGGATAAATCAAATCCGTTTATAACAAAAAAAGCTATAGAAAAGCAAAAAAGAATAGCTAAAGAAGCTTTTCTTTCAGCAAAGGATCCGTCTAGGCTCGAGCCTACCAAGGTGAATAATTTTCACTCAATAGATAGGAGAGACAAAATTTCTCAAATATCCTATAGTGATCTTATTAAGATTGATCCAAAAAACGAGCCAATTGTTGCGAACTCTTTAAATATCTATCCTAAAAACATTAATAACAAGAAGATGGGCGAGGCCAAGCGCACGGTCAACGGAAAAGATGGCGCAAAACTTGTTCATAAACCACAAAAAGACGAGGCCCGCAATATAATTCCACTAGATGATGATGTTCCGCAGCCTTCGCGCAAGCAGAAGAAGCAAAAGTAGTTGCGACACACTTTTTCCATACCTGTGCAAATGTGCACTTTTATGTGTATAAGAATTTAGTTATGGTGAAAAATGGATAAAACACTTGTGCTAGCAAAGCTTTCCATACAAACAAGGCCTGAAAGGGCTGTAGCCTCTGTTGAGGTTCAGCCAGACCTTATGTATATGGACAGCGTGCTGGTAAGTGCTGGCGAAAATAAAAATGATGATGTGTTTTTGCCAGAAGAGATGTGGAAGGCGCGCAAGTCACCAGTATTTAAGCCAGTAGATTGGGAACACAATACCGGACGAGAAGTAATAGATAACGCTCTTGCTGACCTTAGCAATAAAAAAAGTATCGTTGAGGACAATCAAATCATTGGCGTAATGTTTAATTCATACGCCACGTCAAAAGACGGTAATAGACTTCCAGACGATCTTGCGATAGCTTCCGTTCCACAAGACTACGACATAGTAAATCAAGCTGTAATATACAAGTATTTGTTTCCTAAAACATCAGAAAGAATAGCTAAGCTTGCAACTGAAGGAAAGCTATTTGTTTCTATGGAGGCGTGGTTCAAAGCCTACGACTATAAGATTGGCTCTAGAATAGTTGCAAGAAATGAAGAAACATCCTTTCTTGACTCTTACCTTAGGTCGAAAGGTGGCGAAGGTTTTTATAGAGGGAACAAGATAAGTAGGGTATTAAGAGATATAACGTTTGGTGGAGTTGGACTTGTCGAGAACCCCGCGAACAAAGACTCTGTAATATATATGATTTCAAATGCGTCAGTTGTTGAACACACTATTGATGATGTAGTAATAAAACATACAATTGGCGAAGTATTTAATACGCACTCGGAGGAAGTAACAAAGATGTCAGAACCAAAAACAAAAGCAGAAGTTTCGGTTGAAGCCGACGAGTATAAAAACATGCTTGATCGTATAGCTGAGGCAAACACGTCACTTGAGACAAAAGGAGCCGAGCTTAAAGAGGTCCTTGATAAATATGCTGAGGCGCAGTCAGGCCTAGACTCGTTAATGTCAGTCATTGTTGGCGCACCAAAACTGCTCGAGGAAGTTCTTGGTGCCGACGCATCAGAACTTAATGATGTTGGAGCGGACAGGTTTTTTGAGGTTCTTGCCTCCATAATTGGCAAGAAACTTGCTGGTCACGCCGAAACTCAGAAAAAGCTAGAAGAGGCTGTTGCGCAACTTGCTGCGATTGCAAAAGAAAAAATTATGGCTGATCGCAGTGCTCGCATAGATTCTCTACTCTCTCGTTTTTGTGCCGATGCCGCGAAAATGAAGGGCAAAAAAGACAAAATGTATACAAAGTGTGAGTCAATGAGTGATGAGCTTTTTGACGAATACATTGCGGAAACAGAAGAGTTGCTTTCTCTTGTTGAGAAAGAGGCTGTGGCTACTGTTGCCGAGACACAAGAAAACATTCCTGCTCCTGAAACAAAAACAGAAGCAGAATTTGTAGACACAAGTGTATTAGAAAATGTAACTGTTGATGAACACGTTTCTGCCGGAGTCGAGGTCACGAATCTAGCAGAAGATGTTGTTGAGCGAATGAAGACATTGGCACAAGAACTTCTTGCTGCTGGAAAGTCAAAATAGGAGGACTAATGGCTCTAGGACCAAACAGGCAGGTTTTTCAAACCACAATAAAGTATGCAATGAACGAGGTTGCTGCTAGGGGCGGAATAGTCTGCACCTCAGCGACGGCTGGTGCGGTTACTTATGCTGCGGTTCCAACAGGAACTAGCGTAAATCCGGTTGGCATATTGCTTGATGATGTAGAAGCACTAAACTTTGATCGTCATCCCGAGTATTTGCAACGTAACGTAGTTGATGTCGGCAGCGTAGTCGGTATCGCAAATAAGGGTGAATTTCAAACAAACATGGTGGTTGGAACACCAACGCAGGGTCAACTTGCCTATCTACACCCATCAGGATTTATTGGTGCAACTCAGTTGACTGACGGAGTTAATCCAGCTCCGCTTGTAGGTCGATTTAGGACAGCACCAGATGCTAACGGGTATGTTAGCGTCCTAGTGGATCTATAAGGAGAAAAGCAATGAAGTATAACATGAGTGATGAGAGCATAAAACTGCTTCAAGCTACCGCGTCAGAGAATCCAGCAGCGGCGGTTGCAGCGCAAAATGCGCTCGCTGCGGCCCTAACTGAGCCGCTTCGCAAAGGAATCTTTGACGAGGACAATCTTGGCGGCATATTTGCTCGCCACGTTCTTGCTCCTGGCGCGCAAGCCAACTACCAGCTGGATTTTATTCGACCAGGCCAGGAAGATATAGACTTTACAGCCTATACTCTTCCAAAGCAGGGTCGAGTTCCAGAGCGTCACGTTGAGGGTGACGAGCTTTGGGTTCCAACCTTCCAGATAGCCAACTCTATTGACTGGAGTTTGCGTTATGCTCGTGACGCTCGTTGGGATATCGTTTCTCGAGCACTAGACGTCTTCAAAATGGGTTTTGTTCGCAAGATCAATGAGGACGGCTGGCACACCCTGTTGGCTGCGGCTAATGGTCGTGGACTGGTTGTAAATGACTCAGTTGCGCAAGCTGGTCAGTTTACAAAAGAACTGCTTTCTAAGATGATTACGGCAATGACCCGTAATGCTGGTGGAAACGGTCAGTCAGGTCGCCTTACCGACGTATATCTCTCAATGGAGGCTGTTGAGGACATTAGGGCTTGGGATATCAGCGAAATAGATGATGTCACTCGTCGTGAGATTCTCACAAGTGCCGGAGCCAACATGATGAAGCTCTATGGCGTCATACTCCACGCTATGACAGAGTTTGGCGTTGGTCAAGAATATCAACTATATTTGACTAACGTATTGGGTGCGTCAGTTACGGTCAATGACGCTACTGACCAGGAGTTTGTCGTTGGTCTTGATCGCACCACGAACGACAGCTTTGTTTCACCGATTAGGCAGGAGTTGCAGGTGTTTGACGACGCCGCGAACCTTCATCGTCAGCAAAGGGCTGGCTTCTATGGGTGGATGGAGCACGGGTTTGCTGTTCTTGATAATCGTAGGCTGCTTCTCGGAACCTTCTAATAAGAAGGCAGTTAAACTTAAGGTGGCCGCCAATCTGAAGAGGTTGGCGGCTATTTTTTTTGGTGAACCATGTTAGTCTATCTTAAAAGTCCATACGGCTATACAACTATTGGTGGTAAAAGAGTATATGGCAAGTCATATGCCTATGGCACTATGGGCCCTACAGACATAGGAATGAAAGAGTGGGAGGCGCACAAGGACATATTAGAAGAGGCCACATATTCTGTAGAATGGTTAGAAAAGCACTTTGGGCCAAATAAACGTAATGTATCTTTTACATTTAGCGATTTGCGCAAGATGCCATTTAGAGAATTAGTTCTTATAGCAAAATATGTGGGTGTACAATATGTAGGTCCAGTAAAAACTGTTGGGTCAATAAAAGAGCGTAATAGTTTGATAAAATCAATTGGACTGAGACTAGAGCCGCTAAGGTGAGTTTACTTGGCCACATAAGAGTAAATGTTAGGGACGATGCAGAGGTGGTTTATACTACTGGCGTAATCAATTCATCTCTTCTGTCACACGTAAGAGTTAACATAGGAGACGACTCAGGCATCGCCAGCGGCATAATGACATCTTCTTCCATGATGGATTTGCTTAGGATAGATGTGGGAGATGTTTATTCATCCGGAACATATACTGAAAGTAGTGGCGAAATGAGCCTAATGCGTCATCTTAGGGTCAATATTGACGACGACTGGACTGTGCTTAGTAGCATTAGTGGGGCGCTAAGCTTTATAGACTTGTTGCGCGTCGATATATCAGACGATGGCGCCGGATCTGATTCTTACGATCCTCCAGGTATTGACAACATTGTTGTTGGAGGCTCTGGTATATTTAACGGCACCATAGTAATAAACGGCTCGCTGTCTATAACGCCAACCATAATAAATACGAATTATTCGGCGCTGCCTTCCGATGCCGTCATTCTTGTTAACAACACGCAGTCAGCTCCTCTATATGTTAGCTTGGACACAAGCCCATCGATTGGCCAAATGCTTGTTATCAAAGATATTGGCGGAAATGCCTGGGTGTATAATATATTTGTTACTAGTGCATCACATCAAATAGATGGAAATAGCACATTTCGTTTTTCAAATAATTATCAATCTATCTCTTTGATTTTTAACGGCTCTCAGTGGAATATTATATAGGTAGGTGTCTATGAGTTGGCCTGGAGTTGGACCAAGCGGTTATATATACCATAGTACGCAAGATGATAGACTTATTGGTGCCGAGCCTATCGGCGGAGATGTTTTTGGTGGACTAAAAACAACCATTGTTAGCGGCATTTGGGGCCTTCCATTTCAAAGTGGAGTTCCATCTTCTGGCGACTATTTTAGGTTTGATGGAAGCCAATGGGCTTTTTCTTCTGGACAAGGTGGAGGAATTGGTCCGCACGACCTTCTAGGTATATATCACGTTGACACAATTCCGCACTCTCCTTCAGAGGGAGATCTCATTGTTGGCACTACCGGCACGTTATGGGATGCCCTTCCAGTTGGTCCAGAAGAATATGTAATAAGATCGAATGGCACAACAATAGAGTATGTGCGACTTGGCCAGTCTACAAAGTTTGAAAATGGAACTGCGGCGCTTCCGTCAGTTACTTTTTCTGGTGACAATACTGCTGGCCTCTATTCTGTTTCGTCTGGAGTGCTTGGACTATCAGCAAACGGCATATTGCAACTACAAATAGATGGTATAAATGACGTAGCAACGCTTGATTTTGGCCAAAATGTAAAAATACGTTCCACGTCTTCTGGCATCACTCTTGGCAAATCAGACTATGTTGTATTTGTTACCGCCGCTCCTACTACTATTGACTTAGATCCATCTCCAAATAATGGTCAGATCCACTATATAAAGGACAGCGATGGCAATGCCACAAACCCAAACCCAGTCACAATAGATGGTAATGGCAACACTATAGATGGAAATGCAACAATAAAAATTAGACAAAATTATGGCTCTTTTACTCTCATTTATAATGGAACACAGTGGAATATAGTGTAATGTGAGTTGGGCTGGATTCGGTAGTGGAATAGTAGTTTTTACAACAGACGGTGGCCCAATAGGACTTGCTGGTTCAAGCGGAGAGGTTATAATTTACGACAACAGTGGGCCGTTGACTGCGCCTCAATCAGAGCTTGATGTGTCGGGTGTAGCGCAAACCAACAGCTATTTTCCTGGTGGGTGGTAGATGGCATATGTTGTTGCAACAGAAACAACTCTTTCTGACGGAGCCGCAAACTCTATTGATGTGTCCATTCCTGCAGGACACCAAACAGATGATCTTATTGTCTTAATTGTTACGCAGGATGGTGGCGGCACAACAATAAGCACACCTACCGGATTTACTATAATAAATACTCAGGCCGTATCTCAAGGGCAAAGGACTGCGTGTTTTTATAAGGTAGCGACTTCATCTTCTGAGCCAGACATATCAATGACTGGCGCAACAGATGACTGGATCGTTTGTGCTGTGCTTGTGCGTGGAATAGATACAACTACGCCAATAAATGGAAGCGACAGAACAGATTCGGTAGACTCAACCAGCAATTCATTAACTAGCGGAACTGTTACAACAACAGAAGACAATTGCCTAGTTCTTGTTGCATTCGGATTTGATGGTGTAGCAAAATTAATAAATTCAAATCCAAGCTCAACTATAAATTTAAGTAAAGAAATAAATGCAGGATGTGTACAGATAGTAGAATATTTCAACCATCTTTCTGCTGGTGCCACTCCGGCAATAACCGCCCTCAGCGAGGTTCAGAGCGAGGGAGGGTCTGCTTGGCAGATAGCAATAAATGATGCAAATCCATCAGCCGCACAAATGGGGCCATTCGTAGCGCAAAATTATTCTATAATTAAAAGATATGGAGGCATAACTACAGCGGCCACGAACGTCGCTGCATTCATAAGACATGATGCGGTTACTTTTACTGACGCATCTACAGGCATAGTTCCAACCTCTATAGATGGAAGAAGCGTTATAGCTGTTCCTACTTTTACACAGGTTGCTTTCCAAAACACACGTGCTTCTACTTGGGGTAGTATGACTGGGTTATCTATGGGGGGTAGCGCGGTAGACACATCAGGTCGGTGGATGGGAGTATCTCACACAATAGCGTCAACAGACATGTCTAGTAAAATAATATCACTAGAATTTATGATGTCTAGCGTAAACACCAACCAATTTGGGCCAGATGGGCTTGTGCTGTATCTAGAGGATTCGTCTGGAGAGTGGGTGGCCTATAATATATCGAGGAGGCAACGACTTGTTGCAGCTACTAGCTATGTGGTATTTATAGATGTTGAAAATGCTCCACAACTTGATGCTAGTGCCAGCCCAATAGACTTTTCAGATATAGTAAATGTTGGATATTTGTTACATAAGATAAGAACAAGTATAACGGCACTTATATTTAGGATTAAAAACTTAATCGTAAACAATCCCATCATTTTAGTTGACGGATGTGAAAGCTCTCCATGCTCATCTGCTATCTTTTCACAAGTAGCCAATGGGCATGGGCCATATTTGCTCGGATCTCTTCAGGGCAAAGGACAGGCACTATGTAACAGTGCTGTTCAATTTGGCAATGGAACAAGAAAAGTATATTTTAAAAATTCAGCAGTGTCACACGAACTCCCACTTAGCCCAACTTCTGCAATCAATAGAAGGTTTTGGCAAGTTTATAACAATAATCCTAATGCCGGCGTCTACCTTCATGCAGGCTCTGGCGATTTTATAGACATGTCTGCAAGCATAACTGCAACAGACAATGTGCAAAATTTTGTTATAAGTCCATCTTCTAGCCTTGATGCTTCTTACAATTTTGCTGGTGCATCAATAATAGGATGGGACATCTACAATAATTCCTCCGGTATTCAGCTTAACAACTCTTCGCTAATTAGGTGCTCTGGAGAGTTTATTGGAGGCGGACTTGATTCTTGCTCTGTGTCCGAATCTAGAGGGCACTTTGTTTTTTCAGACCCATCCCTAATTTCTGACTGCACTTTTACAAGCCCTGGAAATGGGCACGCCATAGAAGTTCTGCAGAGCGGAGAATATACTTTTCAGGGTAATGTTTTTAATGGATATGGGTCTAACTCTACAAGCGATGCAGCCATATACAACAATAGCAGTGGACTCCTAATACTTAATTTGGGTGCTGGAGACGCCACTCCAACCGTATTGAATGGGCCTAGCGCAAGTACAACAATAAATGCTCCACCAATCACCGTTAGTGCCACAATTCTTTCCGACTCTCGCGTGCAGCTATACAATGTTACTCAAGACACTGAAATAGACAATATTTTTGAATCAACAACATCCTACTCTTTTATAATTACATCTCAGGCGACAGATGGTGACATTATAAGGATAAGGGTCTGCAAGCTTGGCTACGAAGAGGTGGAGGCGACAGCGGTATTTTCTAGCTCATCTATTGGGTTTGTGATAAATCAACAAGCAGACGCCACCTATACAGCGTATGGGATAGATGGATCATTGGTTACTAAATTTGATCCAGACTACATAGATGATGATGTAGATCTTATTGTTGGTAGTAATTTTTCTGGTGCAGAATTTTACGCTTGGTGGAATTATAATCTAACAACAGAAGATGGCATTAGATATTTCTATGGAGCCCTAACATCAATAGATGAGGGAAATATCAAAATTGACTCAACTGTATTAAACCTAAAATTTGACAATACTACAACAACAAACGTTTTCCAGACAGACAACATAAGAATATATATAACAGATGCTGCTTATCCGGTAGAAAATCCAACTACTGGTGGCGGTGGTATAGATCTTGTATGGAGAAATCAAGTGTATGTTGTTGGAGGATCGGATCCACTAGATTCCATAGTGGAAGGCACACTTACAATGAGGGATGTTCAAAAAATACAACTAGCAGTTATGGCGGGACTAACTGAAATAGACGCCGGATCTCCAACTATTGTTAGGTTCAAGTCTTTGAACGGCCTTGTTGACAGAGTGGAGGCAGAAATGTCTGGCAGCGAACGAGTTAGTATAACTCTAGATCCATCGTAAGGAGATGTGACATGCCTCGTTTTACCAATGAACAACTAATACAGGTGCTAGAAAAAGCAACTAGACGCATAAACAGAACTTTGTATTTGACAGGTACGGAGGAGGAACTATCTGTTGACGCCTCTGGTAACGTTTATCCTAGCGGTAATGATCTGCACGATCTTGTGCTTTTACAAGCCGAATGCATGATTTTGAATATAGATATTAATAGTGACTTCAATGGCGATGGCAATAGCTCATCCGCCGGCTGGGGCCGCATGGTAAAAGACGGCGAACAAATGCTGGACGACAGAGGTGAAGCCGCAAGCCGCGCCAACGCCCGCACAAATTATCTAAATAGCGCCCACAACCCGTGCGCAGAACTGGAAAAAGCCATTAAGTTAGAAAAGCTACGCCGCATGGACTCTATGCTGGATGTGTGGTAATGGGCCTAATAAGCAACATGCAGAGCTTTCTGCCAGGAACATCTGGAGTATTGGATAACGGCGATAATTTTCGCCGAGCTATGGATACTGTACTTACAGATATAGGAAGAGACATTTCTGTTCATCTCGAGCCATCCAAACAGCCTTGTGTTGCGCCGGACTGTCGCTTTGACGCATTTTACAAAAAATATGTGAGCACCAACGGCATTGTCTGCTCCACCTGTAAGGGTCAAGGTTTTATCATAGAACCCAACTATACTATATATAGAGCCAATATACGATGGACTGATGAACCATTTAATAAAGGATCTGGACCATTAGCTGTAACAGAGCCGGTTTATGGGCGCCTTGGATACAATTTTGTTAGAACAAAAACAACCATAGAGTCTTTTGAACATATAAAAAATTCTATTGGCGCCACCATAGACGGTGTAAGAGTGCAGCTATTTGAGGAGCCTCGCCAAACTGGCTGGGGCCCAAATCTCCTCTATGTTGTGGCATTCTGGAAGGTAATAAACAGTGGCCAATAAAATAGTAATGAAAATTAATGCGAGAATTTCCGCAAAAGATAGGAAAAATATAGAAGAAGTTGTAATCAACCATATTAATAGAAAAAAAACAGAAGCTAGAAAAAACGTAGAAAAAGTGTTTAGGATAGAGACAGAAAGAGTTGTATTGGCCGCCAATGACCTATTCAACCCATTTAAGCAACCAAACGGATTGGAGCTAGTCGGCCAGCTCGGCATAGGTATTGGCGGCCGTCCAGATTTTAACAAACTAGATAAAGTAACGGTGCCGCTTATTCCAAAGCTTGGCGTTGCCAATGTTGGGGTTAGCTTTAAAAACAAACAGTCAATAGTCGCATCTTACAACATCAATACTGAAAAATTTTACAATTCCACAATAAACAAATACATATCTACCCGCTCAAATAGTGCAGAAAACAATCCTTCTGGCCGAGGAGAGGGTAGTGAAATAATGTGGATGAAAAATTATATAGAAGATGGCGTTTATTCACCACAGCATCAATATGTTGGTAGGGGCGACATTGGATTTAATGCCAAAAGATCTAGAACCGGAGTTGGACATATGTTGCCAGTAGGAATAAGTGGCAGCCCACTGCTGGTAAGTCCGGTTGGACGCGACGCAACATTTGGAGCCCTTCAGCGCAGGTTAGAGAAAAAATATACTTCTACCTACATGTTGGGGCAGATTAGGAAGGCTATTCGTGCCGCGCTACAGACCTAAAGCCCAAGTAAAAGCAAACATGCTACTGTGGCTAAATGATACGTTGTTGAGAGATGGGTTTTTCTCAACAGTAGAAAGTGGCACTGTCGATGTTTACGGCAATAATATTAGCGAGCTGGTGCCTGTTGAAGATTCTTCATATCCCGACCTTTATGTGTGGCAAAGCGCCTTCAAAAACTGGGTATGGGAAAGTGGCATAGTTGCTGGAAGTGGTGTTGAGCCAGTTGTTTGCAGCGGCATATACTATAATGGCGTTTTTAGGGCAAAGGACAGTGCGCATCCAGACTATGATGCCGCCTTCGACCACTCTGTTGATTTTGAAAATGGCCGCGTTATTTTTACGTCAGGCATACCATCTGGCACAGTAGAAGCTGCATTTTCATATAAAACGTTTGGAACCAGCCTTTCTAACCTTTTTCAAGACCAGACAAAAGATCTGTTACTTGAAACTTCATGGAAAGACAATCCTGAAATTACCGGCGTTATTATTTATCCAGAAAAAGATGTAAAAACATTGCCGCACATAGTCATCGACATAGATACTATGGACCATAAGGGATATGAGCTTGGCGCGGCATCAAATGTGACGGTATTAAAAGGTCACATATATCTTTATGCTACGTCTACTTATGAAATAGATCAAGTAGATGATTTGATTGGACTACATGAGCATAGTGTATTAAGATCTATAGATTTTAATACTGCGCCAACGCCAATTAATTATATGGGTGACATAAATGAGAATTTTTCATCCTATTCTTATGCTCAGGGCGCATTTCCTTGGCGACGAATATATATTGACGAAATAAGTAGTAGAAAACTAGAATCGCTACAAAATATTGAAAGACTTGCCATTAGGTTTACTGCCAAGGTATACCCGAATTTTTAGTTTATGTGTATAAGTCTATAGACCTTAAAACACCAGGAGTGAAAGATGCCCAACAACAGAGTATACTACGCTATTCATAGCGTGGCCTTTAAGGACAACAGCGGTCCTGCAACAAACGAGGTTGTTGTTATACAGCCTGGCGTTGACGTTGCGCCAACCGGAACGCTTGGACAAGCGATATGGGAAGTTGGTCGTGGCGTTCAGTCCGTCGGCATGACAACCACGTTTAACTTTGAGCAGGTTTTCGAGCTAGGCCAGCTTGAGATTTACGAATATATTGAGGCCGAGCCAGAGATCGAAGTTACAGTAGAGAAAGTGCTTGATGGCACCAAGCCTCTATGGTTTATGACGACTGGTCCTCGTGGCACCAGCCTTCTTACTGACAGAACAGCCAACTATCAGACAGACGTGGCCATTAGCATCTATTCAGATACTCAGACGCGCGCCAGCGGCCTACCACTGTCTATGGTGCTTGGCTCAGGCATGTATCTGAGTTCATGGACCCTTACAATGCCGGTAGACGGCAACTTTACCGAGTCTGTAACACTAGTAGGCAACGACAAGATTTGGGCAGACTTTGAAGGCGTTACCGGTCCTGCAGACTCTTATCCAGCGGAAGGCGCAAGCACCGACGCAGTGCCTGTTGGATGGCCGTCAGGCACACAGTTCCAAGTCCTAGAGGACGCCCAGGTTATTGGCTCTGGCGTTCAGCGTCGCGAGAGCTGGAGACTGGACAACTCTCGCCTACCTGTTCAGATACCAGGCGTCAGCTCTTCAGGCACGCTAGAAGGTATCGTAGAGCATATCCAAAACATTACGGTCACTGTTGATCTTGGTCGAGAAGATATTTTTGAGCTTGGTCGAAAGCGGCCGTTTACTAAATATGTTACATTCCCAGTTGAAGTAACTACAGCTATAGAGGTTATCACTTCTCAGGGCGATTTCGTTAACGCAGTAGCGTTTGACGAAAACTGTCAGCGTTCACAAAACACAGTTAACGAGGAAATAATCCTTGAGCTTTGTGAGGGCTTGCGAGTTGATCTTGGGCAAAAGAATAGATTGACTAGCGTTGAGATGGGTGGTGGTGAAGCTGGCGGCGATAACATGACCATTACCTATAACTACAGCAACTTTAACGATCTAACAATCACGCACAGCACATTCACATAATAGGAGTGTAGAAGGTTTTTCTCTTAACTGAGGGCAGCTTGTGGATTATGAAGAGGCGGATTCCGCCATTTCCCGGATAATTTTCGGGGGTAAGGTCGTAGAAATAGAAAAAGAAGATGGAAAGGGGTTTGACTTAGTAGTTAAGCCCCTTTCTTCTTCTGCCCGCGTATGGGTAGATTTTATCTACGACAAATATATGAAAAAGGCGCTTAATAGCGGCCTCCTGAAGGAATCTGCTATGCTAGCAGAGGCCATGTCTAATGGCGTTTGGGTAAAGGAGGACGATGAGTCTATAAATCTACTAAAACGCAACATCGAGGAGGCATCCAAGCAGGATGTTAAAGATTTAAGCAATTCTGAGCGCAATAAATTTTCAAACATAGTAAAGATAAGCAAAAAAAGGCTTGAAGAACTAGAAATGCGCAAGGCTGCTATTCTGCATCATAGTGCTGAAAAATATGCTCAGGAATGGAAAATAAAAGCCATTGTTTTTAGGTCTTGTTATAATTTAGATAATAAGTCGTTTTGGAGCACATGGGAAGAATTTATTGAAACTGTTTCTAATGACGATGTGTTTAAGATAGCTGGAGAAATATTTGCCAACAATCATGTTGACGCAAAAAAAATAAGAGCTTTAGCAAGACATCCAATATGGAGAAATAAGTGGATAGCAGCAAAAGCTGTTGGCGGACTTTTTGATAAGCCTATAGTAGAGCTTACTGATGAACAGCACGCAATAATATATTGGTCCTCAGTATATGATAATGTTTACGATGCATACGAGCGCCCATCTGACGAGGTTATAGAAGATGATGATAAGCTTGATGCGTGGCTTGAGGATCAGGCTAAAAAATCTAAAGAGTCTGCCAAAACTCGCCATATAGAATCTGGTAGTGCAAAAATTGCTAGCAGCCGCATCATGAAACATGGCGAAGTTTTTATTGCACCGTGGAAAAATCGCATTGATGTTGGAGAAATAAATGACTTGAATAGCGAAGTAACTAAAAAATATAGGGAATGGCAGGGCAAGAAAATAAAAGAGGCTGGTGTTGTAAAAGAACAGGATTTGCGTGCGACACCAGATTCGCGAAGAATTGGCGGCTCAGAAGACAACGTTGTTAGTGTTAAGCGTGGCAGAGATGGCCGAGCTAGAAAAAATGTAGATCAAGTGCTGCCTGGAGGCACTCTAATTGATAGGAGAAAGAAAAAACGGTGAGCTTAAAAGAACATATAGAGAAAAATGTATCGAGCTATTTTGTCGGCAGTCGGGCAAAATTGGCGGCCTCGATGCGGCATAAGATACGGCGAACATTTATTGCGGCACTAGAATGCCTCGAGGATGAGCTTGGCGCTGATAGCGAGCAATTTAGGCGGCTGCGAAAAGACATATTGAGAGAGGGCAATGATCAGATCCGCAACATGGAGGCGGAACTTGAAAAATACAACATAGAGTTTATTCCATACCATGTGGAATTTCGTACACGTTCAGTTGATGTAAAGGACGAAGGAGCGGGCAAATGAGTTTGAAGGAATTTGTATCACAGGATAAAGATGGCAAAGATGTGCGGCTAAAGTTTATTAAGCCAACCCAAAAGGTTTTGGCAGACAGCGACTTTGTATTTAAGCAATACTTCTCTAAATGTTTGCGCCACGGCATAATTACAACGGCCGAGGCAACAAAGCTAATGAAGAAAAATGGACTTTGGGATGATGAGGATGACAAGAATTTTGGAGACCTTCGTGAGCTTGTAAAAGAACTAGAGGGCGTTTTTGCAAAAGACGAGCGAGATAAGTATACAGAAGACCAGTTAATGGAAAAGGCGGCCAAACTTAAAATAAGTAGAGCTTCCCTATCTGAGCTTACGCAAAAGATAAGTAGTATATATGACAGCACGGCAGAATCGGTTGCAAACGAATATAGGTTGCAATACTGGGCATCTGAATGCGTAGTGTATTATGATAGTGGCAAAAAGGTTTTTAATTCTCTAGATGATTTTTTGTCTAGAACGCAAGAACAGATTGCCAAAGACGCATACCTGCAGGCCTTAATGCATAATATTGAATTGAATTATGGCATAGACGCGTCTGCTGCGACATCATTCCCAGAAGACGTATGGTTAGAGGATGTTGCTAAAAAAGAAGCAGAAGACAAGAAGCAAGAAGTTGCGGAGGCGGTAGAAGACGCCACACCGGTTAAAAAGGTGCGCCGCAAAAAGGAATAGCGCGTGGCTGATCCGCAAATACAAGCTCAAATAGACCTTGTTCTAGGCAAAAACTCTGTCAGGAATATATCTAACAGCATTCAGACGGCATTTTCTAAACTAGGAATACCGATAAGAATTGAGCCAAACATTGTCGCAAGAAGAGGCGGCGCTCGCGCAGACGAGTCTAGTCAGCGCGGCGAAGATGTGTCCATAGTCAGAAAGGCGATGAAAAAGAGCAAGGCTGACGAAGCAATTGCTAGGATGAGAGAAGCGGTCGCAGCAGAAGAGGCTAAGTCAATGACAAGTAGTCAACGACTGGCTGAGGCAACGCAGAAGCTAGAAGATGCTAGAATTGCTGCGGCAAACGGAGACAGGAAGGCTGCAAGACAGATTAGCGGATATGTTACGGCTGTTCGTAACGCTACTGCGGCACACAATGAAAGCAGGGATAGGCTAGAGGACTTAAAACAAAGCACAGCACTAGCGGCAGCATCTATAGCGCGAGCTCCGGCCGCTTTTTCAAATTTGCTGAAACAACAGATTCGTCTTGGCGGTGTTCAATTAGATCCTGGCAAGTTGGCTGCCGCAAACATTGGCGTAGCATCTGTAAGAAATGAAAAAGGAGAAACTACCGGAAGAAGAGGATTGACCGAGGAGGAGCTAGAAAGAGAATCTGCTAGAGACGCCGAAATTCAAAAGCGAATAAATAAGCAGATGCAGACAGAACAACAGCGGTCTGTTAATTTTATATCTGAATGGAACAGATATTTAAAGCAGCTAGCTCAAGAGACTAAAGGAGCCTCCGCCTCTGTTGCATCATCGTTTAATCAAAATATAAGAGATCCTATTGCCATTGGAAGAGGTAGGGGAGATTTGCTTGGAGGTTCAGCCGCAAGTCTTCAGGAGTCCGAAAGACGTCTAAGAGGTGGAGATACTGCCGGCTCCAGAGAAGCGCTAAATAAGGCCAGGGAGTCTTTTGATAAATCAAAAACTTTTGGAGATGACGAGGCTACGCTTCGCGCAAACCTCAATAAAAGCCTGGCCGCACAAGAGGTGCTGGTTAAGGCTGCAGAAAAAAATCAGGCGGCAATTAACGAAAGAACAAGGAGACAAGCGGAGTTTGCTAGCGCTAAGGCGAATTTGGATGCGATCGCAGTACAGCTGGCTGGCGCAAAAACCAGGGGAGATACTACAGTAGTTGAAGCAATTAAACGCAACGCTCAGGCTGTTATTGAAAATGCCGAAAACGCAAAAGTAAACGGCCGCAATCTTCGCGTTCTCAATTCTATATTTAAGCAAATAAACAAGGAGGCGAACTCTCTAGAAGGCGAGCTTAGAAAGCAGGCAAATGCTGCAAAATCAACAGTCAGTAGGCAAGACGCAATTGATAAAATAAGAGAGGCCGAGACTCTTATAGCTCAAAATAAAATTGCCGAGGCTGCAGCCAGTCTAGAGGCATCAAGAGTTGCGGCCGCGAATGCAAAAGATCCTGAGGGAAAAAGAGAGGCAGACAGGCGCATAGTTGCGGCACAAAGAGGTGTAGAGGCGGCACTAAACATACAAAAACAAAAAATATTGAATCAAAGCAAGAGAGAAAGGATTGCGGCGACTGCCACTGCTGCATTTTCTAGGCTTAGTGGTCCGTTTGGCGGAGATGATGGTGGGGCTAGGGAGGCGCTTAAAAATGGACAAATTGATCTTGCAAAACAACTTGTTATTGAAGCAATTTCAATAAGAAATTCAATACCTCAAACAGAGGCTGGAAAAAGAGCCAGAGCCTTTTTGACTATGGAAATAAATAGTTTAAGAGAGGCCATTAAGAAAGAAGAGGCTGCGGCAAATATAGCCGCAAATACTCGCTTGCGTGTTGCAAAAATACAACAGGTTGTAACGGCCCGCAATGACGCCATTAGCGCAATAGCTGCTGGCAATTTTGACCAAGCCAGAGACCTTATTAGGCAGGTAAAATTTGGCGCCAGAGATCTCAAAGGTCTTGGGTCATCTCAGGCTAGCCAGGATAGGCTATCTATTGAACTAGACAATCTAAGAATGTCTTATAGAGATGCTGTATCAAAAGAAAAACAACGAATAAGGGCCGTTGAAAAAGAAACTATTGAACGACGAAGACTGTCGGACACAGTAGCATCTATAAATGCAAAACTGCAATCAGAACTGTCATCTATTTCAAAATCATTTGGTGTTGGCGGCGGCGGCGGCGGCGGTGGTGGTCGAGGTGGTAGAGGAGGTGCTAGCGGAGGATTTGGAGGCGGGACAAACCCGTTTGATGATGGAGGTCTGTCAAGGTTCGAGAAAACTATTTCTAGAATAAATGGCGAGCTAAAAATTGGCAATGCGTCAATGCAGAGTTTTGCAGAAAGAACCGGCTTGGCGGCAGTTCGACTTGCGGCATGGAGCACGCCAGCAGCATTTTTGTTTCTCACAATAGGTGCGCTTCGTAATGCAGTAACAGAAATAATAAATTTGGATAAAGAAATAAGGCGCCTAACATTCTTTTCTATAGGCAGCCAGTCTATCGATGAGTTTAATTCAAAAATAAAGCAAAGTGAAATAATCAAAGGAACTCTTCAAAAGAACTTTGATTCATTAATTAATCTTTCAGATAAATTTGGCGTTAGCGTTAAAGATGTTGCGAAAGCGGCCAATACTGTCGCTAGAATTGGCCAGCAAACATTTGATGCAGGAGGAGACCCCAGCAGGTTCCTTGAGGCTGTAACAGCACTAACAAAGCTTGAGGGTGGAGCATTAAGCGCAGACACGGCCGCAGAATTACTTAATGCAACGCTTGCGCAATTTAAACTATCGTCAGATGACGCGCTACTTGTTGCAGCAAAACTAGGCACGGTATCACTTCAAACATCTTTTGACGTTGAGAGATTGGCTACGGTTCTTACGCGCTTCGGCTCTGCGGCACTTAATGTTCAAAACCTCAATATAGATCAGTCGTTGGCCATCTCTGCTATAGCCGCAAAAACATTTGGCACAAACGCCTCTAGGCTTGGAACTGTGTTGAGGCAGGTAACAACCAAAATATTGCAAAGCAGGGAAGAGCTTGAAAAACTAACTGGAATAGATATTGCAACAGAAGGTGGACAGTTAAAATCATTTCAAACAGTCATTGATGTATTTAAAGAAGTTCAGAGGGCGAGCGGCACGATAGCTGTAGAGCCACTAACTCGCCTACTTGGAGATACTGATCAAAGGTCTGACATCATAGCCTTCGCGTCTGTTATCGGAGAAGTCGAGGCATCATTTAAGAAATTTGGAAATGCGGCAATTGCTTCTGAAAATTCTGCACAACAGGTGTTGGCTCTCTTTAATGCTACAGAATTTGTAGCTGAAGACGCCTCAACTTCAATAAATAGGTTAGAAAATGCAATAATTAGGTTGGCTAAAAGTTCTGGCGCAACAGAAATAGTAAAATCTCTAACTACCGGACTGGCCGGCGCCATAAATGATTTAAGGACGTTCATAGATGCTTTTATAGCTTCTGGCAATGCTGCTAAAACATTCGGGGCTATCGCGACACTTGTTTTCTCAAGACTAGCTAAAAGCGCAGCAGGAGCTCTTGCAACACCATTTATCAATTTTACTAATTTTTCTAAAGACATAAGAAAGGTCTCTGGACTGTCTTTTGCCGGTAAGGATAATGAAAATTTAATAAATGCTACGACCGAATTGGAGAAGAATAAGCTAATAACGCAAAAAGAAGCGCTCGCTCTTAATTTACAGAATAATAAAATACAAGAAAATATACAGAAAACTTCTGCAAAAATAGTAGCTCAAGAAGAGGTTGTAAATAAGTTAAAAACATCTTCTGTAGCAACTCGTGGACAGATAGCTCGTGCAGAGAGTGGGGTAAACAACCTTATCGCTCAAAGAAATCTGTTATTGAAGCAGGAAGCATCAATACGAAATACAATATTAGAAAAAACAAATGCTGCAAACAGAGTCGCTGCTTTTGCTAAACGCAATGCAGGAAATATAATTGCTGCTGGAGGTGCCGCTGCTTCGTTTAGTGGGAATGAACGTGTTGCTAGTGCAGGATTTGGCGCGGCCGTTGGCGCAGAACTTGGATCTGCGTTTGGGCCAAAAGGAGCCGTCATTGGTGGAATACTAGGCCTTGTAGGGGGGGCGGCCGAATCTATTGGAGATGCACTATTTAGCCTTGGTGGACAAAATGATCTTGAGAAGAGGCTAAAGGAGACCGCTCGATCTAAAGAGAGAGATAGGCAGTTAAGAATTGCTAATGAGGCAAGGGCTAGCACGGCCAGACAAATAGAGTCTCAGCGAGCGGCAGAAGAAAGAGCATCTAAAGAAATAAAAGATGCACTGAGAACGCGTGAAGGACTTTTGTCGTCGATATCTGAACTAGAAAACCGCATTCAACAAAATCGGCTGATCGGCCTTTCTACAGAAGGTTCGCAGAATGCGTTGCTTGAAAAAAACAAGGCACTGAGGCTCGTTTCTGCAAAACTATCAAAAGCAGAAGCGGACGATGCAGAGAGAAGGCTAAGAATTGAAAGCCGATTAGAAGATGTTTCGATATTTAGTGAAATACGATCTGCTGGCATAGATAGCTTAAGAAAAATAGAAAATACTATTGGAAAGATAAAGAGAATATCTGAAGAAGAACAAATTAATATAGATGTTAAATTTGACAAATTGCAGCTGAGGTCAGAACTAGAAGCTCTGGCTATTAAGTCTGCAATCAGGATAAGTGCCCTCACTGATGCGCAAGCAAAGGGCAACATCTCTGACATAACAACGGCAACAAGGGAGCTTTCCAAGGTTCAAACATCTACATTTAAGGCTTCCGTAGGACTAATTAAGCTACAAATAGAGGAACGAGAAAAGCTTCTTACTGCCTCTGAAAATTCTGCCAAGAGAATATTTGAGTCATACAAAGCTGGTGCAGACCAACTAAGGTCTAGTGCAGAAGAATCTAGAAAACTATTGAGCGACATATTTGGACTACGCCTTACTAGTGCTACACAACAAAACGATAGATCAAGAATTAGGGAAGGTGAAAGATTTTCTATATTGCCGCAATCATTTGGCGAGCAAGTATCTGAAATAAGCAAAAGCCTTGGACTCGTCGCAAATTCTATAGCCAAAATAGGTGTTGCTGGAGGCATTGATGCTCGTAGAAATAATTTTGGACCAGGACAAAAGGGCTTTCAGGCACTAAATGCTGATGTTCAAGACGTTAGCAAAAAATTCAAAGAACTTCTTCAGGTTCAACAACAACTAATAACTGCCGACTCTACTGAATTAAGGCTTAAAGAAGACAACTTGAAGAGAGAGGTTCAAGCACTTACTGACAAAATTGAGCAAGACAAAAAATTATTGTCTGACCAAGAAAAGTCAGTACAAGCTATACTGTCTGAACGTCGCATAGAGCTGCAAAAACAAAAAGAACTAATCTCCATACTGGATGCCAGGATAAAGAAAGAGGCAGAAGTAGGCAAGCTTATCATCAATTCTCCACAAGAATTTGTAAAAAATTCAACAAAGCTTGCGTCTTCTTTAAGGGCTCTTTTTGAAGGAACAATCGGTGGAAGAAGGCTTGGCGACAGATCAAGACAGCTAGACACTGATAGAAGCGGAGACTTGAGTAGGCAGGAAATAGAGAAAAATCTCCCAATCGTTGCGGACATACTGCAGGAAAGAGTCAGGCAACTAGGCAAGCAATTCCCATCCATTGTGCCAGAAATATTAAAGAGTTTGGATTTTGCCGCCCAGGCAGGCATTGAACTGATTATACCGCCAGAACTATTAAGCGACATCGTTGCACGCGCGCCAGTAACACGCCCAGGTCAGGGCGGCGATATAATTAGACAGAGAGAAGGAGCGGAGGCAGGAGCAAATAAAGCCCTGAATGCAATCGAGGCAGAAAATACGCGCCTCATTAACATTACTGGAGAAAGAATAAGGCTAGAGTCGGCTCTACTAGATCTTGAAAAGAATAGAAAAATAGTGCTAGAGGAACAAAATAACATATTCAAAAACACAAAACTACCAGCGGCTTTTGACGCCATAACCACAAAAACAAAAGAGCTTGAGGCAGAATTTGAAAAACTAAGAACGACGGCGATGTTGGCGGAAGAGCTCTCCACGCAATTAAAAAATGGCACAACCTCAATAGAAAACTTTTCTGACAAAATAAAAGAACTGTCTGAGAAGACTGGTATTGGAGATAGGGCACTATTCGACGCATCAGATTTTAACAAGCGCCTACAGACGACCATTTCTAGCACAAACGATGTTTTAACGGACTATACAGAGGCTCTTGGTGCGAACGCTACCGTTATTGACTCATTCGGTGAACGAACAAAAGAGTTTAATGAAACAATAAATACTCTTAAAGACGTAATCCAGAATGATAAGATAGAAGTGGACCTAAACGACCTTGAAGTACAACTAACTCACGTCATTAGACATGAATTTGCTGGTGGATTTGGTATAGAAGAATTTAAGAACAATACTGTATCTGAGCTAACAAAGAAACTAGATGAAATAAGGTCTACTTTGCAAAAATTAGTTCAAGTAGAGATAAATAGGGGAACGGCACTTAATAACATCATAGGCTCTGGGTTCTAATGTATATTTTCTCCACCGCCGTAACTGGCCTTTACAACATAAGCCTGCCTCAGTGGGGCAGATCGTTTTGGCAAGACCCAAACGACGGAGAGTTGTTTTTGGCTTTTGCGTCGGGGACTTCTCGCCTAGCATTCATTCGCTCAACAAATAGTGGAAATGGGTGGAGTGAGCCAGAGGACATTGGGCCTATCGACGACTTTAGTGTGCACAACAACTTTGACACATTCATGGATCCGCGCGGCCATGTCCATTGTGTGTTTAGGTATAACGATAGCGGCTGCTACCAATTTTTGGGCAAGCAGTCTGGCGGCGGCTGGACCAAGGCTAGCGGCCAAGCCGACCCTGTTGGATTTTGCACGGCTGGCGATTCTGGCACCGCGCCTGGCTTTCAGGGCTCAGTAAGCGTAAAGGAATTTGAGTCGGGCTTTGACCTGCCATTTACAACTTTCCCTACCTGTATCGTGGGTGCAAAAGATGCCGCAAATGACGTTGACCTCTACTATATGGGCTACCCGCACTCTAGCGGCTTCTTCTTAAAAGAAACCATAGGAGAAGATAATGCTGGCACTAATGGAGGCTACCCAATCACTTATGCTGATGGTGATAATGGCAATGGCGCAGGTGTTGCATACTATGATGATGTAGACAGAAAAATAATACCAGTAATAAGAAATAGTTCTTTTGATTTCTGGCATGTTCAGGGATTTTTCCCACGATACCTTGGGTCTGGAGAAGAGCCGTTTTGCGGCAAGATGGGCATTGGAAGTGGCACGCTGCCATATACTGGCCTGACTTCCTTTACCTGTTCTTCTTCTGGCAATGATTTGTGGGGAAACTATCAAATTAGCGGAGGTCAAACATTTACGCGCCTAGACTCCAGGTCGTCCGTTCTTTATGATGGGCAGGTAGTAGAAACTGCGACTATAGATTGGCGGGACCAAATACCACAGTCTGGTATATATGGCGTTGGTGGCGACTTTCCTGGATCTGGAACAAATTGTGACTTTTCATTTGACAGCTACGGCAACATGTATTGGTATTGGCAACAAAAAAATAGTGCCGGCCATCAATGCATCGTAAGAACAGCTTCACGCCCATTCCATGATGGCACCAGCTATCGCATCTATACGGCTCCTGCCGACATATATCCATCCGGCATGCGTTTTACGTCACAAGTTTCGCATGATGTTGCTGGTGGATATAACGGAAGGTGCTTCTATAAAAACTTCAAGGCTCTTAAGCATCCTACTGCTCCAAGTGGTAATGATTTTAAATCTCAACTAATAGTAACAAACAGCTATACATCAACTTATCCTAGTGGCTCAAATTTAGTTATATGGAACATGGATGAGTCTCCTGCCGTTCGCTCACACTACAATCAGCCATACTATCAAATAGATTATACCGCAACCTCTGGTGACGAAAACATATTTGTTGGCGTATCAGATGCGTTTTTTCATGCAGACATCCCTCTCATGTTTGATGGAGATGTGAATACTTACGGGCTTGTTGGTAGCGGCAGCTATCTAACTCTTGAAATGGATAAGAGTAGAGTAATAGATAGAATAGAAATTGTTGGTCAAAGCAGCTCAAGCGCGGCCACAAACAATAGAGACATAGGGCAGATAGATCTGTATGCCTCGCATGATGGCACAAACTTTTCTTATATTCAAACAATTCCATCTGGTAATGCGAGTCTTGGAACTAGGCTTAGGCGCTTTACTGCAAATGAGCTAGAAGTAGAAGTTCAGCCGGGGTCGCAGGGATTCTATCAACTCATTGATCCGATAAGCGCAAGGTATGTTAGGCTTAATTTTACGACAGCCTATACAACTAGCGGCAGAAGAATAAGTGAAATAAGGCTGTTTGGCCCTTCGACTACTGCACATCAAACTACAACAGCAGACCATACATATTTTAACGTTCCGCAAGTTCGTCGCCAATATATAGAGAGGTTTAGAAGAAAACGAGGAGAGCTTCCAGCAACATGGAGGTCTTATGGAGACTTTACGTGGTATACGGTAGCTAGTGGCGATTTTACGCATGACGTTGTGCTGCCAACGCAAGAAGAGCCATCATATGCTAATGGCCTAGTCCCATCTGGGCTATTTTATTATTTGGCCGCAACAAACGGAAATGGAGATGGTTTTTCGTTAATCAGCGAGCCTGCAGCAGACGCATCGGGACTAGTTTCTCCAGTTGGCCCAATACCATCAAGCGGGATATATCCTGGTTCAAGCGGGGTTGTAGAGGTAGACCTTGATATTAGCGTAGAAGAGTTTAATGCCAACAAGAGGTATATAGCGTTTGACTATAGGCTTGATCAAAATCAAGATGATGTTTTTGAATTTTCTACAATAGATGAATTTAATACAGAAACAGTTCATCTTAGTGTGACTGGATCATTTAACAATTGGCTAACTCATACAACAACTCTAGACGCATCAACATATACTGCAAGATGGAAATATATAAGGGGCTCTACGACTGATCCGTTTACGTATGGAGCGGCCTGGATAGATAATGTTAGTGGCGTGCCGGGTCCGCCACTATGGTCCGTAAACGGTTTCATAAAAGGTGAGCAGGGCGTTGCAACTGGCATCATAAATGGCTACATGAATACAAACTATTCAGAACAAATTTATGGCTACATGTATGGCGCGCCATTCGATAGTTCGATTAATGGATATTTACTATCAGCTGTAGATCCAGATTTTGTTAGTTCAATAAACGGTTACTTATATGCCAATACTGATGGCTCTATAAATGGTTACATGCTTGCAGTCAATTCTGGCGAGTTTGCTGTTACATATCCAACTGGATCCATAAATGGTTACATGCTTGTTTGGACTGGATGGGATGAATCTAACATCAATGGAATTTTACTTGCAAACTGGGATCAAGGAATAAATGGCTATATTATCGGCGCATCAGCACCAGGAGACATACCAAGCGGACAAAATCAAATATTCGGTTATGTAAAAGCTTTTGATGCCGAGAGTTATATAAATGGCATAGTGAATACATATGGCCAAAGTGTATTTAGTGGTAGCATAGCTGGTTATCTTAATGCTCGTTTTGGCATTGGCGATCAAGTAATAAATGGATATATGTTTACACCCTCTGGAGATGTAAGCTATATAAATTCGTATTTACCTGGCTGGAATGGAAATGGCGAGTTTTTTATTGGACCACAGTCAATAATAAATGGTTATTTGAGCGCGGAGGATTTGGAAAGCGTTAGTATAAACGGGTATTTGATGGGCAACTATCCAATATCTAGTATATGGGGATATTTGGGCAGTGAGGCGCTAGTTCCTAGTGGAGGTGGATTGGTTGGTGGAGGCCCAGGAGGTGGAGGTTCTTCAACATCAAATGTCATTCCAGGCACCAACTGGATTAATGGCTATCTAAAGGCACATGATGGATTTCAGCAAATAAATGGTTATCTAATGGCGCCGCCAGGTTATTGGGAGCATATTTTTGGATACGTATCCGCAGGAGCTGACGATTCTATAATACATGGATTCTTGGTTGGGCATGAAGAAGCGGCTAGTTCAATAAATGCATACATGAGTGGGGCCGGATTTGTTGGAGACGAAATAAATGGATGGCTTTTTGGCATTAGTGGAACATTTAGCGATAGCATTAATGGATTCGTTATTGGGTCAAACTTCCCCATATCAACCATATACGGAACAATGATAGGAACAACAAGCGGAGTTAATAGTAAAGAGGCGTGTCCTGCGCACAACTACTTCCCACTACCTGCTACCTTAGTTGCGTCTATACCAACAGGAAATTTCTTTAACTAGGTGATCAAATGCCTGTAAATTTTAATTCTGGAACAAGAATGTATTACATTAGGCGGTCAGATGGGCTGGCCTACTGTTTCAGTCCGGTTCCGTTCATGTCAGAAGACGTTGAATCTACATCTCTCATTATAGATGGCGAGCAAAGAAGGATTGCGACTACAAAGACATTTACGTTTGAAGGCACGTTACTTCCAGACCTTCCAGAGTTGTCTGGTGTAAATTCTGAAGCAACATGTCTTGAGCTATTGGATCGTAAAAGCGATCAGCTAAAATCGGCTCTAGATGAAGACTATGGAAATCTTCTTATCGTAGATGCATCTGGTTATGCCGTTCTTTCGGAACATGTAAGAGTAGATTCTATAAACTTTGATCTAAGTCAAATTGTTACTAAGCGCGACTATACTGTTGCATTTTCTACAGAACATTATTCAGACGCCGACGCAAGGATAAGTACATTCTCTGATACTTGGGCATTTCAGCAACAAGACGATGATACCGTAACTGTAACTCACTCAATAAGCGCTGTTGGCATAAATGACATTGGAGCACCAACTGGCGCATTAGAGAATGCAAAAGATTTTGTTTTATCTAGATCAAATACCATAGACAAAACACTAAGCTTTTTTATTAAAAGCCCCTACACTTCTTCAATATTAGATGTAGACAATCTGTTTGAGTTCAATCATACTCGTTCTGAAAACTCAGACACTACGGCCGGATCATATTCTATAGATGAGAGCTGGGTATTAAGTTCTGGAAACTATAAAGACGACAGGACCATAGAGAGCTCATGGGAGCTGACTGGTAGTGGGATACTACAACTGTCTACTGCGGTCAATGGAACAGTGCAAGGCTACGGAGACGATACATTCTCTCGCCTAGACAACGCCATTACTGCATTTGAAGACATTGTAGCTCCACAAATAAGCTTCTATAGTACTACGGGCATCTTAAGCAAGAGCAGGTCCGATAACAGGTTTGCAGGCACGGTAACATACTCAGTAGACTATGGTGTTGATCAGCAAGACCCGCTACAAGATAGGGCAATAACGCGCTCACTAACGCGCAATGATGATGGTAGTGTTACTCAGTCTGTTACAACATCCGCAAGAGTCTCCCTGTCCAGCACGTCTGGCATAGAGCACGCCATTAATTACTGTGTCGCTAATAACTACCCAATTGATAGTTATATAGAACCGTATTTTTCTAGCTCCTATTCTGGTAATATAGAATCTGTTAGTGCAGAAAGAGATGATCTGCAAAAAAGTTTTAGTCTGACAAAAGTATACAGAGACCAAAGCGTATCTGGATATTGGGAAGAGTGGCAGTCAAGCAGGGAACAAAACATAGAAACTGCTACAGTAACAATAAGCATAAATGGTAGTGTATATGGACTTTCGCCAGAAAGTTCTACATCTTCTACAGACAGATTCACTAACGCTTCTGGCGCATTTTACAACACAATCATGCCGCTTATTCGCGGAAGAGCAGAAGACCTTATTCCAAGCGGATCGTGTCTTGGAATAAATCCAATAAGCACAACGATCGGGTACAATAAGCGCGGAGGCATAGTTACATACGACTACAGGTATGACAATAGATACCTGTCAGACAATCCACTTATTTCTGACGAAGTCATTGAGGTTGATTATCAACTTCCTGGACAGGTTATTGCGATTATTCCAATACCACTCAAGTCTACCGGTCCAATATTGCAGGACCAAGGTACAGTTACGCAGAGAGAAAAACGTCTACGTATCCAATATAGTATGACCCCAAGCGGAATAACCTGTGGACCAATATCAACGGCCACTCAATATCAATTGGAGCTTGCTGCACTATCCGAATCTGATATTTTGGTAAACAACACAATGCTTGAACACTCGAGGGGCGAGAAACCGATAGCCTCTGGGGTGTTTAAGACAGCTGATCAGTATACATTTAATAAACGAACCCTGGTATTTACTCGTAACGTTTCCTGGACGCATACTCAAACATGACAGTAACAACTCTTGGACTGAATTCTCCACCAACGTTTTTAGGCGCATATATTAAGCATATTAGCGCAAATACTGGTTTTTCAAGCAACCCTAGTTCAATAACCGTCACATTGGCCGAAGACCCTCAGAACGGCTTTGCTTTCCAGCACCCAGAGGTTGGCAGATACTACACAGTAGAAGTTGGGAATAATTGGAGCTTTGGTGGAATCATAACAAAATATGATCTGGACTTAAGGAATGTTGGTGGTAGATTTATAAGAATAAATATTAGCGATCCACGACAAATAATGTCTAACCTACCTGTTATTATCAATCCAGGATCAAGCGCTATAATAGATGGCGTAAGAAATACTAACTGTAAACTTATAGATGTATTTGGAGCATTTAGCGTAGATGCTCAAGCCTGGAACTTTTCTGGTTGGACACAGGCTGGAATGCCATATAGAAGCTTTTCAAAAGCAATAAGCGGTGGCTCGCTTACTATTGGTAATTTTACATTTAGCTTCCCGCAGCAGACAGTAAATATCTTGGGAGACACATACAGTTTCGATTTAAGTGAAGTTGACAACTATGTGTCTGGCGACTTTTTAATCAATACCAACTTTTCGCCGCTATCTTCTGTCATTGAAGACATTGCACAAAAGAACTCTTTTGACTGGTTTGTTGAAAGCTCTGTGGTAAATAACACAATTGTTGTTACAGTTAAGGTAATAGATAGAAAAGAAGACAATATAGAACTTAGTTTGCAAGAATTTTTAGACGATCATCCAGAAAAGGTAATTACTGCAACGTCTGGAGTTGAACTCAAGACCGACTCTGCATGTGCGGTTTTGCTTGGGGCTGCTATAGAATCTATTAAAAGAGTTCCGATAGCTGGACTTGCTAATGAGCCTCTAGATCTTAGTCAGGAGAGCGGATCTGCTGCGTACCTGATGACCGAAGATGAAATGAGGGCTGTTCTAGGAGGTAAGCAGTCGTGGGAGGCGTGGATAACAATACCGGCAGAAAGCGGAGGAGGTGGTGGATTCTCTAGGTATGGTGGGACGCTGTTAGACTCGTATGCAAAAACAATAATACCAAATCTTGCAGATGTTCAAGAAAATGTAAGCGTTAACAATCTTTTCAAAAACAAAAATAGAAAAACTAGGGATCTGCAAACGGACTTTTCAGAGGTGGTGGGAAAGGTTTATGAAAAGCTAAGCGGACATGCGACATCAACATATGGTAAGCGTTTTGTTCACGAGGATGTTTTTGATGAAATCATAGAATCGTGTTGGACAAGAGATGCAACTAGCTTTAACAACAACCCACTAGAATATTTTAGACAGGAAGATGGTAGGACGAGGGCATTTGTAGAGTTCTTGTATGGAGCGCCTACAGGAGTAATAAATGTTATATCCACTCCTAGAGAATCTTTTGGAGATAGTGTTGTTTTCCGAAACATAACCTCCTATGGCAAAACCTTCGAAAATACTGGCGTCGAGCCAAATAATGCCATCATACGAATGGAAAACGACGTACTCGATCCTACCAACTATGTAATAAAAATGGATAAGTCCCACTATACTTACGAGGCAGCATCTCCAACAACATCCATATTTGTTGCATGCACAATAGATAAGGATGGCGTTGTGAGAATAGAGTCACCAATTACGGAAAAAACTCTAGATCCATCGGCTGACGATGCACTTAAGCAAATAATAAACATAGCTGAGTCTGACACATCAAACTATCTGCTATCAAAATTAAGCGCACTACAAGAGAGGGAGGAATCTCTAGCGATCAGGCAAAGAGATCTTAATGCTGAGATTGATGAACTTCTAGATGGAACTAAGAGAACTCTCAAAATAAGAGAGCTGGATAGAGTTAGTTCTCAAAGAACAAGCGTTGTGGCAAAAATCTCTGCGATACAGGCAAGAATAAATGGCGGAAATGAAGTAAATAACGAAGACGTGATAGGCGTGGAGGCAGATGGAAACCAGGCATTTGTTGTAAGCAAGATAGCGCAAAACATAGCATCCGTTGTTGGCCCTGGGTTTACAATAAGTCATCCAAAGGCATACCAACCAGTTAACGTATACATACCGACCCGTTCTAGATATTTGCGCTATGGTCCAATATTTCCGTCGCGCATCAATGAAATAGAGTTCGGTCGTCTTGAAGTTATTCAGGATGATGGGTTTGCTCCGTGGGAATTTGGTTCAATATCGCTCATGGCTCTTGCCATGCAAGCCAAGGTTGACAACATTGCGTCTGCACAAAAAGAGCTGTTCTCTGGCACAATAGCAGTGGAATCATATCCAAAATATACTCTTGGACAAGCTGTTGATAGAAATTCTAACATAAGTTCTATTTCAATGACTTTTAGCACTGACGGTGGATGTACAACAACATACCAGTTACAGTCATATACAAGGAAATTTGGAGAGCTGACAAAAGAAGACTGGGCTACTATTGCTCTGTTTCTAAATAGCGGTGGTGCCAGAATATTGCCAGAGCGTCTTACTAACTTTATGTCTTCTTACAATGTGCCCGTCAATAAACAGCCTCTCAATGGAAATGGTGGGAATCCAATGAGAGGAGGAGCGTTTACCTTTGGATAATGTAAATAGAGACTTTCTATACGGTCTAGATTACAACAGAGCTTCTTACGCCATTAGCGGACGACAGCCAAGCGTTGCTCAGCAAACAACTGCTGGCAAGCTTGTACCAAACGGCCCTCCAATGTATGTGGACCTTAATCCGCCAGGAATATTTACAGACGCATGGCAATCTACGTTTGGCGCCTCTTTAGACTCTACAATGGCAATAATAAATGGCCAGAAAATTCAGGAAGCAATAGATTCAATAAGTCTGAACGGCATATATAGAGACGGCTCATCTAATGCCTTCGACAACAATACATGGATACCTGTATCAACAGACGAGGCAGATATTCAACAAATCTCCATGCTTGTCAGCAAACCAACCATAGAAGAATATGATGACGAGGAAACATACGGATCTATAACTGGCGTAAGAGGTATCGGAGTAAGAATACCTTCCATCGCTGGTGGGTGGGGAAGAACGATTGATGGTCTTCCAACAGATCCACAAACATCTGAGGACTCCACAGGCAGGAGAAATGACGAGGTTCATAAGCTGGCTCGTGAAACATGGAAGTTTGGCCCGGTTGATTATCGATGGGACTACAGAAGAGGTGTGTGGTCGGCCTACAACGACCTGGTTGCTGACAACCAAGATGTCGGCATTGGTACGTGGGTGTTTGGCACGAACCCTGACAGCGATCAGGGCTACCCATTTATTAGGGGGCGTCTAGAAGACGTTTGGTGGGTAAGAAAGACTTTTGAGAAGTCTGCAACTAATGGAAGAACTCAGGGAGCCCAGACAGCAGAGGTAATGACAAAACTAACGCACAGACTTTTCGATGAAGAAGAGAATGGTGCGGCAAGCCTGTCAAGCGTCTTTATCATACCTCACTCTATATCAACAGATGATGACTTGCATCCAAAAGGAGAAGAATGTAGCGTAGGTGGAGAAATAACGGGTGATGGAGAGGCCATAGACATACGCACCACAGTTCATTTCTTTCAAGAAATTGGAAAAGACGGGCCAATAAAGTTTGGAGCCAAAGCATCAGAAGAAGATGTGTGTTGCAAGCCAAACAGTGGTAAATATTTTGTTGGTGAAATGTTGTGGATGGATGTCAGTCTTAACTATTGCGAATCTGCCGGATCTGACCCAAGAGACTTGCCAGCCGGTCCAGTTTCGGATGAACCCGATAGAATGTGGGTTCCTGCAATAAAAATAGATGAGTGCGAGCTAGTCGGCCAACACTTCTTAAAGTTTGTACAAAACGACATCAATTTGGCGGTAAGAATTAGTGAGACTTGTAATGAAATAACTCGCTATACAGAAAATCTTAAGGGTGCCATTGATGGCAATTTTCTTAGCGTTGGTGTGGCCATTGACTGCTTGAATAGAGAGGTTCAGGGATTGGCCGCATCTACCACAACCTATGTTAATCAAGTAATAGTTTCAACAAATGACAAGATAAGTAAGCTGAAGTCCGACGTTCAAACAGCCATGAACCAGCTTGTTGCAAATATAAAGGCCGCACTAGAATTCTGTGGATGCGAGGCGGAACTGTTTTCACCTATTATTGGTGGACAGTCAGGTCCAGTAATAAATCTACCTCTTGGCGGAATAAGTGTTGGAAGTTGCACACTAACTCTTGGCAGAGTTCCAGCACTAGACTGCGCTATTTGTCACGGAACACACCTTCAGGGGCCGTGCATGGATGATGAGAACTTTGTCGCTGGTCGCGCTTGCGATAATGACCCTCCACCAGTTCCAACAACAAAGTTCGGTAATTGCGGAGCAAAATAATGTCCAAAAGAAGGTGAAGGCCAAAATTAACAGGAGTGCCGTGTGCACAAGTACCCAATGAGCATTTTACTGTTCAACAGGGGGCTTCTAATGAATTGTCAGAGCCAGCCAGGCATGTTACTACGGTTGGCAACCAGCCGCAAACAGACGCGTGCGATATAGACATCAAAGATACACTGAGGCGCATTCGTATTGCTGCAAAAATAAATGGTGAGCCACCAGAGATTACTAGAAAAAAATTAGATTGTGTTCGCAATTCAGACCTATCTTCTGGCAACATAGTAACATGTAATATTGGTTCAGAAGAATCGCCAAACTTTTTTTCTATCGTAATAAAGAAAGATTGGACGCTGCCATTTTAACCCCTAATGTACAGGTACACAGCAGTAGTATACAGGAGATGTATATGAAAACGGTAGTACCGGATGGAGCGTTAAATATTGGCTAAGCAGAATAAACTTCCGTCAGCGACGACACCAAACTCTTTCCTACCTGTTCGTCAATGGCTTGCAGAGCTGGTAATGTACAGGAAGCACAAGGGGCGCTTACCAGAGGCATTTTGGAAAGTTCAGAAATTTAAATGGCAGTTTGTAAATGAGCTGAAGGCCGTATCTACGTTTATTAAGAGATATGGTGAAGATGTTGTAAAATTTGTTGTTGTGGCAAACAAAGACATTCAGACATTTACTTCCTATGGAGATGTTGAGGTAAAACTTCAAAAAGCAGTTGAGCGATTAAATCGAATAATGTCTCCGAAAGATGACAGCCCTGCCACCTTTAAGCCTCCGATTGCTGACGGAGATTTTAGACATCGGGAAAATAATGTTTCGCCAAGACAAAGTCTTTTTTTAAAATTAAACGAAATGGAAAAATTAGATGGGTAGAAGAAAAAAAGAAGACAGCGCCGCACCAGAACCATCTGTTGAGTTTGATATAGAGGCGTTTAAGAAGCAGTGGGGAGTCAAAGTAAAAGAGGGGACAGATTTTAAGGATGACGACCTCTTGTCCATATCCACCGGTTCGGTAAAGTTGGATTGGGCCCTTAATAGGCCCTTCTTAGAAGGCTCTATGGTAGAAATATATGGGCCGCAAACGGCTGGCAAAACAACACTCGCACTAAATGTTGCTAAGCATGCAATTAAGATGGGCAAGAGGGTGTTTTATTTAGATCTTGAGTATAAGCTAAGAGAATCTCAGTTGAATATGATTAGTGGCCTTGACAAGAGTAAAATAACTCTTATTTTTCCAGACAATGGAGAAGAGGCTCTAAACATAATGCATGACATAATGATATCATGTCCTGGATGTGTTATAATACTTGACTCTGTTGGAGGTCTTCTTCCGGAGGCAGAAGATGCTGAGGGCTTCAATAGAAGTGGTATGGGAGAGGTTGCAAGATTGTGTCACAAGCTTGTTAGAAAACTTACTGGAATAAATTCTAGAAACAAATGCGTGACTATTTTCTTGAATCATCTCACGGCTACAATGAATCCGTATGGTGGCGCTACGACTACTCATGGAGGCAACGCTATTAAAAATAGAGCAGCGCAAAGAATAGAGCTAAAAACTTTGGCTGCTGGAGCTATGAAAGACACAAAAACAGGAGAGCAGTATGGCCAGAAGGTAAAGGCTACAGTTGTAAAAAACAATGTTAATAGACCATTTGTCACTATAGAATTCCCGCTAGTATATGGGAAGGGTATAGACGAAGATCTAGATTTGTTGGAATTCGCCGTTGATGTTGGCGTTATAGGATCTTATAGCGGCGGATGGTATACAATTCCTGGTGGAGATAAAAAGTTTAGGGAAGCAGAATTGGTAAAAATGCTAAAAGAAGATGCAGAATTTAGGGCCATCATAAATGGCATGATAAAAGAACTGATATAATGAAGTTTGTGTCGACTACAGGAAAGACCTATTCTATAAACCTGCGACCGTCTAAAAATAAAAAAGATGATGGAAAACACAAAAGCTTTTTGCAGGAGGCTGTTTCAAAGGCTATAGGACTTGTTTTTGTTAACGAGATTGTTCTTGAAGAATTCTATATACCTATAGACAACTTATACATAGACTTTTTCTTGCCAAGACTGATGATTGCAATAGAGGTTCATGGCCAGCAACACTATGGCTATAGCAGCTTCTTTCACAAAGATGCCGCAGATTTTAAAATGTCTCAAGCAAGAGATAATAAAAAGAAGTTGTGGTGCGACTTAAATAACATTCAATACAACATCATACGGTACGACGAAAAGAACGTAGTAGACCAGTTGATGAGTATAAGAAATAGCGTCAAGCGGAGTAGCGCGCAATGAAAGAAGAAATAGAAAGCTGGAAGGCATCGGTTTGTATAGATAGAATAAGCAGGGGAGATGAAGATGAACTTATCGATGCGCTAGAGGCTACGCCGGCAGAAATTGACTCTATGGGCCCGCGTGAACTAGATAGACAGATATTAATACTATCTTCCTACTATCTGTACCTTAAATACCAGCTTGGCCAACTTAATAGTAGGATAAACTACATAGACACTTCTTTGCAAAGAGTTGTAGCTTTCGAGTCACATAAAATAAAGACAGGGTATGTACAAGAAAAGAAAGCATTGGTGCTAGCCTCTAATATAGAATATGCAAAGATGGAGGACACAATTGCGAAAGAGAGGGCGAAAAAAGACATGCTAGAGCCGATATGCGAGGGCGTCTGGCTTAAAATAGATACATTGAAAAGAATGGCAGATAGAAGGAGTAGAGATAAATATGTCAACTGAGGCTCATGGTGCTGAGCGCGCCATTCTTTCTATTATAATCAAAGATCCAGAAAAACTTTTTGAGATCAATGATATAATTAGCGAGGCAGATTTTTCAAACACAGGATCATCAATGATCTTTACTATAGTGAAGGATCTGGCACCAGGTCTTGGAAAGACGTCAATAGACCCGTATCTAATTCTGTCAACAGCAGAAGCAAAGGGCTTATCAGACTTTCTTACACAGACGATTGGTGGAGAACTTGTTTTCGCTATCTGTAAGATGTCAACAAATCCATCTAACCTAAAAAGGTATGTTGCAGACGTAAAACAGGCGTCAATTAAACGTGCGCTAATAAATAAGTGTGATGATCTAAAGCAGGATATAGATGAATATGTTGGTCCTTCTATAGAACTCAGGTCGATGGTAGAGACTTCCATACTAGATTGTCTAAAGTCTATTGACGGCAGCGCAGACGACATAGACTTGCTGTCAAATGGATTTGAAGATACTGTAAATTTCTATGCAGACAGAGATGGACAGATAGGCATAGATGTTGGATTTCCTCGCTGGCAAGAAGATATTGGTCACATAAGGAATGGGGCTATAACAGGACTATTTGCAAGATCAAAAGTTGGAAAGTCTCAATTTTCTATGTGGGCTGCATTTAAGGCAGCAATAGAGCAGAAAAAGCCAGTATTGTATCTAGATACAGAACTACAGGCTAGGCAGCAGCAGATGAGGTTGTGCGGAATCATAAGTGGAATTCCATACAACATAATTGAGTCTGGGCAGTGGAAGGGCAACAGATCGATGGTCGATAAAATATATCGTGCATTTGATCTAGTTAAAGACGCACCTCTTTACTACAAAAACATAGCTGGTCGCCCATTGTCTTATGTTATTCCAACAATAAGAAAGTTTGTATACAAAAATTTTGGTGGACCACTTATTGGAGATGATCCAAAGTGCTTAGTAATATATGACTACATTAAGCTAATGTCATCAAATGACCTTGGAAAAAATATGCAAGAGTATCAGCTTATAGGACTCTTACTAAGCGGGCTACATGATTGTGCTGCAGGACTTAATGTTCCTATAATAGCCTTGGGCCAGTTAAATAAGCAAGAAGAGGTTGGTATAGACAGAATAGTCCACAACGTTGATTCTGTTACGATACTAAGGCCAAAAAAACCAGAAGAAATAGAGACTGATGGTCAGGCCAGAGGAAGCCACGCAATGGAGGTTACCTATTCGAGAAATGGGCCTGGTCATGATTTTGGCGAATGGATAAATGTGCACTTTGATAAGTCTTGTGGACAGTTCAAAGAAGATAAAAAGAATAGTGAGACGCAAAGCGTTGTCTCGCAAATAAAAAAGAAGGTGGATGTTGAACTCAAGAAGTTCTCAAGCGTGAAGGAAGAAGAGTTCTAATGTATACCAAAATACAAATAGCCGCCATAAAATCCACAGCAAACGAAAACATATGTCTTATTTTGGAAGCACTAGACATACAGTATAGTGAAAGATACCAATATATTGTTGGAAGGTGCCCAATACACGATGGGAATAACGACGGAGCATTTAGCTGGCACCTTCAGATGGGTATCTACAGGTGCTTTACGAAAAGCTGTCAGGATAAGTGGGGCATAGATGTGTTTGGTCTTGTCAGAGGAGTCAGAAAATGCGACTTTCTGACTGCGGTAGGTGTCGTAGAAAAAATATTAAGTCGCAAAAACATAGTAGTGACAAAAACTTCCATATCTGTTGAAGAGAACAAGAAGTGGCTTAGTAAACAAGAGCGCGAGCCGGTTACATATGATGAGAGCTTGCTGGACAGACTTGTGTATCACCCATACCTCGAGACTAGAGGTTTTAGTCGCAAAATAGTTGAAGACTATCAGATAGGCGTATCAAATTCAAAATATGGCAAAATGTCAAATAGGCTAATTATTCCTATAAGGAATATAGAAGGGTGCTTAGTTGGGTTCTCTGGAAGAACGCTTTTTGAAGATTGGAAGGAAAGGGGCGTAAGCAAATGGGAACACAGCAAGGGGTTTGTGAAATCTCAAAATCTATTTAATATAGATAGAGCATCATCTTACATTCAAGATAGTGGAACTGCAATTCTGGTAGAAGGGCCATTTGATGTTTTAAGGCTTGAAGAGGCAGGCATTCATAATAGTGTAGCCTTAATGGGCAGGGAGCTGTCAAATAGACAGGTAACTATACTAATGACTGCGTGCGCAACAGACGTTGTGTTGTCACTAGACAACGATATAGCCGGAAAGACTGGAGCTGAAAAGGCAAAATCTTTACTTTCTTCGTTTTTTAGAGTAAAAACCGTAAATGTCGAAGGCGTAAAAGATGTAGGAGATGCGAGCAAAGAGCTTATTCTATCTGCGTTTGGCGGTGCATAATGAGAAAGAGTATTTCGGTCGATCTCGACGGAGTTATGTTTGATTTTGTTTCACATTTTTGTGATCATTTAAATATTGCGTATGATCTTGGATTGGATTACCTAAAAATAGAAGAGTATTACTGGTGGAAACAATACCCAGACATCTTATCAAAAGATATGTTTGAAATAGAGTTTGATGCGTATACTAAAGCAGAAAAATATAGAGATACGCCGGTAATGAAAAAAAATGTAAAAGTATTAAGGTCTTTGTCAGAAAAATACAACCTAATCTTTTTGTCGAAAAGACCATTAGAAGCATACGCTCAAAGTATAGACGCACTAGAATTGGCTGGTTTTGAAAATCCTACACTTATATTTACGTCAACAAAAAAGAGTAAGCACCTAAATATAATAAGGCCTATCTATCATATAGATGACTCTCCGTACGTCGCTGAGGACGTGTTGCTTAATACAAGATGCCCACTCATCATGATAGATTGGAAATACAATAGACATGTTCGTGGAGATTATTTAAGAGTAAAACACCTGGGAGAATGTAATGGATTCTAATTCTATAGACAGTAAACCATTGAAAGATAGCGGGAAAAGAGATCAGTTTGAAACTGGCGCTGTTAGAGATGTGCAGGACGGAAAGGGTCGCTATGATCTTATAAGCCCAATAGCAATGAGGAGACTAGCGCTACATCTAGAAAAGGGTGCGCTAAAATATGATGCCCATAACTGGAAAAAAGGCATGCCTATTGGAAGGACTTTTGACAGTCTTCTTAGGCATTCATTTATGTATCTGGGTGGAGACAGAACGGAAGATCATCTTGCAGCAATCTTGTGCAATGCGATGTTTATCGTTCATTATGAAGAGATGATGGCGAACAACAAGTTGCCAGCGGCAATGAACGATCTTTGTCCCGACTATGATGGATCTCAAGAAAATTGGCTTTCTTTTAGAAAGAAGGTATAATGTCAGAATTAGAAAGATTTAAAAGCACATTCCTAGATTCTATTATTGGAGAAAAATTTAAGGTATTAGATGATGGCTTTGTTAGGGTTGTTGACTATATGGGAAGCGACTCTTCTATCGTCCAGGCCGCAAGGGTTTCGTATGGTGGTGGAACCAAAAAGGTTAGTGAAGACAAGTCATTGATAAGATATCTCGTAAGAAATTATCATACGTCTCCGTTAGAAATGTGCAGCATTAAGTTGCATATAAGGGCTCCTATGGACTGCTGGAGGCAGTGGGTAAGGCATCGCACAGCAAAAATAAACGAAGTCAGCACCAGATATTCTGTTGTAGATGAGTCGTGGCAAATAACTGGACCATCAGAATGGAGACTGCAGGCAAAAGACAATAAGCAAGGAAGTGATGGTTATCTTGATACAGATACGGGAGAGGACATAAGTCTTGCAGAGGCCGTGCACAATCAAAAAACGCATGACATATACAAGAAAATGCTAGAACTTGGCATAGCTAGAGAGCAGGCCAGAAAGATTTTGCCGCTGTCTACTTATACCGAAGCGTACTGGAAGATTGATCTCCACAACTTGCTGCATTTCCTAAGACTTAGGATGGATCCGCATGCACAACAGGAAATTAGGGACTATGCAACAACGATAGGAGAAAAGATCGTTGCGCATTGGGTGCCAATGACTTGGGATGCCTTTAAGGATTATAGGCTAGATTCCATTTCACTATCTAGGCTGGAGGCCCAAATAATAGCCGCAATAGGCGTTACTGGGACCGGCGCAATAAATTTGGCAACAGACTTTGGCTGGCTGCAAAGAGACAAGAATGGCAACCTTAAAAGAAATAGAGAGCGAGAAGAGCTTGAGGCAAAACTTGCCATACTCTCGCTACCTGTTCCGTGGAAGAGTATGAAATGAAAATAAGTTATTTAAGTGCATCAAGACTTAATACCTATATAGCATGTCCATTTAAGTATTTTTTGCAATACCACCTAAAACTGCCAGAGCTAAATAAGAGCGGAATAAGCGCCCTTAAGGGATCGGCTGTGCATGAGGCTTTAGAAAAGCATGTAGGTGGAGAAGACTACGAGAGTGTTCTTAAGGACTTTTACGCAGATAACAAGGTTTGGGAAGCCGACGATAGAAAGGCCGGATACATACATCCTGTAGAAAAGAGCTGCAATGGATGTAAATGGGCCGTAAGTGCCGGCAAAGAAACAATATGCTCTATAGCAAAAAGAGATATAAAGTCATTTGATGGATGTCCAAGGCCAAATTTTGAAGAAGACCTTAAGCTTGTCAAGTATGCCATATATAGAGAAGACAGTCCGCTTAGTAAAAAAATTGTTGGAGCAGAGGTTCCATTTGATTTTGAAATAGAAGGATTTAAGGCTGTTGGATTTATAGATCTAATTATTGAAATAGATGAAGAGACTGTCGAAGTAATAGATTACAAGACTGGTCGAAGCAAAAACGAGGATGAAGCAAAAGTAGATTTGCAAATGAGGATATATAGTCTTATAGTTAAGTCAATATTTCCTCAATACAAATATGCTATCATGACACTTGATTATCTAAAATACTCTCCAGTTTCAGTTGCGTTTGGGCCAAAGCAAGACGCAGACACTAGAGAATTTTTAATTAGAGCTTACAAAAAAATACTAGAGGACACGAATCCGTCAAGGAATAAAAGTTGGCTATGTAGATTTTGCGTAGGATATGAAGAGTGTGGCAAAATTAGGAACAATTACGTAGATGATGGTGGCAGGTTTATTATGCCGCCGCCAGTAACTGCAGAAGAAAAGGCGATAGAAGAAAATGAGTAAAATGGCGCACCTACATATGCATTCAAGCTTTTCTATACTTGATGCCGTGTCAAAAATAGATGAGATAGTTGACAGACTTTCTCAATATGGTCACAAGGCGGCTGCATTAACAGATCATGGAACAATAGCTGGGGTTCCTGAATTTTACAACGCTTGCAAAAAGAAGGGGATTAAGCCAATACTTGCTTCTGAATTTTATATGGTTCCAGATGCTGCAGAGCACAAAAGATTGGCGGCCGCAGGAGAAGAAAAACGTAATCCATACCACCTAATACTGATGGCAATGAATGATGAGGGATGGACCAACATAAAGCTTCTTAACACAAAGGCAAATGAAAAATTCTATTTCAATCCTCGAATAGATTATAACGATCTTAAAGAGCATGGCAATGGACTTATTTGCTTGACGGCATGCCTTAAGGGCATTGTTCCATATAATCTCTCAATAGAGAAATATGACGAAGCGGCAAGGCATGCTAAAATACTCCAATCTATATTTGGAGATAGGCTGTATCTTGAAACCCAGGATGGCGGGCTAAACATACAGCCAGGGATCAATTCTGCAATGAGGGCGCTAGGTAAATCGTTAGACATAAAGGTCGTGGGATGTCAGGATGCTCATTACATAGATAGAAACGACGTCGTAGCTCATGAAGCATTGTGGGCAATTAGAACAAAACACAGTCTTGATACGCCAATAGGATATGGGAAAGGTAAGGAATTTAGACCATACTATTCAACAAGAGAATATTGGTTGAAGGATTTTGAGCACATCCTCAAAGAGGAGCTTACAACAGAAGGTGGAGAGAAGAGAAAGACAACTCTTACTGAGCAAGAACTAGATATTACACTAGAAATCGCCGATCGCATAGGAGACGTTAAGATAGAAAATAAAATGCATTTGCCGAAGTATGAATTTGTTCCAGAATATAGTCTTGGATGTGCAACAAAAGATTCTTGTACACACCATCAAGAGCAGGCAGAAGGAACAGTAGAGGATCTTACTTCGTTTAATTATTTAGTTCAACTAGTCCATGATGGATATAAGAAAATCTATGGAATAGACGTGTTTGACGCACCAGCAGAACACAGGGAAAGAATAGCGAAAGAGCTCGGTGACATAAAGTTTGCTAGACTTGCAGATTACTTCCTCATAGTATGGGATATTGTTGCTTGGGCAAAATCAAAGGGGATACCGTCTGGTCCTGGTCGTGGCAGTGCTGCCGGAAGTCTTGTTTCTTACTGCTTAGGCATAACAAAAATAGATCCAATGAAGTATGGACTAATTTGGGAAAGATTCTACAATGTTGGTCGTGCTGGATCTTTGGCCGACATAGACATGGATTTTTCTATGGATAGGCGAGATGAGGTTGTTGCATATATAAAAAGAAGGTTTGGTGAAAACAGAGTTGCGCAAATGGTCACGTTTAATGGCCTAAAACCAAAGGCTGCACTTAAGGATACATCAAAGGTTCTTGGAAAGAGAGGTATGCCACACGCAGACGCCAACGTAATGACTCGGCTAGTTCCAGATAAGCCAAAGAATCTACAGGATGCCGTAGATAGAAGTGAAAAACTAAAGGAATATGAAAACAAAAATCCAGATCTGTTCAGTATAGCGAAAAAGCTAGAAGGATGTCCAAAAAGCTCTGGAAAACATGCTGCCGGCATAATTATAAGCGATGAAGACTTCTCTACAGGATCGGTACCACTTAGATGGGATGCAAAGAAAAAAGAATTGATTACTGAATGGGATGGCAACACGATGGACAAGATGGGATACCTGAAAGCCGACGTTCTTGGTCTTAAGACTCTTGACGTGCTAGCCTTGATTGAAAAAGACTTTAATAAGAGGAATGGACTAGATGAGCAAGAATAGGTTTTATAAAATAGACGTAGACAAAAAAGACGTAACTTTTGTACAGGACGTTTTATGTAGAACATCTCAGTATGGACTGTGGAGAAATCTAATAGGAGATGACTATCTAACATTACATCAGATTGCAGGAAGAATAAAGCACTTTGTAGAAAACAACAGAACCTCGTATGAGATGCCAACAGAAAAAGAACTTGGTTTTGGTCTATTGAGATTATATGAGGAGGGTCTAATAGGAATGACATTTACAGACAGAAGCAAAAGGCCGGTTGGTTTTGTGCGCCTACACGAGAGCGCAAGACTTCCGACATATGCGCACAGTACGGATGCAGGCCTAGACCTATATAGCGTTCAGGCATTAGAAATACCCGCAGGAGAGACTCGTCTAGTGTCATTAGGCTTTGCGGCAAACATCCCAGAAGGATTTGAGTTTCAAATTAGGTCAAGGTCGTCTTTGGCGGCAAAGCACTCGGTATCAGTACTCAATTCCCCTGGAACGATAGATAGCGGATATAGGGGTGAATGGAAAGTAATATTACATAATTTTGGAAAGGAAACATTTGTTGTCAATGTGGGAGATAGGATAGCTCAAGCCGTATTTTCTCGTGTTGACTCGTGTGATTTCGTAGAAGGCGCAGAGCTTGAAAAAACAGATAGGGGGGAAGGCGGCTTTGGTAGTACCGGACGTTAAAATGAACGAAACATCGCGCGTAATAAATGGTAGCGTGCTCTTTACAAGAGACTGGCTATATAACGGTTCAATTATTCATACTACAACATATAGGTGGGATGATCTTGACGGTGCGGCGGAGGCTCCGCCATACCACCTAATTATGGAGGCTAAGGATGCCAAACTACATATATAAATGCACAGCAAGAGAGTGTGGTAAAAGGCTCGAAAGAACTCTTCCAATTTCCTTTGACCCCACCATTGCTGTAATATGTGATTGCGGCGGTGATTCTAGGAGGATTATCGGAGCGTCGAGCTCTTTTGTTATAGAAAGGGAAACGCTTGGGAAGTGGTACAGAAATAAAACTGGAAAAGACTTACTTGGTGGCAAGTAATGCTTACAGCAATAGTTGGCCCGATGTACTCGGGGAAATCTTCTGCGCTAATAGCGGCGGCCAATTCTCTTCTTGTTGCAAAGAAAAAAATAATGCTATTTAAGCCATCCATAGATAATAGGTATGGTTTAGAAAGTAGAATAGTTGCTCATAGCGGAGAGTCAATAGCGTGCGTCACTATTCCGACAGATGGGCCGCTGAAAATTTTAGACTATGTATACGCTGTACACGAAGACAATATAGATGCCGTACTGATAGACGAGACGCAATTTTTTGCGCCGAGCATAGAGGCGGCAATATATTCTCTTCTATATGTTCATGGAAGAAGGGTTTTTGTGGCCGGACTGTCATGCGACGCAAATGGAAAGCCATTTGGGAGTATGCCATATATTATGGCTATAGCAGACGAGGTGATCTGTTTAAAGGCCGTATGCAGCGAGTGTAGAGAGCTAAATTCCGCAACAAGAACTTACTCAAAGATAAAAATGGAGTCACAGATAGATGTTGGTGGAGCAGAAAAGTACGAATCTCGCTGCTTTAAGCACTGGTCGCAAAAAGGTAACATTTGAGTGTGGTTGCATAATAAATGGATCACTTCGCATAGATGACATATCTCTTGATTGTCCTCGTACATGGGATATGATTGGCGAAGGACTTACAAAAGGCGTTTTTCAGCTAGAGAAGCAGCTTGGTAAGAAGTGGTGCAAAAGGCTGAAGCCGCGCACGATAGAAGAGCTTAGTGACGTTATCAGCCTTATACGCCCTGGATGCTTAGAAGCCGAATATAGAGAAGATCCAGATAATGGGAAAACACTTACAATTGTTGATGCATACGCCAGAGCCAAGGACGGTTCGCTAAAGCCGGAATATATACATGAAAGCCTAGAGCCCATACTGTCTAAAACATACGGCGTACCTGTCTATCAAGAACAAATAATGGACATATGCAAGGATTTTGCCGGCTTCACACTAAAGGCGGCAGATGATGTTAGGCGAGCTATTGGTAAAAAAATACCGGCTTTGATGGCTAAGGTTGAAAAAGATTTTATAGAAGGCGCCAAGAAACAAAACAATGATGAGAAGATAGCAAAAGAAATATTTTCATGGATAGACAAGTTTAGCGGTTATTCATTTAATAAAGCTCACGGAGTTAGCTACGCCTTCAATGCCTATCAGACAGCATGGGCAAAGGTTCATGCACCTGTTGAATTTTTCAAGAGCATGCTGACATACAGTGATAGTAAAATAGATGAGTTTGAGGAGATCAAAGAACTAGTTTATGAGGCTAAACTTTTTGGAATAAAAGTTCTTCCGCCATCAATATTGAATCCAGCAGAAGACTTCTCATTTGATGGAGATAGTTTACGTTTTGGCATTATACACGTAAAGGGCATTGGCGCTTCTGCTTTACCATCAATAAAGCAATTGAAGGGAATAAATAGCGAGGCAGAACTGTTTGCATCAATATTTGGTGGCAAGGTAAAAATAAAAACAGATGTAGTTGAAGCACTTATTAAGTCTGGCAGCATAGATAATATAGTAAGCGACAGAATAAGAACACTGGCAAGATATAGGTTTTTGAGAGCTCTGACTGATAGGGAGGTTGAATTTTTACTGTCGTCTAATTTAATCGACAGGCCAATGAATGATTGGGTGGCCATTCTTTTAGAATCAAAAATACCCAATAAAAACAGGAAAGTTAAAATTGAAGAGCTTAGAAATGCTATAGCTAAAGAATTGGGGGTTAGTAATAGAAAGAGGTTGGCGCTTGCGTATGAAAAATATTGCTTGGGCCTAACTGTTACTGGTAGTGAGGTAGATATATACAGTAGCGATAAAATAACTACAACATGTAGAGATTTTCTAAAGATGCCAAATAAGACCAGAGCTACACTTGGAGTTCTTATAGAGGATGTTAGGACTATAAAGGACAAGAATGGTAACTGGATGTGCTTTCTAAAGCTCAGTGATTCAACATATTTCTTGGACGGAGCTGTTGTATTTGCGTCTACATATCCAAAATGCGCATGGATAATAGAGCCAGGAAAAGTTGTTCTTGTGTCTGGAAGAAAAGACGGAGTAAGCTTTCTTGTAGATAAGATTGAACATATATAGTTTTTCTCCTATTACATATATAGGAGATACAAACTAATGCATGATATAGAAGCGATACTTGGTAGATATAAAGAAAAAAAATCTAAAAATATAGTATGCTGCGATACCGACAATGGCGTTGTATATTTTTCTTTCAATGGAGAGTCTTTAAAGTGGTCGTTTAATAATGGGATTTTAACACTGCCTTATGGCAGGCCGGTAAAAACAACATTGCTGGCTGCAACAGTTTTAGTAGAAGAAGAAATAAAAACTTTGCTTAGTTTGGACGACTGTGATTTAACAAATATTATCTTAATAGACTCAAAATGTAACAATATAAACGGTGTTGTGTTTGACTTGGCCGTTGATTTATTGGCAAAAGAAAATTTGTCTACTCTCTATAGAGATTACGTTGACAATAATCTTTATTTGCTTAATAAATTCATATTAAAGTCAATTAGTGTTGGATTGTTTGAGGATTTCTTAAGGCTCATTGAAGTCGATGGCATGGAGTTGTATATGAGTTTAAATCAGTGGGTTGGTGCTGGACGGGCTGTTTCAGATCCGGTCGTAAAAGAGTTCGGAGAAAACAAGGTTGCAACTGTTCGCATTGCGGTCAATAGGTCATATAAAAAGGGAGATGAATGGGTTGAAGTTCCGCTCTTTATTGATTGCGATGCTTGGGGACACCTTGCTGAGCGACTAGAAAGATCAGTTACAAAGGGAACGCCGCTTACGGTAAGAGGTGGTCTCGAATCAAGGGAGTGGACAGATAAAGAGACTGGTAAAAAGACTAGTCGCATTCAGGTAAAACTGCAAGAAGTTGTTGTTCATTCTGCCGACAAGAAGAATGCAGACACCGACGCAAGAGATGGTGGTCCGCAGAAACAAAAGGGCAGAAGGCCAAATCCGGCTGGAGATGATAGCCAGTCTTATGACCTTCCATTCTAAAGACGACCTGTCAACAGAAGACCACAGGATTGTGGCGGCACTCTTAAAAAGGGTGCCGCCATACCTCCTTGATGACTGTCGTCAGGCCGCGTATTTAGGTCTGCTCAAGGCTTACGCATCTGGTTCTAATAAAAAGAATTTTTATGGCTATGCAAGAGCTTGCGCAAGGAATGAAATAATAGAAGAGATGGCAAGGCTTCATGGCGGTGGGGCCGGGGTTGTGTCACTGTCAAAAGACATCTACATAGATTACCACAAGTATAGGAATGGCGACTCTAGCGTGGCAGGAGATAGAAGAGCTTTTGCCTTTGATGTTTTAATAAGGGCTACAAGAAAAGATAGCGATAACATTTAGTGGGCGATCTTACATGAAGAAAAGAATAATGTTTAGCGGTGAGGCTAGCTGGCTTTCTACTGGTTTTGCAGTAATGCAGAACGAGTTCATGCGAAGATTGCACGCAACCAAAAAGTATGAGCTCGCAGAGGTCGGATCGTGGGGATCCGAGAAAGACGCGAGGGCATCTAAGCTTCCTTGGAAGTTTTACGGAGTATTGCCAACAAACGATGCGGAAAAGGAGATTGTAGCAAGGGATAGGGCTGCGCACTTTGGCGGTTACAAAATAGAGGGATTTTTAGCAGACTTTCAACCAGATATTGTTATAAATTTTAGAGACCCGTGGATGATGTCGCATGATGTAAACAATAGGTTTGCGTCAAATTACAAAACAATACTTATTCCAACAGTAGACTCTGCGCCACAAAAGGTCGAGTGGATAGACGACATATTTAAAAAGGCAACAGTGGTTTGCGCTTACAGCTATTTTGGCAAAAAAACTCTAGAGAAGCAAGGAGTGCCTGTAGCGGATGTTATAAGTCCAGGAGTTGACTTGTCTTTATTTAGGCCACTAGATAAAGACGCTGTGCGTGCAGACTGGGGCATAAATAAAAATATTGTTGTTATAGGAACAGTTATGAGAAATCAGTCTCGTAAGTTGTTCCCAGAGCTATTTTCTGCCTTTGCTACCTTGAAGAAGAGGCACAGTAAAATACCAGAGGTGAATAAGTCTGTTTTGTTGTGTCACACATCATGGCCAGATTCAGGCTGGGATCTTCCAGAACTTTTAAATAGGAATAAAATAAAGAGGGATGTTATCTTTACATACAAGTGTGACGCCTGCTCAAAGGTGTTTTTGCAATGGTTCCTGCCGTCGTCAAAGGACGGTTTTGCGCAATGTATTTTTTGCGGAGCCAATAAGGCGCATATGCCAAACACGCATAGCGGAGTAGACGCGGCAGATTTAGCAGAAATATATAACCTAATGGACGTTTATGTTCATCCAGCAATATGCGAGGGATGGGGTCTGCCAATAGTTGAGGCGAAGGCTTGCGGCGTGCCGGGCATATACCAAAACTACTCGGCTATGGAAGACCATATTGCAAATGGTGGGGGACTTCCTCTATCTGTTAAGAAGTTTTATACAGAACCAAATACAATGGCGGTAAGGTCTCTGCCAGATGAGGAGGATTTTGTAAAGAAGCTATTACTGCTAGTTACAGACAAAAAGAAGAGGAATGATTTATCAGCCGCAGCCATAAAGTGCGCGCAATCAATGCACGCATGGGACATCTCTGCAAACAAGCTAATGAGCATTATTGACAAAATAAAGCCATATGACAGAAGTAAAACGTGGGATGTTCGCCCGCTCTTCAAGAGTCCTGTCCGTGGAAGATTGCCTGCAAATACATCTGCAGATGATTTTATAGTCGCGTGCTATAAACTTATTCTTAATCGCCAACCAGACACGGATGGCATAAAATATTGGCTAAAAGAGATTGCTGCTGGTAAAAGCAGGGATGACGTAGAAAATTACTTTAGAAGAGAGGCGCAAATAGATAATAGATTTGAGGAGAAGAGATATTCAAGATCTATGGAGATAAGAGGAATGTCGATTGAGGCGCCAACCATAGAGTTTGTATCTGATCGGCTTAGTGGAATATTAAAATGAAAAAAATACTTTATGTAGGTCCATTAAAAGACATAAGCGGATATGCCGAAGCATCAAGGAACTACGCAAGAGCCTTGACTAGATCAGGAGCGGACGTGGTGGTTCGTCCACTGGTTTACGACGGCGGTTCTATTGAGTTTGACGCAGAGCTCGCCACTCTTTATCTAAAGCCAGCCAGTGGCGTAGATGTTGTTGTTCAGCACACGACTCCTAATGAGACGGAAAGAAAAGATGGAGTTTTTAATGTAAATTGTATATCTTGGGAAACAGACAGGATGCCTTCTGAGTGGGTAAACAAACTAAATAGAATGGATCTTGTTATAGTTTCTTGTGAAGCGAACGTCCTTGCGGCAAAAAAATCAGGCGTCTATGTTCCAGTAGAGTATGTTCCACTATGCATGAATCCGCCAGAGGTTGCGGCTCCATATGCTGTGGATGGATTTGAAAGTCACTTCAAGATACTGGCTGTATGCCAAGATTCTAAAAAGAAAGGCATAGATGTTTTGCTTAAGTCATTTTTTGCCGAGTTTAGGAAAACAGACAAAGTTCTTTTGATTCTAAAAACATATGCTAATACGGTTTCAAATAAGGAATACAAAGAAAAGCTGTTTTTTCAGGTAGATAAAATGAAAGAAGCCCTGAGGATGAATGATTATGCTCACGTAATGCTGTTGCCAGAAGTATATTCCAAGGCCCAAATGAATAGGTTATATTCTACGGCTGATCTCTTCTGTCTGCCATCCAGGGGGGAGGGTTGGGGCCTTCCATACATGGAGGCGATGCATCGCGGAACTCCTGTTATTGCTACAAATTGGGGCGGGCCAACGCACTTCATTGATGATAGCTGCGGATGGCTAATTCCGCAAAATCCATCGCCATGCATAGATATGCCACATCCTCATAGTTTTATGTATACCGGATCAGACATGTGGGCAGAACCTGTTACCTCAAAGGTGATGGAGGCTATGAGAGCTGCTTATAACGAATGGAAGATATATAAGTTTTCAGGCAACAAGCACTGTAAATGGTCTGATAGAAAAAGAAAGTGCATAGAAAAAATGTCAGAATTTTCTGTAGAAGGCGTTGGGAAAACACTTCTATCTGTTATAGAAAAGCATTATAGGGCTGGAGTATAGAATGAATATAAACCTTGTTGCGCCAATAAACAGTTTAGGGTATGGCGTTGTTGGCTTTAATGTATTAAAACATCTAAGCATAGCTGGTCATAATGTGGCATTATTTCCCATAGGGGATGCGCATTTTGATGGAAGTGTTGAGTCAAAAAAATTAATAGAGTCTGCAATTAATAACTCACATTTCTACGACAGAAGTGCTCCATCAATACGTATCTGGCATCAACATCAGCTTGATTTATTTCCATGTGGAAATGGGCTGAAGGTTGGATGGCCAATATTTGAACTTAGAGAATTTACAGATAGAGAGAAGCATCAAATCTCGTCTCTGGATGCTGTGTTTGTATGTTCTTCTTGGGCAAAAGAGGTTGTAGAGCTGCAAACCGGACACAAGAACGTTCATGTTGTTCCGCTTGGCGTTGGAGATCCTTTTGTGTTTTCTGAAGCGGCAAGAAAAAGAAGGCCGGCTTACACCAGGCAGTCTACGGTGTTCTTGAATGCTGGAAAGTGGGAAAAAAGAAAGGGACACGAGGAGCTGTTAGAGGCGTTTAATCTAGCGTTTTCCACCGATGACAACGTAGAACTTTGGATGATAAATGAAAATCCATTTATTGGCTCAGAAAACGATGTGTGGAAAAATAAATATTTGTCATCAAAAATGGGGAGGAATATAAAGTTCTTTCCGAGGTTTGAGAAGCAAAACATAATGGCTGAAATATTTTCGCATATAGATTGCGGAGTATTTCCAAGTCATGCAGAGGGGTGGAATCTTGAGGCGCTAGAGGTTATGGCGTGCGGAGGACATGTTATAGCCACCAACTATGCTGGCCATACAGAATTTTGCAACAAAGATAATGCAAGACTTATCAATCCTACAGGATTTGAGCTAGCAAATGATGGAAGGTGGTTTCACAACAATGGAAGTTGGTGTACTTTTAATATAGAGGATCTAGCGTCAGAAATGAAAAAAGTGCACGAAGAAAAGCAGACTGGAAAGCTGCTTCCAAATCTTACAGGAGTTGAGTCGGCTCGAGCTCTATCCTGGCAAAATACCGCAGACAAGATTGTGGCAAATATATGATCAATACTGTAATTAATGGGGACGCGTTTGAAGTCCTAAAGACAATAAAGCCTGAATCAATTGATTTTATATTAACAGATCCGCCATACAACATCAGCAAGGCAAACAATTTTCATACCATGAAGATCAAACAACATGGAGTAATGTTTGGCGAATGGGATGTCGGCTTCGACCTAACTGGCTGGATAAAGGATGCAGTAGCAACCCTTAAGAAGGGTGGTGGCATTGTCATATGGACGTCTTTTCTCTATATGTCTCATGTTGTAGACGAGCTTGAGCGGTGCGGAATGCTTGTTAAGCGCCCCCTTGTCCTTGTTAAGAAAAATTCAGCACCGCGCAATCTTGATAGACTTTTTGTTTCATGTCTAGAATTTGCTGTTTGGGCAGTTAAGCCAAAAGGCAAGTGGACATTTAGGAGAAGGGACGGCTTTAAAAGAGAAACTGGAGTTTTTAATTATGCGTCTCAGAGATCAAAACATCCTACAAAAAAGCCAGATGGACTATTTACAGAAATACTAGAAATACTTACTAACGAAGGAGATGTTGTTTTAGATCCATTTGCTGGTAGTGGAACCACCGCTGTCGCGGCATTGAGGACAGGTAGGAAGTATATAGTAATTGAAAAAGATCCTGATTTTGCCGCCCTATGCGAGGAATCAATAAAAAATGAAACAGATAGACTTAATAAACTCAGAAATAAATAGAGATGTAGACAACATAAAGTTGATTAAGTGTGTTGGCGCACACAACGAAGAGGATTGGATAGAGTATGTATTAAAAAACAATTATGAAGAGTTTGATAAAATAAGAATTGTTGAAGGCGCAGTCGAAGGTAGGCCAAACAGCACTAGCGATGGGCATAGCACAGATTCTACAATAGAAATAATAAAATCATTTCCAGATCCACATAACAAAATAGAACTATATCAGATAGGTCGACACTTCAGGTCTCTAGAAGAGCAGAAGCAGATATTTTTAGATGTAGCAAATGAAGACGAGATTCTTTGCATCGTGGATGCTGACGAGTTCTATGTAGATGGAGATGTTGACAGGATAAGGCGTGCAGCGCACATTCGCCCATCTGCAATAGAATTTATTCCCACATTTCTGCATTTTTATAGAGACTTTTATCATATAAAGGACTTCCATCCTGAATGGGTCTTGAATCACCAAAGAATAATTAGATATGTAAGGGGAATGAGGTATCATACGCATCCAGTAGCAACGCTGCCTGATGGCTCTTGTAGCTATTTTTCACCAGAAATACAAATACAGCGATATATGATCCCCGTCTTTATATATCACTATGGGCACGCGAAAGGTGAAAAATTTCACAAAATGAAGCAGGAGTTCTACAGAAAAGAATTGGAAAAATTTCCTGCAACAGGAGGAGGAAATGCTGCCAAGGCTTTTGATGCAAAATTTGAGGAATATGTTAATGGGACTGAGAGTCTAGACACGATACTTGAATTTGATGGGCCGCATCCTCGAGTAATGGAAAATCATCCATTATTTTGTGTAAAAGATCCATTATACCAAAATATGGGGTTCAAGAACTGGAAAACAGGTAGCAAGTATTACAGTCAACACAGAAGCATGCCAACAATTCCACAATGGATGTGGAGTGGTGGATTTGGCGATGTTAAAATGAAGCCATTTTATAACTGGTTGGATGTGTAATGGACTATCAAGAGAGGGTTGATTGCTATAATAGCTTATATCACAAATATCCTAAACTTATATATGACAAGGGTTGGATAGTAGGCTGTTTTAATATTGGAAATGACTATAGGAGCAAGAACAAGTTCTATGGAGAGTTTCCAAGAGGATATTTGGCAAGAATGATGTCGATGTTTGGTGACAAAAAAAATATTCTACATATATTTAGCGGCTCTCTCGAACCAGGCAACTATAAAAGAATGGATGTTAGTGACAGGTTCTCTCCAGATGTTGTTGGCAATGCGGAAGAGGCAAGCAAGTATTTTAAGCCAAATTCATTTGATTTAGTTATAGCGGACCCGCCATATCAGCCTGAAGACAGTAAAATTTATGGCGTAAAACACCCAAATAAGCGCGTTGTAATGAGTGAGTGCGCAAAAATAACAGAGCGCGGTGGACACCTGATCTGGCTAGACGAGAGAATGCCGATGTATAAGAAGACAGATTGGAAGAGGGTCGGAGAAATATTGCTTACACGCTCAACAAATCATAGAGTAAGGGCCACGTTCATTTTTGAGAGGGTGTGATGCGAAAAAAAATAGCCACCTGGCTAACAATACTTGTTTTTCCACTACTTGTTCTTGCCGAACAGCCGCCAATACAGAATTATGTATTTAGAAATGTTAACATGCCATCAGTTCCATTGACAAAAAATTGGCAATTTGTAATAGACAACAGCTCTTCAACACATAATATATTTGGTCTCGTTAGGGCTGGACTCTTTGAGTCATTAAAGTTTCCTACAGATGAAATGAATATAAGCGTCATTACTTTTAATGACAGAGGAATGGAAAGACGGCTCGACTGGATGGAGATGTCTCCAGAAGCAATAAGAAAAGCCGATGATTTTGTGCAAAAAACAAAAGGAGTCCTTTCATACGGCAGGGTTGCTATTGATTTAGCAATAAGGCAGAATAAAGAAAGATTAACCATCGTGCTTATATCAGATGGCGGCTTCACAGAGGCTTGCAATAATCGCGGCTTTGGAGTAATAGACAGATGCATTAAGGATGCGCAAAAATGGAGAGAGGACAACGGTTTAGGAAAAGCTATTATCGTATCTATTGGAATAGAAAACAAGCACTACACTGCTGGAGGTAAGCCACCAGATGAAGAGTGTCAGGCGTTTATGCAAAAAGTTGGCACAGAAAATGGCGGAGGATACTTCCATGTTAGTAAAGAAAAATAGATTACTTGTATTATCTCTTGTAATATTAATGTCTGGATGTTATACGACCTTGGATAGGTTAGACAACTACGGATATAGCGGAACTGTTGACGATGTGTTGAGGACTAATTTTACAAAAGAGGCCTATGATCTTATAAAAGACATACCAATGGTCGTATCTCCTACTGCATCAACAGCCTATGCAGCCGGCACGAGTTTTGGAAGTAAAACAATGAGCTTGCTTCTTGGTCACGGTATCGGAAGAAAGGTTGTTGTTTCAGAATCTTTTATCAAAAAAGACATCATACCAACAATCATACATGAATATGTTCATCATATAGATGACATTGGAAGAGACTCTGGTGACAGCCTAATCAATATAGATGAATTTTTACTAGCATACAAAATGTGCTATAAACATCAATATTATCATGGGATAACGCTATTTGTAGAGTCTGCAGCAAATAGATTCGTAACAGACGTTTTTGGAATAGGAGACTATTCTGAACACATAGCCTATACATCGCAAGTTGTTCTTTTTCACGACAGAGTGCTGCCTGAGATGCAGTGGGCATTTAGAAAAGTTTTTGGGAGATTTAGCAATGCATCAATTCCTAATTGAGGATCCAGATCCAATAGTTTCTATTGTTGTTCCAGTATATAATGGTGGACGTCTATTGGCTTCGTGTCTAAACAGCTTGGTGCAACAGGATTTTTCAGATATCGAAATTATAGTAGTAAATGACGGATCTACCGATTCAACAAAAGATACAATAAGCAAATTTCTATTTGATAGAAGGCTTAAGACGCTAGACAAAGAAAATGGCGGAACTGGAAGTGCCCTTAATGCTGGGCATGAGGTTGCAACTGGCAAATATGTTACGTGGTGTAGCGCAGATAATTTTTATTTTCCAAATTTTGTGCAAAGGCTATATGACCACATAACTTCACTAAGCAGCATCCACTTTGTATATAGTGATTTTATGTATATTACTGAGAATGGCAAACCAATAAGAGAGCTGCGGCACGCAAAAACTCAGCCAGTAGAAGATCTTGTTAATGGCTATGATCTTGGCCCTTCTTTTTTGTATACGAAAGACTTGTGGCTAAAAGCCGGCCCGTTTTGGAATAAGGTTTGCGAAGATTATGAGTGGGCTACAAGGGCAGCCCAGTACACGTCATTCAGCCTTTTGCCCGAAGTGCTAATGGGATATCGCATACATGGTGGCCAAATAACAAATAGGAAAAAAGATGAAACTGATGCGGCCGCAGAATTTTGCCGCCAACAGGCGAAGCGTCTACTAGCAGATGGCAAATATACGAGGTTGACGCAATGAAACATAGGAGGCTAGCAATTTTCGCTATACTATTCTCATTACTTGTTCTTGTGCATGTTAGGCCATCGCCAACAGATGTTGTGCACTCCGTGTGTGCGGTAAAGGTATGGAGAGAGGATGTGGAAGAGTATTCAATATACGGAAGTGGAGTTATTTTAGATACCGGATATGTGCTAACAAATATGCATGTAGTCGATGTCAACAGAGATGGCGTAATATCTGATGCAGAAAAAGATGTAGTTTTAAAGCTATATAATGGTGAAGACGTTGACGCGACGGTTGTAAGATATGGCGCATTTGAACTGCCAGACATAGCAATACTATACGCAAAAGGAAAAAAGTTAAAAAGCAGCGCTAGATTGGCTACAGAAAAAGATCTAAAGAGAATGAGGTTTGGAGATCCGGTATTTGGTGTCGGCTTTCCTGCCAGCGAGTTTCCATCACACATAGTCTCTGGCGTGCTAAGCCTAAGTCAGAGCGATTTTATAAGAACGTCTACACCAATATATTTTGGAAACAGTGGTGGCGGGCTATTTTTGGCTTCAAACAATCTACTCATAGGAATAAATACAAGGGTCAGGGTTGACAGAGGCACAATTGTTCCGTCCTGGTCAGAATCTGTTAGCGCAAAAACAATAAGAGATTTTGTTGGAGCTGATACCTATATTGTGGATAAAAAGAAAAATACTTTGTTGATTTTGTCAATCATTACATGTATTGGAGTAACGTTATATGCATTCAGAAGACATCTTCTGTAAGCAATGTGCAAGATGTGAAGAAATAATGCCAATCACAGAGACTGTTTGCTACTGTTCTGGTCCGGTTAAAATAGTCAATGCCGGCAAAGACAAAAAACATCTTATTGATACTTTTTGGTGGAGAAAAACTTTATGGCGCCTAAAAAAATCCTGATAACTGGTGTTGCCGGCTATATCGGGGATGCTGTAGTAGGCGAACTAATTCGTAGGAATCCGCGCCTTGGTTCTGCAATACATGGTGTTGACAGGCTTCTTTATGGACAAAACTATTTGCCTCCTAATATATTTTTTAAAAATGTAGACATACGCAGTTATGACTTTGAGCTTCTTTTAGAAGATCTTCGTCCAGACGTCATCATTCATTTGGCGGCCATAGTAGGAGATGGCGCTTGCAATGTTGACGAATTTTTAACCAGAGACATTAATGTATATGGCTCGAAGTTCATTGTTGATTGGTGCAAGAGCTCGAGGTCAAGGCTCGTCTTCGCTTCAACATGTTCTGTTTATGGATATAGTCAAGACTATCTGGATGAGGATAGTGCAACAACACCAATAAGCCTCTATGCAGAAACAAAGTTAGAAGTTGAGCGCTATATAAGAGAAAAGCTGCCATATAAGCACACTATACTAAGATTTGGAACGATAGGCGGAATGTCTGGGCCTTTTGGAAGAATAAGAACTGATCTTGTTGCTAACAAAATGACAATAGACGCAATTAAGAAAGATTCTTGTTCTGTTTTTGGCGGAGATCAGTGGAGACCGATGGTGTCTGTAAATATGGCGGGGGAAGCGGCTGCTTTGTCGGCGCTACTCGGCAATGCAAACGGCACTTTTATTATAAGCGACAAGAACTATAAATTGAAGGATTTGGCAATAGAAATTTTGGGAGATAAAAAATCAAACTTGATAGAGCAGGATATGCCTACAGAAGATTTGAGAAATTACAAGGTTATAAACAAAAAGGCCATCGAGGCCGGGCTTATTGTAAGGAGTGACTTTTCTGCGGCACTAGTGGAGATGAGGGATGTCTTTTCTTCTGGCCGCATAAGCGACTTGTCAAGCCCCGCTTATCATAACGAAAGGTATCTTAAGATGGTGATAGATGAGCTTGCCTAGTTTGCTGGAATGTCAGCTATATACCGACGACAGGGGCTATGTCCACTGCGTAATGGACGACATTGATAAATTAGGAATAAAGCGCTTGTATGTGGTTGAAAATTTCTCCAGAGGAACAGTTAGGGCATGGCACCTCCACAAGACTGGCTCGACATACGTACAAGTTTTGTCGGGCGCAGCAAAGGTTGCGGCGTTAAAATATGCACCTAACGTAAATACATTAGAGAAGCCAATATGTTTCTCCCTATCTGCAAGAACTCCTAAAGTTTTACATATTCCGCCAGGCTACTATAATGGCGCAATGAGTTTAGAAGATAATACAAAATTACTGTTTATGTCAACACTAAGCTTTAGTGCCGTAAAAGAAGATGATGCAAGACTAGATGCTTCTGTTCACGATGATATTTGGATAGTGAGGCGTAGATGATAAAGGTTGCGGTACTTGGCGATACTGGTATGCTAGGCCATATGGTATACGACTATTTGTCACTAGTTGACAACATAGAGGTTCGCGGCTTTAACAGAAGCAACGGCGCAATGGTTGGACATGCGGTTAGTGAGACGTGGTGGTGGACGGTTGTTGGTAGTAAGTTTGACTATATAATCAACTGTATTGGCGCGATTAAGCCAATATTTAATTCTTCTGATTCAGATGGTATAGCAGATGCTGTATATACAAATGCGGTCTATCCCAGAAGATTGGCTAATCATTGCGAAAAACACAAAAATACAAGGCTTATACACATTTCTTCTGACTGTTGCTTTACTGGCCATTCCGGCAATTATGCCGAAACTTCACATAAGGATGCTACAGACCTTTATGGGATGAGTAAGGCGCTTGGTGAGCCAGAAAACTGCATGGTTCTAAGGACCAGTATTATAGGCCCAGAGATTCATGGTAAAAAAAGATCATTAGTTGAATGGGCTATATCAAACAAAGGCAAAGAGGTTAATGGCTTCATTAATCATAAATGGTCTGGAATTACAACGCTTGAACTGGCCAAATCAATAGGAAAGATAATTAAAAACGACTGGTACAAGAATGAGTTGTATCACGTTTTTGGCCCGCCGATAACTAAGGCTGACCTTGTGCAGCAAATATCTAATGCCTACAATCTTGGACTAATTGTAAAAAGATGTAATGCAAAAGATTATGTAGACAGAACGCTTTCAACGGTAAAAGACCTTAATTCAAAGCTGGGCATACCATCACACGAACAAATGATAAGAGAAATGGCTTGGTGGACACCTGTATGGCGCACAAAATAGACTTTATAGTTGGAATTAGGCCAGACTTTATAAGGATGAAGCAGGTTCTTAAGGAGGCTTTTACTAGACCAGAATTGCAGTGCAGAGTTATTCATACCGGCCAGCATTATGACAAAAACCTAATGTCGGTATTTTTTGATGAACTCGAGCTTCCAGAACCGGACATTACGCTATCTGCAACTGGCTCATCTCATGGAGAACAGCATGCAAAATTGATAGCGCAGCTAGAGGATGTCTTGGTAAAAGACAGGCCAGACTATACGTGCTTTCTAGGAGACGCAAACGCTGTCATTGGCTCAATAGCTCCGTTTAAGATAAATATACCAGTCATACATATAGAAGCCGGCATGAGATCGTACGACATGCGTATGCCAGAAGAAAAAAACAGGACAATAATAGATAGGATAAGCTCCATTCTTTATTGCTATCATCAGAACTACAAAGATAACCTTATATTAGAAGGTACAGATCCTTATAAGATATCAGTGGTGGGTAATACAATAGTTGATGTGTTGGCGGAGGAATTCCCATCAGTTCTAGATGATGACGAAATACATATGAACAGGTTTGGGCTAGTTGACTCTACCTGTTTTAGGTATGGCGTTAGGCCAGACAACTATGCAATAATGACGCTTCATAGAGATGAAAACATGAATGTTGAGAGGGCAAGATCTCTAATTTTTGCTGTTTCAGACGCTTGTAAAAAGATAGGGATTCCTTGCATTCTAATACAGATGCCAAGACTTAAGGCTTTCAAGATAAAATATCCATCAAATATTTTACCTATAGATCCGCTTGGTTTTTTTGATTTCATAAATCTTGAACTTGGTGCTTCAATGGAGTTTACAGATAGTGGAACAAACCAGGAGGTTGCGGCAATTGCCGGCATTCCATGCGTTGTATTACGAACGTCCACCGAAAGGCCGGAAACACTAGATACAAACATTAGTGTGTTGTGTGCAAATGATAAAAACGTTTATAACGCAGCAAAATTTGTAATGGATAATATTGGGTCTTACAACAAGTTATTGCTTGGGGACGGACAGGCCGGCAAGAAAATTGTAGATGATATGGTAAAAAGGTTTGAGGATTCTGCAGATGATTCTATAGACTTTGTTAATTATAGAATATTTAGTAGAAGGGCGCTATTCTAATGGACTATGCGGCCGTATACAGCAAGATGTTTGCAAGAAGCGACTACAACATACATCCCGCCTCAGAGCCAAGATATGCTTGGGCTATTTCAAAAATAGCAAAAACTAATCACAAAACATCTCTATTAGATGTTGGATCTGGAAGAGGAAGCTTTATTAAACTGGCATCTCTTTTTGCTGACACAACCGCTATGGATCTTGAAAATTTTCACAATTTACCAATAAGGCACATTAATTGCGACATCGCAAATATGGAAAAATTTTCACAAGTAGCAGAAGAAATTAAAAAAGATGTTGGTTATTATAGCTATGTGACGTGCCTAGACGTGCTAGAACACATCGAGGAGGCTAAAATAGACGGGGTTTTGGAAGTTTTGTCTAAGCTAGGTGTGCACTATTTGTTTGCAATATCAAACCATTCTGACATCCTAGATGGTGTAGAGCTTCATCTCACGCAAAAGCCTTTGCTCTGGTGGAAAGAAAAGTTGTCTAAGTTTTATCATATATTAAGTACTAAGACGGAATATGGCGAAAGGGCAATGTTCTTTCATTGTAAAACAAAACATTCTATGGAGTTTTAAATGCCCAAGAAACAAGTAATACCGGCGCCGAGGGATGGCTCGCACCTTGTCATGGTTTGGCCAGACATTCACTTCCCACATCAAGACAATAGGGCTGTTGGATGTGCAATGGCGATTCATGATGCACTAAAGCCAGAAAAGACAGTTTTCTTAGGAGATGGACTTGACTGTGAGTCGTTTTCTAGGCACCCAAAGGGATCTCTTCTAGAGGACAGGGCGGCATCATACTTTCGCGGAGAAATAGTGCCAATGACGCGACTATTGAATTTTTGCGAAACAAATACCGGCGAGATTGCATATTTGGCAGGAAATCACGAACATAGAGTGGAGAGGTCTGTTGTTGATCTTGGCCACCTTGGGGCCGGAATAGCCGAACTTGTTTCGCCTAAACGTCTCCTGTCAGAGGACAGAAAAGTAAAATGGACATATATTGATTATGTTCCAAAACCAGGAGCCCCGCTTCCACACTACAAAATAGCTAGAGATTTAATAGCCATACATGGATGGTCTTTTGCTAGACATGCCGCCGCAAACCATTTAGCGTTGGCAAGGTCATACAGCGTAGTGCACGGCCATACTCACAGGGCGCAGATGTATACGGCAAAGGATCCAATAACTTCAAGGCGGCTACAGGCCTGGAGTCCAGGATGTTTGTCAAAACTACAGCCGCTATACATGGCGCATAACCCAACAGATTGGGTTCATGGCGTGTCGCTTGTTTGGGTCAGAAATGACGGCAGTGCGTGGACCTCTTATGATGTTGCAATAAAAGGCGGCATAGCCGTGCTGCCTGGTGGTATAAAGGTGGATGGAGCAGACAAAAAATGGCAAAAAGTAATGCGGGATATTGTAAAAAAATGATGTGCAATTCTTGCTATAAAACAGATTTGATAATATTTATCTTTCTACTAGCGTTTTTCTTGATATATGCGCTTATTTGACTATAGTCCCATCTCTGAAAGGACTTACTGGGAGGCAGATAGAAGTGTAGACGCGTCTGTACCAGAATCGCTTTTTGCAAAAAAACTAGCATCATTTATTTTGCCAACTGGAATAGTATCTGTTGTTGGCTGCTTGCCCCCAATGGAGGAATACTTCTTCGGCCCAATAAGGGGGGATAAATCATTTCTATATGTAAGAAAGTCAGATGATCTAAATTCATGCACAACAAGTGGTTTTATAAAAAAGATTTGGTGCAGGGGATATGATGTTGCAAGATCTGCAACAATAAGATACAGGATAGCTAGTTTAAGTCCATATACTACAAACTGTCTTGGCATCCTATCTGATGTGGATATGGTTGATGAACCAATCACGTCTAAGCCATTTCAAAATACAGAAATGCAAAAAGAGTGCGCTATTGTGCATTTTAAGCATAAATTGTGGCTACTTGATATTGGATATATAGACCTAGACATAAGTCCGGTAAATTGCGCTTACGTAAAAGACGATATAAAAATATTTGATAAAGGAAACGTGTTTCACTACTCTCTCTTAAGGGAATCTAGAAGAGGTGGCGGCAACAATATTCTTAAAGAATTAATAAATAATTACGTTGTACTAAGTCAGAGAATAGAGTTTTATGCTAAAGAAGAATTGGCTCGCCTAGAGGAGGCTTTACAAAACAATTCTATATCAAGACTAAGGTTACTATATAGAGACATGCTGTCTATTTGTGAGGGCTCATAATGAATCTGTTTGTTTACGGAACGCTTAAAAAAGACCATGTTACTGATGATTTTTATATTTATGGACGTCTATACCAGGTATCTTCGTGGTTTCCTGGAGCAAAGACCGGAGGATATAGGGACAAGATATGGGGACAACTAACAAAAGTAACAGGAGAAGATCTTGAATATTTAGACAGGTATGAGGGCTGTCCACATCTTTTTAATAGAAAGATTGTCAGGGCCTACAATAGGCAGGGGCTATTTGCGGGAATGGCGTACGTGTATGAGTATAGTGGAGATATTAAGGATTTTGACCAAATAGGTGGTTGGAAAAATGAAAACAGCAATTATAACAGGAGTTAGGGGCCAGGACGGCTCTTATCTCTCTGACATACTTCTTGCGCGCGGATATAAAGTTATTGGAGTCGCTAGGAGAAGCGGAAGTCCAGACAATTGGAGAATCGAGCATCTTCGTGATAATAAAAACTTTATTTTAGAATTTGGAGATGTTACAGATAGTGGAAATATGCGCAGGTTGATACAGTCGCACTCTCCTGATGAATTCTATCATTTGGCCGCACAGTCGTTCGTTGGAGTTTCATGGTCAGAGCCGATACATACGTCAAACGCAACCGGCCTTGCCACGCTTGTATGCCTAGAGGCGTTAAGAGATACAAAGCCAGACACAAAGTTTTATAATGCGGCTTCTTCTGAAATGTTTGGCAGGGTGCTAGAGCCGATACAGTCAGAAAAGACGCCATTTAATCCAATATCTCCATATGCTGCAGCAAAGTGCTTTGGGTTTCATTGTACAAAAATATATAGAGAGTCTTATGGCATGTTTGCCTGTAATGGCATATTGTTCAACCACGAATCAGAAAGGCGCGGCCTCGAGTTTGTGACCCGTAAAATAACGGACGGGGTTGCAAGAATAGCAAGCGGAAAGGCCGCTTCAATAGCGCTTGGTAATCTGGACAGTGAGCGAGATTGGGGCCATGCGGCAGACTATTGCGAGGCTATGGCGGCAATGCTTTCCCATACCTGTCCAGATGACTATGTTGTTGCTACTGGAGAAAAGCACACAATAAGGGAATTTTTGTCAATAGCGTTTTCGAGGGTTGGGCTTGATTGGCGTCAATATGTTACTTACGACGAAAGGTTTTCTAGGCCAAATGATGTGACTACGTTATGCGGAAATGCGACAAAGGCAAAAAATACTCTATCATGGTCTCCGCAATATAGTTTTGTAGACTTGGTAAATTCAATGGTTGACGCTGACATAAAAAGACACAAAAATGCGTCGTAGATGAGGTGGCAAAATGAACTGTGGTCGACAGTTAAAAATTAATGAAATGAAAGAGTTTTTGGCGCTTGTTCATGCTGGTGCAACAATGAAGCACTTTACCGTAAAACTAAATCTAACAAATGATGAGGTAAAGCAGCATTTAAAAAAGATTCCTTACTATACAATGTATGTCGATGTTGCAGAGAATATAAAGAAAATAAAAGCAAGAGAAGACCTGGACAATTTAGATAAAACACGACTCATATTAGATGAGAGGTCTAGGTTAGATGAGTTTGCATAAGCCGTTTAGATATAGCGGAAGTAAAACAAGGTATGTTAAGGAATATAGGCGCCCCCCAAATGGCACAAAATATATACTTGAGCCATACGCAGGAAGTATGGCATATAGTCTTTTTTATACTCAATTCTATGCTGTAGGGATTGAGAAGAACAGAGATCTGTGTGAGGTTTGGTGGTGGCTACAGTCTTGTGATAAAAAAAATATTGACTGGCTTGAAGACTATTATAACAACAACATTAAGGACAAGGACAATTTAAAAGACCACAGGGGCGCGCTTTCTGTTGGGCAAATAAATTTCTTAAGACTAATGTGTGCCAGCGTTGTTGTTGGTCAACTTAGTAGTTGGACAGTATATAAAAAGCATGGAATAAATTGGAATGCCGTCAGGACTTCGCTTGATGCTGTAAAGAACATATTCTACACGAATGGAGATGCGGCAGACTTTGAGCAAGGAGATGGCTGCCTTATCTTTCTAGATCCTCCATATGCAGGTACGCTTGGCAATTATAAAGATAGAGGAAATAATATAAATTTTGATCATTCAAATAATATTGCGGCAGTTAGAAATATTATAGACAAAACATCATGTCCAATCATATTTACGTACGGAGATGGGGCGCCTGAACTATTTCCAGGGCACGATTGGCGCGTTGTAGCAAAAAGAAAGGTTCCAAATCTTCGCAGAGGTGGCACCGTTGATAGGACTGAATATGTGGCCTATATTAGATGGCCGGAGGAATAAATAATGTCTGCTATATGGAAAGACCCGAGATATCTTGAAGTTGAATTTGTGGAGAAGCGTCGCAGCACTAGCGATATAGCCAAAGAGCATGGCGTTTTCCCAATGACGATAAGAAGGGAGCTAAAAAGAAATGGCATCCCGCTTAGAGACAAGGGTACAGCACAAAAAATAAATATAGAAAGAAATGGAACACCAACCCAGGGGCGACACAGAACAGATGAGGAAAAGCTGCGTATCTCTAAGGGGCTGCAGACATTTTGGGATAAGCTAACAGAGGAGGAGGTTCAAGACAGAAAAGACACCTTGGCATCTGTTGCAAAAGAAAAATGGTCTTCAATGTCGGACAAGGACAAGGCAGAGATAATACGCAAAATGCATGCAGCAAATACGGCAAAAGCCAAAGATGGTAGCAAGAATGAGAATGCCGTAGCCGATATGCTATCATCCATTGGTTATGTTGTAGAGCAGAGAACAAACGAATATACGCCAGGAAGAGTGTTTGAGATTGATATTTGCTTACCTTCAGAAAGGGTTGCTATAGAATGGGATGGGGCAACGCATTTTTTGCCAATATATGGTGAAGAAAATTTGGCAAAAGTAATGGAAAAGGATGAGAAGAAAAATTCTATCTTAGTAGGATCTGGCTGGACGCTAATAAGATGTAGAGATATGTCAACAACGTCTTCTATGGCATTTGTCAGAAGGACGGTTGAAAATATAGTTAGGCTTATTGAGGATAATAAGGGTCCAGGCCTATTTATTATAGAGTGCTTCTAGTGAAGATAATTATAGATCTGGATCAAGTAATAATGGAAATGGCCTACATTGTATCAGAATATAGGCCAATTGTTGACCTAAAAAATTCAAAAGGAAATGTTGTAATTGACGCAAATAGTTATGCAGACTTTTTGCACGATATGGATATTATCTTAAATAGAGCCATATCTACATGCGCAAGGTTAGAGGAGGATGGTGGTGGTTGAAGAATTTTGGCAGCTAGTTAATAAAATAGAAGATAAAAATATCAGAGAAGCAGTGCGTTATGCAATAAATGGTATAGAAGAAGAGTATGCCATAGGCTTTTTTAATCAATGTGGAGGAGCTACAAAACATCACATAGAGAGAGGTGGTTTGGCCAGGCACACCATCGGTCTAACCAAAATGGCTCTTGCAATAGCGGACAACTATCCGCATGTACAAATAGACAGAGATGTTCTTGTAGCTGGCTGCATATTTCAGGATTTGGGCAAAATAAATTCATACGAAGATGTAAACGGATCTTTTTTTAGACATACAGAGGCCGGAAGGTTACATCATCATATTCCGATGTCTTTTGCAATAGCAAGAGAAGCGCTCGTTGCTATGGGTGTTGATAAGTCTAAAATGGACCATATTTTGCACATAGTAGTTAGTCATCACGGAAGAAGAGAATGGGGTAGTAACGTATCGCCAGCTACAATGGAAGCGTTCATTGGGCATATGGCAGATTATATAGACGCGCTAATAGACGGAGCTCACGGTGGAACATGGGAACTGCAAAAGAGTTAGGCAAATTCGATGTTATATTGGCCGATTATCCTTGGCCATTTGAAGTCAATATATATAGCAAGAAAAAGAAATATGAGGCAAAAGATCAATATGATTTGTTGACCATAGAAGAAGGCAAAAGGTTGCACATAAGTAGTATAGCAAATAAAGATTGCTGGCTATTCATGTGGGCCGTATGGGCGCGCCTTCCTGAATGCATAGAAATTATGGAAGAGTGGGGATTTAAGTATAGAACGTGCGCATTTGTATGGTGTAAGCGCACTGTAAACGGTAAAAAGGCAAAAAACTTTTCTCGCTCATGTGGAGCCCAAGGATCTACTGAAATAGTATTGGTTGGCAAAAGAGGGAGGCCAAAACATTATACAAACAATGAAGAACAAGAGTTTGAGGCGGAGAGAACTAGCCATAGTAGAAAGCCGGACATTTTGTATAGCAAAATAGACAAAATAGTTACACCTCCTGACGGAGGGTTGAGAAAAATAGAGTTATTTGCCCGTCGCCAATACGGAGATTGGCACGCTCTTGGTAATGATAAAGAACTTGATGTAGCCAATCCACTCTGTATACATGGAGATATTCGAGATTTGATTGGTTTTAAAGATGGAGAAAGTTAGATATATGGGAAAAATTGAGCATTTAGGGCCCCATCCTGTCATATTTGATATAAAAAAAGACTATAGTAAGGATTTGCTTCCAGAAGAAATAAAAACAGAAGATGGCAAACAGTTTGTTTTTCTAAGAGGACTCGAAAGGCTCGCCAAGGAGCGGGGTGTTAAGGCTGCCATTTGTGTTAGGCTTGAACCTCTTCCTCGAGGAATGTATTGCACATACAGGTATGAATTTGTGGATGGTTGCCAATACGAGGGCAGTGCTGATGCCACCATAGATAATTGTGATGGAAATTTCAAATTATATACTACTGCAATGGCAGAAAGTCGTAGTAAGGCTCGAGCACTAAGGACGGCGTTTGGAATAAGCATGTGTTCTGTTGAAGAGAAAAGTGATGCGGATGCGCGCATTCTTCAAGTAGAAGATACCGCTCCTATAGAGCCACATCAGGTTGTATTGATTCGCAACATGGCGACAAAACTTGCAATCGGTAAGACAGAAATTATATCATTGTTAGATATACCTAGAGATGTTGCCAGGGTGGATGATTTTACGAGACTAGAAGGAAGGGAGCTTATGTCAAAAATGAATGCGCTGCTTGCAAAGAAAATAAAGGCTGAGAAATCTAAATGAGTATATTTATTAACGAAGATGAGCGTAAAGCGCACATTATTTCAGCTTCCGAGCAAATGGGTGGAAAAAAAATAAAAATGGTTGACAGGCCAACATATAGGGCCAAAAGGTCATGTAAAACATGTAGTGGAGTAGGCATCGTAACATATCATCCAGTTGGTGGAAAATCAACAAGGGCTCGCTGCTCTTGCGTAAAGGAAAAAATTATAAAGGTTGCCGAATATGAGTAAAAGAGATTTTGTCGGAATATACAAGCCAAAAAAAGAATCTGGCGGCTCGGTAGCTCAATTAAAGCTTGGGTCAAATAAAGACTGCGTGTTTTTAGAAATGGCCAAGCAAAATGCGCCAATGAATAGTTCTAAGCCATATGATTGGGCAAATGGCATTAGAATAAAGCTTGGGCACACAGATATAGGCAAAATACTTGCCCTGCTTTATGGGCGCCTTCCAGAGCCAAAAGAGGGGGCGGCAGACCTTGAGCTTTTTCATAAAAACGAAAAAGGCAATAAGATAATTAAATTTAAGTGGCAACCAGGTGGCCTGTACCTTACGGCCTCCATGAAGGAGGGCAGCAAATCAGAAGTCATTTCCATACCTGTTAGTTCTGACGAGTTAGAACTCATTAGGCTTGCGCTAGAGAGGGCTTACGTTCTTATGCTCGGCTGGTAATTTTTGTGTATAAGTAATTGATACTTGGCGGAGGTGTGCAAGTGGAAGATAATGCAATTTCTGCTCTTACGCTTGCCATAAAAGTGCAAGTAGAGGCTACTAAAGAAAATACAAAGCAATTAGAAGAAATAAAAGCAATATTGCTTCGCAATAAAGAAATAGATGAGCGGCAAGATCAAAAGCTTGAAAAGATATCAAATCACTTTCACAATGGCTTCAAGCAAGAAATAATGGAACAAATAAAAGAATCTGAAGAAAAGGTTGTCGGAAGTCTTTCTGGACTTGTTTCAAATATTAAATTTCAATGGGTAATAATGGGCTCTGGTATTGTCCCCATAATTTACTTTTTCATTCAAAATCTAAGAGGAGTTTAGTACCATGAGTGTTTATCACCGTCAAAAAATGAAAGAGTTGCTGGGGCACGCCGATTTTGGCCCAGTCCTTATGGATGATGTGCTGCAAATCAATGTTACTGGAGCGTCTGGAGTTGTTTCGCACACTACTGCAGGAAGGTGGACTGCGCCACGCCAAGCCAACATAAAGGGCATAACTATTACTTCAACAAACATTCCGATAGTAGGACAGATAGAGTATGCTATTTCAGCAGACGGCGCTATAGTAGCGTCTGGAACTCTGGCGTCTGGAACGGATGCTGATGCGGTATTCTTGCCAAAGGATAGGCAAAATGCCGTTATTGTTGATGCCGGAACAGTGATACGTGCAGACTATGCTGTAACTGCCGACCTTGGCGCAGCAACAAACCTTCGTATTGGTGTTGCTGTTTCATACCTCGGTCAAAGCTAATGTCTAGTTTGCGCGAAGGCGAGCCTATAGGACAAAATCCACTATCCTATAGGAATTGTGGACAAAAAATATCAGAATCCTCATCTGTTACGGATGAGGTTCTTGAGTCATTTGATCCACAAACCTATCGCGCAATAGTTGAGTCCCTAGAAGATTCTGTAGGTCTAATTGAAGACAGGGTGTTGTGGATAGATCCGTCGGCGTCAGATTCATTAGTTTTGGATGGCTCAACAATTGAATATGTTGCAGATAAAACATCAAATGGAATAATTAGTGAGCAGAGTGGTATCTTTGAAACCAATAAGTGTTCGCTAACTACTGATACAGAACTTAGTTCACCAGCAAAGGCAATATCTTTTGATGGGTTCAATGGAATAAGTTTTGGCCAACAACTTAGTGATGTTTTTGCAGAGGACGGATCTTTTACGGTCGTTGTTGCATATAAGCAGTTAAATGGCCCAGGCGCATTTAACGGAGTAGATGACGACAAGGCAGTAGAGATCGTTAGTAAGGGATCTGTTTTAGAGGCTGACACGCGGTATACCCTCAATTTGCATGGCGCGGTTGGAAATTCTGGCAGTACAAGTTTTCCATACATAACAGTAATGAACTCAACTTCTGGAGATGGAGCATACGGAGAAACTCTTATCGATGTATTTGCAAAAGACCGCACGCTATTAATTGGAATGTGCGATGCTTCAAAAACAGATAGAGAAGAGTTCATAAAGCTAATGCAAAATGAGGTGGCCTTTGTTGATGGGGTTGAGAACTCTAATGAGGCTACTCCTACCTTCGATGATGTGGCTGGTGGCCCAGACAACATGGAGCAGGATGATACGCCATTTTTTCTTGGCACCTCATTAACATATCAAGAGTCTTTTGTTGGCTTAAGAGGTCTTATTTACGAACTAATGGTATTTAGTAGAGTGCTAACTAATAGCGAGCTCGATCTTATAAATAGATATATAAAAATAAAATATAGACTTCCATATAGGGGTCTTAGGCAGTTCTAATTATGAGTATGCTTAACTATCCAGTAAAAGGAACTGTTTTTGGCAAGGGCGGAGATGGAACTGGCCCAGACACCCAAGGAATGTCTCTGTCCGAAAGGACTGCGGACACTAGCGTAAATAGGCAAATATTTACCGATAACGCGACTCCTAGTGGGGCTCTTGCTTGGCAGTATTCAAGAAAAATAGATGGAATACAATTATCTGTTGTAGACGTTAGGGCCAGTGGTAGTCTTGGTCCATCAGAAGTTGTTGATGAAAATAAATATGTTTTTAGGTCTGATATATAGGCCTGTAGGAGGATAGATGGGATCATTGGCTGCTACGGGCATTCCTGTTGTTGCAAAAAATAGCAACACGTATAGAAAGATGTCAATAATAATTAATGCAACAGATAGTGAGACAGATGTTGCAACTAATATAGTTACGGCGGACGTTGCTCGCACAATAACATCTGGCTCTATAGTTAGGGATGATGGTTCTGTTGAATATTACGAAGACCTTGCTTGGGGCGCCTACCTGATGGGGCGCTCTACAATGGAGCGCGTCGCTTCTGATGTTGGCGCATCCAGAGACAATATGGTAAAGCTTGGAGACAACAGGACAATTGCTGTTGTGCCAGACTCGCTACAGCCAAACATTCCACAGCTTGGATATAAGCACACAGGCGACTCTATACAGGAGTCGCAAAGCGTTGATGATTCTGTCGTTCAACGCATTCCAAATAGTGGCGTATACGATGATGGGTTTCCACTCTAATGGCGTCAAATAACTTTGACGGAACAAAAAAGCTACAGGCCACCAACACTAAAACCGTCTCTCATAACGGCGACAAGATTGTTGTTGGCGACACATTAGCAAGTGTTGTGATAGAGAGAAAAGACAACACTTCAGTAAGGCTGGTGGTGAACTAATGGGCTCGAGAAATGAAGACGGGTCTAAGATAGTTCAAAATAGCGTTTCATTAAGAAAACTTGGAAAGTCAACATCCATTACTGTTGACGGTCAAGAAACAACCATATTTAATAATTCGCCAACAGAGATTCCTGACATGGAGGCTGTTGATGAGTTGCAAAAAACCACATTTACTCATTCTACAATAGTAAAAACAACAAGATCTACCGACGATTCAGAACAATCTGCCTTTTTCAAAAACGAACCTCCGTCGGAGTAGTTAAATGTTTCCAAGACCTGTAGGCGTAAGAAAAGTTCTAGTCAGCGTTACTGGCGTAACTCCACAAGAGGTGATAGCGCCGGTCGCAGGCCATTCAATAACACTAACCTCCGTTGCACTGCACGAGAGGTCTGGTCTGTTTGTGGATGTGGACATGTATGAAGGAGGCGACCCCTACTTCGACATGACGATTGGGCCGTCAGGAACCATCGTATGGGACAGTTTTGATAGCAGGCACGAGCTATCACCAGGTAGTGGCTTTTACATTTCTCTATCTGTTTCTGGAGATGTTGGAGTTAGGGCGTCATATGTGTTGTATGATAGGCGCGCCCCGTCTAATTTGGATCCGCTTACATATGTTCCTCAAACAACAAGAACTCCAGATTATTTTGGTCAACAGTAATGAACGTTAAAACCCTGGCCGCCTTTGTAAGGTCACAAGGCTGTCCAGTAAGGTTATATAACAAAAAAATTTTACTTGGCCAAAATTGTGCGGGTCTGTTTGACTTGAACAAACGTGGTCGTCCGTATATTTCAGTAGCTATGTTGGGAGATAAAAATAATCCACTTCATGTGTTGCTGCATGAATATTGCCATTTTTTACAATGGAAAGATGGCTATATGATGAAGCTGGAGGAGCCTGGAACAAAAGACGGATGGACAATATTGGATGATTGGATAAAGGGAAAAGAGTTTAGCCGCGAGCAACTGCGGATGGCTAGAGGCGCAATTCTATTAATGGAATATGATGCAGAGCTGCGTACATTGCAAAAAGCGCGTGAGCTTGGAATAAAGATGAACAAGAGAAGTCATCTAAAAGACTCTAACGGGTATATAGAGTCAATTAAAAAAGCTTTTGAAACTCGTAAATATGCTGGATATGTTGAATCAAAATGCGACAGAGTAATGACCATCAAGGAGGTGTTAGATGCCGATACCAAGCCAAAGAGACGGGGAAAAAAAAGATAAGTTCGTGCAAAGATGCATGAGCGATGATGTTATGAAAAAAGAATATGGAGATACAGAGCAGCGATTGGCTGTATGCTTAAGCAAAGTAAACGCCAACAGTCTTATTGAACAAATGGATTTGAAAATAATCGCGCGGCGTAAATGGAGCGACGAAAAAAACTCATTTATTTGATTCGTTTCATTGCGTCTCATTCGCGTTGCGGCCACCAGCAAAATCATTTGCCGGCTGCCGCATTTCCAATGAGCGTTAAAGCAATCGCTACAACACTTGCCCCAAGTATAAATGATATACCAAAAATTATTACAAGAATTCCAATTTGTTCTTCTTTTGACATCACGCATACTCCATAGAATAGTCATGTGGTTTTGCAAGCTTGCGTCTAATGGTTGTCGATTCAGCCAAGCTGTTTTGTTCTGCACCAGGAGACAGAGCAATGCCTCCATATATAATATTAATAGTGTTCATTTGCAATTTGATTACCTCTACCGAGCGCAAAACTCCTCGGCACTCAAGAATAGCCTGCCACAATTGGTTGGCATAATGTTCCGCGGTATGCGCAGATAGAGTATAGTATGGACGAACACCTTCGTTGTCTGCCCTTACTATATGCAAGAAAGCGTTGCTTGGGTTACGAGGAAATAGAAGAAAGAAAAGTGGCGGTTTTACATAGCTATCTGGCCTGTATGTTTTCATCGCAGGCCTTTTGCTGTCTAGGCAAACCCTATATACTGCGCTACCATTACAATAGCGGCTATAGTATATAGCCTCTTGCTCAGAAAAAAAGGCGCCATATATCCACTCCGCAGAGCCAATAGCATAGATATTTACCATAGGATGGTATCATCATTGTTTTGGCCCAAAAACTCTCGAACCCGTCTAGCCTCTTCTGGCGTTTCAAATAGCGCAACATGACTAAATGGATCTATATTTGGGTTCATTTTTACCTTTTTGCGCACAATATCGTTGCGCATCATATCTGATCCACACATTGACAAGGCATTCATATACGAGGCAAAAGTAACGTTATTTGCCAATCTAACATAGGCGTGTAGATTGCCGCTTTTACTTCTTGTAAAAAAGTAATCTTTAACTTGCGCAATTTTTTGCGACAGTATATTCAGCTTGAGATCTCGCTCATTCCTTGAATCATCTGCTGGATGATCAAAGTCTATTAAAAGAAGGTTGGGCCTTCCCGTGAAGCAAACAAGCCCAAGCTCGCTTGCAACATCCTGTGGAGCAGAATTAAAGAATCTTTCATAGTTATTTTGCACCGGTAATAATGGACCTCTATCGAGGATTGTGTTCCAAATAAATATTTGACTCATTTAATCAAAACTCCAAATACATACATGAGATCTTTATATACATGATTGTAGATGCCAGGAGAGACGCTCTCTCTATTTCCAGCCACATTAATAACTAGATTCCCGGCCTTGTCGTGCATTCTGCCTATTATTGAAGCAATAGAATCTCTGTAGTCAGCATAAGTAGACTGACACAGCTCTACGCCATTAAAATCAACATATGATGTTGGACGACTAAGATCGACCAAAATATAAGGCTTCTTATTCTCTATACAGTAGCGCTCTGTTAGTTTTGTCCCAGCGCTATATCTGGTAAACCAGACTATTGCGATGTTGCATGCTTGAACGTTTCTTTTTGTTCTTGCTGGATAGCTTGGATTGTCTAGCTCTATTAAATTATAACTTGCGGGGATTGGGCCATCTTCGGCCCTTCTGAATTTTGTGCACCAGCCACCATGAGGCAGGCCCATAACTATCGCTGCGTCAAGACCAGCCCTATCGGCGCCTGTCTGTCCTCCACTTATTATCTTAAGCATTAAAGTTTTGCTCCAAGTTCAACCATTCTAAATATGGCCTTATTTTTCATTTTTGCTTCGACTTCTACGTCTATGAGATCGCTGTTGTTTAGCTCAAGCTGCCACGGTGGTATTGCATAAATAAAATCACTGTGCGCACGAAGAGCTCCTATTGTATTTTTACATCCAGGAATTGAATTCGATATATGCGTTAAGGGTTTTATTCCGCCCCATGTCTGCCTGCATGCCTCTCCAGCATCTTCTGTTGACAAGCCGTCTGGATTTAGCGAATGATGATGTGTGTCAAATACTATTGGTACGCCGGTTGTGGCGCTGACGGGAATAAGTTTCTTTACTGACCATGAATATTCGCAATTTTCTAGTGTCAGCCTTGACCTTATCGACTCGTCTACAGATAGTAGAGAAGATATTAGTTTGCGCTCGTCTTTTGCGGCCCCATGTATGTTGATGGCGTAGTATGGCGATGCGGCAAGTCCCATAGTCGAAAATATTCTTGCCGCAAATTCCAGTTCTTTAACTGATTTTGCCACAACGCCTTCCTTTTGACTAGACAGTGACACGAACTGTCCAGGATGCATTGTGATGCGCAGCCCGCTACGCACGGCCACCTGCCCAATGTCAGCTAGCGCGTCCTTTATATCGGCAATAGCTAGCGGATCGAAGCCGGCAACATCCCATAGCGGAAAAATGGCGGAAGACATTCTGAATACGCGTATGCCGGATTCAAGTATTGCGGGCAGAGAGGTCGCCAAGGCGGCAACATTTTCTCTATATGTTTCTAAATATTTGCTCTTGCTGTAAAAATTTCTTTTTGAAAACAAGAGGGATTTTGTAACTAGCGTATTTTTGTTCTTATCATCTAGCCACTGACAGCATAACCCAAGCGCCACTATTCATCTTGCTTTTCTTCAATGTCTTCAAGATGAACGACTTTCTTATCGCTATTTATTGACATGCGAGTTTTAGAATTGTCTATTCCCATAGATTTATTGATGTAAATAAAAAGCTTTTGCTTTTCACTATTCAATTCATTTGATAGCAGTTCTATCACCCTGGCCTTTTCCCGAAGTAGCTCCTCTGATGTTTTGATAGAGGAAATAAGTAATAGGGCATACGGGTCTTGTATTTGTACTTCTTTTTTCATACAGACTTTGGCTTTCCATTTTCATCTAACATTGTTACTCCAAGCTTAGCGGCTTGTTTATTGCCGCAAGAGCATTTGCATGTAGAATTGCGTGCTGCTTCTAGCGTGGATTCTTTAAGGCATTGCTTGAAATATTCAACAATATCTAAAGCGGCCATTGCAGTCCATGACTGCGACGTATAATTCGATAGTATCGACAATATCCTATGTTCATTCATATTTAAATCCCTTTGGGAGGTATTGCCTCCATGCCTCTACGATATCTACAGATTGAGTCCAGTCGGGCTTATATGGTTTGTTTAACAGCCTAAAGCCACTTTCTTCTAGTCTTTTATCTCCTTTTGCCCTATTGCAATTTTTGCAACTTACAACGGTATTTTCAAATGTAGACCTTCCACCGAGCGAGCGAGGTATGACGTGGTCTATTGTTGCTGTTTTTTTATCCAGCAATTTTGCGCAATATTGGCAGGTGTAGCCGTCTCGTTGTGCGACGGCTCGCTTGCTAAATCTAACTCCTTTTATGTGCGCCTTTGTAAAGCCACAATATGACAGTAGTCTTATAACCGATGGAATATACCATTCCTGCGAAGCGCTTTTAACTGTGTGAAAATAGTTTTCAAGTATTTCAGCAGTACCCCTATATACTAGAACAAATGCCTTTTTCCACGACACGCTTTTTAGCGGCTGCCAATTTTTATTGAGCACTAGCGTTAGTAGATTTACCATGCACTATAACGTAAACCAGTTCTCAAGATCTTTTGTTGACGGCATATCATCGTTCTCTTTGAGTAACTTAAAATCGTTTGCGTCAAGTTTGACACCAAGTATATTTTGTGCCATAAAGCGCGCGTCTTCGTCCGCATCATCGTCATCTGGCACTTGGTCGTCAGCAAATTTAACAGTAGCGCTGTCTTCGTATGCAACGTTGTTGTTTACTTGTTCCTGCAGCAGGCTTATGACTACGCTAAGAAGATCTAGTGCTCTTATGTCGGTTGGGCACTCTTCTAGCTCCTGCAGGCACACATCTATTGTTTCAAGAGCTTCTATTATTTTCTTTTTATGATTTTCGTTTAGCGCCATGTTATCCATCTATTTCAAAGTCTCCAACAGTAATGGTTGGAAGAGAGGTTAGTGTTGATAGTTTACTGTTTAGCTCGTCTACTATGGACTTTAGCCTCCTTGTCTCGTTAAGATAGTTTAACTGTACTCTTTCAAAGTCTAGTTGGGCTTCTGACATTTTTTGTATAAGTTCATTTATTTCCAGCTTTACATCTTTCATAATACACCCTACCCATACAGCTCATCATGGTCTCGCTTCCATTCATCACCATCCAACGGTGATGATCCGTCTTGTTTAGGCAGACTGCCTAAATCTTTGATGTCTGCTACCATCATTAGCTTTTCTTTTACGAAAAACTCTTGCATTGCAAGAATTGGAGATATAAGCGACAGCAGGATGCCGCCAAAAAAACTAGAAAATCCAATTACTACTGAATTTATTATTCGTTGAGAAATAGTTAATTGCACATTTACTGTCTTATACATTTATATCGCCTTCTGCTTTTCCAAGTCTTATTGAGTCTAGTTTTTTAATAAACAATATGTCAGTGTCCTTTTTTCTATCTATGATTGGGTAACCGTTAAAATGGCATCCGTCTATTAGTTCCGTCCATTTATCATTAAATACTCTTGATAGTTGTGTGTGATTTAGGACCACATAGTATCTGTTATTCATTTGAGCTTAAACATCAGTTCTGAGAAAAGCCAAGATGTGGCTATAATTATAAAGACTATAAGCAGCACGCTTTCAGGCGTCATTGCATTTCCTCGCCGAGCTTGTCTAAGATTTCTACGGCTGAAAAGAAACCTATTAGAAAAAATTCCTTATGTAGCGGCTCCCGAAATCCATATGTTATGCCATTCATATATATTTCAAAGGGAAATTTTTGTTGCTTTCCAAGCCATGTTACAAATTCATATACCTGCTCTTTATTACTAACATCAATTAGCGTAAGGTCTGCCATATTTTATTTCTCTTTTCTATGCATATGTAAGATCTGCCTGACAAAAATGACAGAGCAGCTTTATCTTTTTCTTTTTTCTAAGGCCACATACTAGCTTGTGTCCAAGGACAGAACACATTGCTTCTGTTAACTCTTTGCTCAAGTATTGTATTTGAGCCGCCTGTTTATTGCGTTCTTTTGGGCCGACTTCAATTAAGTCAATCATCATGTTTTCGGCCTGACTTATTAGCTTTCTTGGGTCATCCATGTTCTGGCGTCCTTATATATTGAGGTTAATATCTCTCCGTCGAAGGCGTCAAAAACATGTATGCAAAAGCTAAGTCCGGGCCTTTTGGCTGCCGTAAAATCGTCTGGCTGAATGTGCAACTTCCACATTTCTGTTTCGTCAGGAGTTGACACAATGACTTCGTTATTTTTTATGGCTAGCGAGAATGTGTGGCATACATCGCTTTTTATAGAAGTTAAGAACAGCTTCAAGATTTGTTCTTTCTACACCAATCTGCCATTGCTATGGCGCTTGCACATCCTACATTTAGTGATCGCACGGAGCCATATTGAGGAATGTATACAATAGGGAAATTTTTGTCCAATATAGATTTTTGAATACCAGCACATTCTTCTCCAAATATCATGAGAGGGTTTTTGGGCCATTCGTAATCAAAGATGTTTATTGCGCCGTCAACATTGTCGATGCAAACTGGCGCATACTGCTCAAATAATGATTGAAGATTTGCTTCACTATCAATAAATTTGATATTTTCGTAAATATGCGTGCCAACGGTGCCGCGTCTATTCCATCTCTTGTTGCCCCAATAATAAATGGAGGATGCAAGGAATGCGTTACAGTTACGTATAACCGACCCAATATTAAAGTCACCTTCTATATTTTGGCACAGCACGGCAAATTCATGACGCAGTGAGTCAAGGCGTGCCCGTATTGCGTCAGTGGCCCAATATTTGTAAAAATCGGCCACATTTCTCCTATCTGTTGGAGTAGTCAATACATTCTGGACATCGTGTAAGTTCTGGATCTTGGTAACGCCCCGTGTCATCTTCGCACTCACAATTCCATTCTGGACGAAAACAAATTATACATACGTATTTTTCGTCTTGGCAAAATTTGCATTTCAATTCTTCCATTCGGACTTAAATTTCCTTTCAGCTTCGTAAGAGCCGCACTTACAACCTCTTATAAGAAGGTCTTGTGTTTTACACACACAGTCTTTAATGTATACAATGTAATCACGATGAAACCACGGAAATGCATGATGCTCATACATCATGTCCAGAGATGGAGCCATTACATACCATTGAATGTCGTACGGATCGTTAATAATGGCGCTGTCCGGTATGATTGCGCCAAAATATACCATATTTTCTTTTGTAACATACTGAGCTGGATGTTTTCTTATTCCATAAGGCATAAGTGTATTATTCCTTGAGCACCGGAGGCGCAAATGAGTTTTGTATATTTGCCATTTTCTATTGGTGGTGGTGGTGGCGGAGGTAACGCTTCCTGCGATACAGAGATTGTATACGTAAGCGGATTTATGGAGCTGACAGAGGGTGGCGGCTGCTCAACATATGTGTCGCTGGGGCAGCATACTGTTGTATTGCCTGAGTCTGAAGACGGAGATATTTTTAACTTTTCTGTTGGAGAAACTGGTCTATTTAGAATAGAGCCGTCTGGACTAGATGAGATTAGACTGTCAACTTTAACATCTTCAGCTATAGGTATAGAAGGTAGCGGCGTAGGTTCATCTATACAATTAAGAAAATATAATGGAACTTGGACTTCTCATTCTGTTGTCGGATACTGGTTCCTTGCATAGGAGGCTAAATGCCATCTAGTTTTCTAGCTCTAGACGCCAATAATGGCGGCACACTAAACATATTAAACTATACTGGTGGAACGGTAGACGTTGTCGGCCAGCCAGGTGGCAGCACCACCACGTTCATATCTTCCGGCATAGCCAATAAGAATAGAATTATTTATTACAATGGAATGATTGTATATTCGGCACAAGACGGCATATACACGTCTATTACAGACGGTAAAACTGGCGTTTTGCGCCACACATATGCCGCAGCAGTGACCGGATCTAATATTTATGGGCCGGTAGTTATTGGTAGACACCTGTGCGTCATATATGCAAGCGCAGGCAACCTTGTTAGGATGGCTAAATCAACAGATGGAATAGCCTGGAGCGAACAGTCCGTATCATGGGGTGGTGCGTACGATATTGGTGGCGTTGCAATAAATAATGGCATAGTACATGTTGTAGGAAATGGCACTGAGCATGTTGCAATGAATCCAGAAACTGGCACTAATTCTTTGCTAAATTTTGCAGGAATTAGCGGATTTGGTGGAGCGTGCACATGGAACGGCACGCCGTTTGGCCTAGGAGTAACAAACGGAATTAGTATACGTATAATAAATTTAAATACAAGCGCTACTTTTGCTACGGTGTCTGCAGGACACTTTAATACACAAAATGGGCTTATTGCATTTGTAGATCCAGACACAGATGAGCTCATAATTATTTCTTCAACCCTTTTACGATCATGGAGTGTAAATAATTTAGGAGTTGTAACCGAAAGAACTTCAACTATGATAACTGGGTCATATTTTGCGTCGCTTAACTCGCTGGCTGGAGTATATGGTCCGGTTATTGATCAGATAGAGGCGGTTGGTTTTTCACCAACTATTTATATTCATGTTTCCACATCTAGGACTGTTGCATCAACGCCCACAGTAGTAATGAGATACAATGGGACTGGTTCACTGTTAGGAAATAGTGTTGGACAGCCAAACTATAGCGGAGGAGGATCTACTATCTCCCATTCTATACCGTCAAATAATGTATCTAGTAACAGAAATTGGCTGCCACGCCCAGACGAGGCAGGACTAGTCCAGTGTATACCTACAGCAGAAGTGTTGTCAATAACAGGTCCACTGATTAATAGGGTGAGACTGAATTTTAGGGCTAATAAAGCCTGGCACCAACGACTTGGAACAATTAGTGGCGGCCCTGCAACTTTTGACCTATCCACATCTCCGTTAAGCGTAAGTCCAATAAAACCTGGAAGCGTAGCTATCGAAATAACTATAAGCGGTTCTGGATACTATGCAGAGGACGATGGGTCTGGAAATTTCCCAGCTTCTACTGTACTGCCTACGGGTGGAACAATAGGCTATTCAACAGCAATATTAAATGGAATTACTGCAACAGCAGATGATGCGACTAACGTAAGGGCACTATTTGTTGGCGGTAGCGGAACTCTGCAACTATACAGAAATGTATCAGATATAGAATATCCGGCAAGTCAAACTGGACAGCTTGCTAACCTGACGGAAGCATCTCAGGGCACTGCCTCTGGCACAATAATGTTTAATTTTGAAGCAGATGGAAGTGAGCATAACGTGGATGTTAATATGGCTGGATTTCTTAATGGAGACATCATATCCATAGCTCCTTACATATACTAGGCGCAACATGCCTCAAGCGTATTTTGATGGAGTTACTGGATATTACGGAGGACGAGATGTGTGGGTGTGCCCTACCGGCATTACCCAGGCCCGCGTACAATGCTGGGGCAGAGGAGGTAATGGGTGGCAAAACTCTGTTCCTGCCGGAGGTGGCGGAGGAGGCGCCTATGCGGAAGATGTTGTTGCCGTTGAGCCAGGAGTTGTATACAAGGTAAATGTAGCGGTTCAAGGAGCGGGAGATCCTTACACTTTTTTTATAACAGAGACCGGGTGGCTTGCTGGCGGGACTCCACTCGTCAGGGCCGATTATGGCAGAGAGCCTGTTAGTGGTGGGTCAACAGCTCCTGGTGGAGCTGCAGGAAATGTATTAAATTGTATTGGAAGCGTAGTATACGGAGGCGGAGTTGGTGGAGGTATTGACTCATATCTTCCATACAGAGGTGGCGGTGGCGGCGGCGCCGGCTCTGCTGGAGCCGGATCTCAAGGCCAGGGAGGCACGTCTAATGGTGCCGGAGGCTCCGGTGGAGCGCCAGATGGCGGGAACGGCGGTGACGCGTCATCTGCGACACCAGGAGATGCTCATGGAGTTTTTCCTGGAGGAGGAGGCGCAGGATATGGGGCCGGAGCAGGCGGTCTAGTAATAATAGAATGGGGAGAGTCGATACAAGACTTTAACTCACCTGGCGAGTCAACATGGACCGCGCCCGATGGAGTGACTCAGATAACCGTCAGAGCCTGGGGCGGCGGTGGCGGCGGAGCTAGAGGATATTGGGAACAGGATTCGCTCGACGCATATCTGTATGCGGGCGGAGGGGGCGGAGGAGGAGCGTTTTCGCAGGCAGTCGTTGCCGTAACTCCTGGGCAAACATATACGCTATATGTTGGTAGCGGCGGTGTTGGTGGAGACGTGTCTACGGCGCCAGGCAGTGGACAATCAACATATTTTGAAGGTAGCGTAATTGCCGTTGGCGGAAATCCAGGCTCTTCTGGCGTAAATAATTACGGCGGAATTGGAGGCCTGGCTTCCGATAGTATCGGGTCAGTAAAATACGATGGAGGAGACGGTTCTGTCGGAGAGACCGGAACGTATTTATCTGAAGTTGATGTTTATGGTGGCGGTGGCGGCGGAGGTGCAGGAGCTAGCGGCGCCGGACTTGATGGCACAATCATTAATGGAGGCTTTGGAGGCACTCCAGATGGAGGAGCTGGCGGAGACGGAGATGGAGGGGCCGGGTCTACCGCTGGATCTCTCCCAGGCGGAGGCGGCGGAGGCGGATATGCGACATCCGGAAATGTTGGAGACGGGTCTGCCGGCGGTAATGGCGCCATAAGCATAAGTTGGGAAAATCCAGAAATTACAGGAAGCTTTCCAGCAGACCCGGAACAGTCTTATGTTGGAGAAATTTATACGTTTTTGTATAAACAAAGCCTTATTGGAGTTCAAGTTGGCGATGGCGTAAATAGCTTACTTAAGGACTTTGCTTCATTGTTTGCGCACATTGGAGATGTTGGCAGTGACCTGCTGCAAAATCCAGCTCTTTTGCAGCAGGCTGTTGGTGATGTAAACGATCATAGTTACGCTGGCTGGAGGGGAATGGCGATTGGAGAAAACGCTGCTGGATCAGCGGCTAGCGGCGAATATTTAACGTCAACAGCCTGTACTGGAGAGTTTACGACGACATAAATATTATGTCTTCTGCTACATCGTATACGGTTTCGCTACTGGCCACTTTTGCCATGTCGCTTAATCCATATAGCTCATCTACAATATTACATATGCTTTCTGCGTTCTTCAAAAACTCGTCTTTCGTATAGAATCCATTTTTAATGGCCTTACATTCATTCGCCATCCAGCCCGGGAGGCGAACTGGCAGTGTGCGATTTGTAACAACTTCATTCGACATGTAAAGCAGTCGGATGGCGTTTGCGGCGTGCTTTGTGTTATAGCCAAATAGTTTAATTAGCTCGGCGCCTTTTGATCCGCATCTGGAGCTTTTCCCGTCCTTTATTGCCCTTATGTCGCTGTTTGCGAAGCCTCCAAGAGTTTTTTGCAAATGTTTGCCAAGAAAGCATGAGCGAATGTCACATAATTTTTTCCATCCGTCTGTTGAGAATACTTCAACATCGGATGGATAGAATAGAAGCTCTAAAGCCGATGGACAGCCCTTGACTGCTAGGGCAATAAAATGCCTTAATTCCCACAACACAACATCGTTGCCATTTGCTACAGAGCTATAAGCTTTTTCACCACCATGTAGCAACAAGTCGCGCTTAGTCGGTAAATAAACGCCACGCAAATCAATATCGGAATCAGGACCGCTAGTGCCATAAGCAATAGAGCCACCCTTGCCAAGGTAAAGCAGACGGCTCCTGTATTTTTCAGGAATACAATCAATCATGGAAGCCTTTCTTTCGGGCGAGTGGGACTCGAACCCACATGATGTCCTGTTTCCAAAACAGGAGACTTATCCAATTAGTCCATCGCCCGCAAACTAACTTAATTCATTATAAAATCAGATATTGTACCGCCACACCTAACGTGGTCTAGTAGACTAAACGCTAACGAATGTATCTTGTCACAATCTTCGTGTGGCAAGTCATCCATGCTGGCCAGAGAGTCCTCTATATAATCAAGAATATGATTTTTATTCATGTCACAAATCTCCTACAGTCCCGCACAGACTCGAACTGTGAATTGCGGGTTCAAAGCCCACTGTTTTAGCCAATTAAACTACGGGACAATAAAGAATTAAGAAATCTTTTCAATTATTTTTATAGACGAAGCAAGATACCATAGACCACCCTGCGCCTCAGGCCTATCCAGCGCTGAGTAATTTTTAATTTGCACTTTGTACCATGCCCTGCCATTTTTTGACAAGTGTGGCGCTGTTGGACCTGAGGTGCAGTGCCAATACGGCCTATATGCATAACCTTTTGTCGGGTATGGCTTTGCAGATAGCCACTTATTAATCGGCAGTCTCTCCCTTCTATTTATAAACAGTGAGCCAATACTTCCGTCTTTTCTTACCCTAAACAATTTATATGCTATCATTTTTTATAACCACGTTTGATTGAACTCTGTTTATGTTCGCATACAAGTAGCCGCGCCCATCGCAATACTCGCACGCAAAATATTGCGGCACAGCTTGTTCACAATATGCCTTTCCAAAGCCGCCACACGCGTAGCACTGAACTAGGCAGAGATCATTGATATATTGAATCATTTACTTATAGCCTAATCTAAAAAGACTCCATAGCCAAATTGATGATTAAAATCTTTTGACCAGAAGCCGTTAAGTGTTGGAGGTCGAAAGCTCTCATCTACTTTATATTCAAAATTATTGATTTGTGTTTTTACCATTTCTGCAAAAATAGTAACAATGTCATGCGGACTAACATATGCGGCTTCCAATAATTCTGTATTTACTCCAAGATCTGCTAATGCTTGTAGCGCTTCCGGCGCTATTTTACAATCTTCATAATCGCAGCAAATTACCTGACAACCACTTTCCTCATGTAGAGAAACATTTCCTTTTTTACACGCATCAATATAGGCCCTTTTAACGGCACCCTCGTCATGCGTACAGCTCAAACTAATAAATTCTTTATGATTGTGGCCGTCATTTGACCAGTCGCCAATTACTAGCCAATGTGTGAAGGGATATTTATTATGCATCTTAGATTCCTTATGTTATGTTTTAATGTAAACAGAAGCCATCGACACGTTTAGCCACTCGGAGCCAGCAGTCTTTTCCCTATATGTAGGAGGATCAAAGATATATCCGGCATTTGTGTGAGTTGAAGCAATAAAATTTATGGATTCTTTTCTAAAGTCACTAAGCGTGACGTATTTGCTAGCCTCAGTCAATTCATTGTCGCACATACTGTGCCGCTCTAAAAGAGCCGCAATAGCATCTTCTTTTTTTGCAAAAACTTCGCTATAGTGTAGCCCGTGCCCAACCGGCTCGTCAACCCAAAGCAGGCCCATTTCATCTATTTCTTCTACCGCACATAGTATGGCAATAAGTTGTTCGCCATAATATCCTGGCACATACCAGAACTTGTCGCCAACACTAGCTTTCATTTTTCAAACAGTCCTTCAAGCTATTATAATACACATGTGGATCTAGTCCGTTTAGACCACTCATCTGACCATCATTTATTTCTACAAGCCACCACTTGCCGTCTATTGCCTGGGCTATGTCTAGCGTATAAAATGTAGTACAGTCGCGCGCAATCTTTGCTATATTTTCAGCGAAATCTATCGCTTCTTCGTTTATATGAGCGCGCGCCTTTGTCTCGTCCGAGGCTACATCCCAATAATACGTGCATGCAAAAATACTATCTTTATAACAAAACAATCTCCATTCATTAGTGAATGGCAGGCCATTTATTCCATATTCATAGGTTACAAATGGTATATATTTGCGCACAACAATTCCTTGAGGGCCAAGAAAGGCGTCAGTAGACAATTCATGTCCCATAGATATGGCAGCCTTTGTTGTTGGTGCAAACATGTGCGTGGCCCACTTCCATTTGGCGGAATTTGTGCGCCCCTTCAGGATGAAGGGCGGAGAGTCTCTATGCTGCCACTTGTAAAAATCCTCCAAAGAACAGGTAGGAGAGGTCAGGCCGTCTGGTAAAACGTCTAACCATCTAGCTTCAGCTATCCATTCGTGGTCACTTGCGCTATTAATAAGGCGATGCCCCGAATAATTTATGCCGCCTTCCACCTCTCTATAGTACGGAAGGGCGCTATAGCGCGCAATAACCGTGCCAGGCGACAAACCGCCCAAATGTTCACGCACCGTGGCGGTGGCAAAATATTGGGCGGCAATAGCCCTTTCCTCTACCTGTTCCCTATTTTCTTCCCTAAACAGGATGTAAAAATTATCGTCTAACATCTTTCCAGTCATTCAGTCGATCTGCCATTATATCTGCATAGGAAGTTTCAGCGCCATTAAACCTATACTTGATTGCGTCTTTTATACATCTTTCTCGCCAAGCTCTAAACTGGCTTCCATCTCTGTTTGCGGACATAGAATCAGCCAATTCTGGCGAAGTTGTTAGAATCAATATGTCTTCTGCGCTTTCTTCAACAACAGCGAAACATTCTGGTTTCGCAGAAAGCACATCGGCTATACGTGGCCAGAGGCGCCAGGGACCAATCTGCACATCATCGTTTACTCTAGAGTTGTCTACTACTCCGGTATTGACTGAGATAAGCCAGTCTCTATAGGTCCATATATCAAAGCTTCTACTAGAATGTTTGTACTCTTCATTGTATATGCCAAGAAAACCGTTGGCAAGAGACGAAATAGCCTCTAGTGGCGTAGAAGGAAAAACTTTATTATTTTTTTCTCCAACAAACTCAAATATACTACATTCATTACTAGCATCTTCGGCATATCCAAACTTCAATATGATAAATCTGATCATTAGTAAGTTTCCTTGCCATCAATTATTTTTTCTAGCACAGCAGCCATTTTATCATCAAGCATCGACATAACATGATCGTCGATAAACTCTATTAGGGCATTAATTTCTTTATTAAGTCTGTTGTTCTGGTTAAAAATATCATGGCGAGCAATAGCCGTCAATTTTGTTCCACAAAATCCATCTCCTGTTTGCATAGTGTCTAGGAAGTTTTGCAAGATGTCTTTTGACATTTCTGGATTGATGATTGACAGCCTGAGACAAATTGTGTCACCAACATTTGTTTTCATTTCTTTTTCCTTCTTGGTTTTTTGTCCGCCACCCAGGCATTAAACCACAGCATGTGGTAATACCATTTAGTTTCCCACCATTCATACTTAAACAAATGTTTGTCATAGATGCGGAGGGCTCGGCGTGTTATGGGCAATCTGTCCGGCCTGACTAATATGCGCTTTTTGTCGCCACAAATAAGGAATTGCAGGTTCATTTTAAGAAGAGCCTTGGCGCTCAGTAAAGCATTTGGCGCAAATTATCTGCAGTGAGGAAATTTCAGTCCCGCATTCGCAGCACTTGTTGCAAGACAAATCTATATCGTCTTCCATGTCTATGAGGCCGCAAAAATATATGGCTGTCTGTTGCGCGTCATAAACAGCACTTCTGAATAAAGGTCAGCTTCGGTACGCCATGTTGCAGAATTGACTATCCTGAGCGTATTAGACATATCAAATATACTTGCTGGCTTCCTAGAGCTGGTAATGCGCTTATTAAAATTTTCTATAGAGGACGGTTCTCCAAACACATATAGTGTGTTGTCCCATATAAAAAATTGGGCACTAGAAAAAACATCCCATTTTATTGGCTCGTTTCTTTCGTTTACCCATCTGTTTTCTGGCACAGTCATCCATATAGCGCATTTCATAGGTAATTAACAAGCTTTCTTACGATTGCTGACCTAACTACATCCTTTTCGCCTAAATTTATGGTTCCAACACAATCAACATCTTTTAGTTTATTCATGGCTAATTTTAGGCCGTTATTGCGAGCAAGTGGCCCATCCAGATCGCTTTGATCTATGTCTCCCTCTACGATAGCCTTAGTGTTGTTTCCGATACGAGTAAGAAACATTTTCATATGTTCCCATCTAGTATTTTGGGCCTCGTCCAATATGACGATGGAGTTGTGTAAAGTGATACCGCGCATAAACGCCATTGGAATAGCATCTATTGTACCACTGTCCACAAGTGATTGTATCTCTCCCTGATTAAGGAAAGCGCCCAAGCTGTCCATTAGAGGAAGTAAAAATGGCGCTATCTTCTCATCTGCATCGCCAGGCAAAAACCCCATATCCTCGCCTTTAACAACAAGAGCCGGTCTAACCATTACTAATTTCTTGTACTTGTTTGGATTTTCCTGCATTAGTTGCAGCGCAACTCCAACAGCAAGCAGCGTTTTACCACAGCCGGCAGGACCAGAACATAGAACAACATCGTGCTCTTTTATCAAATCAATGTAAACTTCCTGGCCGGGTGTCTTGGGTGTAACAACAATTTCCTTTCTAACTGACCTCGTCTTGTGGCGCGTTTCTGGACTTGATACAGATCTCTTCCTACTCATTCGTCCTCTTTCTAGAGCATAAGCTCTAACTTCTTATACCCCAAAGAGACTGTATAAAAGACTAGCGGCGCACAGCTATTACGCCGCA